GTTACTATAACGGATATTATATGTATCTGTGCATGCACCTCTAACTTGTTGGGTATGATCAAGTACAGGTCGTACTCTAATCTCAACCAATCTCATATATGAGGAATTATCACATGTCGTATTCTCTCAAAAACCTGGTAGCAGGTAACGAAGCTTTTGGTGGCCGCTTTGAAGATGAAGAAGCTACTTCTGTCTCCATCGAGCAGAAGATCGAAGTCGAAACCGAAGTCGCTGAAGAAATGGAAGAGCAGGAAGAAGTAGTTGAAGTCGCTGATGAAGGCGAAGAGACTGCTGAAGCTGCTGAAGAAATGATGGCTACTTTCGAGTACGCTGAGCGTATGGCTGCCGTGGTCGAGCAGTGCGGTTGGTCCCGTCCTGTCGCTCTGGCCTTCAACTACGGTCAGGGTGCTGGTCAGTTGGGTGAAGTCGAAGAAGGCTTCGGTATCACTCTGGCTGCTAACGAATCCCTGGAGATGGTCGCTTCCCCGAACGATGCCAATTCCATCGCTGTCATGGAAGGCTTCAAAGACACCATGAAGAAGTTCTGGGATTGGGTCAAAAAGATCGCCAAGAAGATCTGGGAAGGTATTAAGTCTCTCGGTTCCAAGATCCTGGCTTTCTTTACTTCCGTCGAAAAGACCTCCAAGCGTCTGGCTCTTGCTCTGAAAGATGTGTCTGGTATCGATCCCGAAAAGGCCAAGGATAAGAAGTTCAAGGTACTCGATAACAGTACTTTCAGTAACCTCGTTGCTGCAGTCGGACAGCTGTTCGATATGAGCAACAGGTTCGCTGAAGGCGGTAATGCTGGATTCAAGATTCCTGGTCTGGGCGTTGACGTCGATGCAGACGGTACGTTCAAGCAGGATTTTAAAGATCCTTTCGCCAATATCTCTGAAGTGTCTTTTTCTGGTGATAAGCTCGCTGGTTGGAGCCTCACTGATGTCAAGGACAACAAGAAGATTGTAGAGCTCATCGCTAAGGGTCGTGTTGTCGAAAAGACCATCGCTGGTATCAAGAAGACCGGTGATAAGCTGGCCAGTGAAGCCAATCGTGCTTCCAGTCGTTACTCCAATGATGCCGATGCTAAGGCTGCAAAAGATCAGCGTGATAACGCTAAGAAAGAAGTAAAGAGCATGACTTCCGCTCAGAAGCTTGTTTCTAAGTCTATCAAGTTCTCTGTTCAGCTCGCTAAGCAGTTCATCAAGGTTCAGCGTGCTTTTCTTGCTTGCAAGAAATAGTATTCGTTACTAAGCTTTGAAATAGATATAGGTATAGAGGAGTAGCCGTAAGGCTACTCCTCTATACTTTTATATATGTCGAACATCTTACGTCTCAATGATATAAACACAGGAGATATCCAAATGACTATACGACTCAATAAATTAAGAGCTATATTAGAGGAAGAGAATACAGACCTTATCACTCCTACTCATGTAAGGATTACTAAGATAGATGATAAGGACGTCACTGAAGAAGAAACTAAAGAGGTAGCTATCACTGTAGATGTAGAACCCGATATCGAGTATATCGAAGGTACTGGTCCTACTCAGTATTTACCTCTATTCCATATACCTAAAGGAGTATGGTAAACTTATGTTATCTAGTCTTAGAAAATTACAAGATGGTAATGAAGCTATCCTATTTCAAATGGGTAGTCCTTTAGGTAAAGAACTCACTGCTTTATTTCAGAAAGGATTTGATCACTTAGAGAGTCTAGGTGATTATGATTCTAAGAAACACAGTAGTGCCCAATCCTTCAATGATAAACGTATAGAGTCTTTGATCAAGTTCACTGAGAAGACTATTGTACCTGAATTTAAAGCTATCACTTTAAAGTATACTAACTTAACGGTAGAGAAGATCTATTTAAATAAGTATAAGCCTTATCAACCTAGTGGTATGTTTGCTATCGATATCAGTTTTCAAAACATCTATGGCTGTATGGAAGCTGTGGATCAGTTTAGTGGTCTCGATAAAGCCAGTGATAGGCAGCATGTCAAAGACTTTATGTCTATGGCTGATAACTGGGATGAGAAGAGTCCTTTATTGAAGAATAGTACTTATCAGAAAAATAAGAAGACTGTTAAGTATAAGGTCAATATGTTCTTTGACCCTATCTGTGCTTTTATGATGGATCAGTATATACCTAATGGCTTAGGTGTAGAAAGGATGGAAGCTAATGAGATAGCTGCTATCATGATGCACGAAATAGGTCATGCTAGTACTGTCATCGAAAGATCTGCAGATAAGTATTATCAGATCAAACGTACTCAAGTGGCCTTAGATAGATTAAAGGCTAGTGACGATAAGAGTGGTCTAGTAGAGGAGTACTCTAATACCCTTATCGAACAAATTACAGCCTTTAAGAAGCAGAAATTACTGGATGATAAGCAAGCAGATACTTACTTATCAGCTATCACCAAGATACAGGACGCTAATAAGAAGAGAGATAAAGACACATCTGGTATCCCTTTCTCTACTTTAGAATTTATCGGTATTATTTGTTGGCATTTAATCTTTCTATTTACGTATGTCATAATGACTTTATATTTGATCCGTTATCTGTTTAGTATGATAACTGATCTACATGAATCTTTTGTATTGATGAGTGCTAACAACAGTAAGGATAAAGTATCCGATACTCGTAGTACTACTCACAACATGCGTTTAGTAGAACGTGTGGCAGATGAGTTTGTCAGTAGAAATGGGATGAGTGGTCCTTTAGCTAGTGGTCTAGGTAAGTTATTAGCTTATTTCAAGTATGGTAGCGTACCTATGTCACCGTACAATAAGTTTAAAGATACCAGAGCTATGGCTTTTACTTATAAGTTATTTGCTGTTATGAATACTCTGTTAAAAGTAGATGATGTATATAACAACACATATGAAGAAGACTACACTCGTCTTTGTCGTATGGCTGAAAATACCATCGGTGCTTTTAAACAGCAGAATATACCAGCTAATATCTTAGATGTATATATAGCTGATTACGAACAAGTGGCTAAAGTACTTAAACAGAGAAAACCCAATATAGCTAAGCGTACCTATAAGGTCGTATTGAAGATGCTAGATTACATTACCAATCCTGCATTAATAAGTAGGGCTATGGTTAGTGGTAATCTGAATAAGGACTATGAAGAGTTGATAGATCGGATGGATGCATTGAGTAATAACAAGATGCACTATCATGCTGCTAAGTTTGATCAATTAGCTAGAAACCTCAAATCATAATACAATTTACTAAGGTGCGAATTAGTCATGTCATTTGAACACGCAGAAGCCATTATAGAAAGTAGTAAGAGGAATGGTGTAAATCGAATAAAGATAGTACACCACCATAGCGACAATTGGTGTAATTTATCAGATGAGAAAGGACACATACTAGCTATGATGCCTTTATCGTTAGCTGATTACGATAGATTACTCAATGTGTATATGGGTAATATCTCTGAATTAAATGATGCAGGTAGTATCATGTATTTACATTTTAGGAATTAGTATAGTCATATAGCTACAGTACCTATTACGGGTACTGTAGCTATATATAGCTGATCAATCATATTCGTGTATATATCACTATATTGATCTTAAACCACAACAAACTTATCCAGGAGGATACAATGAGTTATAAGTTAGTACACGAGAGTGACATCGAGTACAGAGCTATGGTTGTAGAGATCGTATCCGATCCTTCGAAAATAGCAATGGACGTAGTTTACATCCCTACAGATGTAGTGGATGTTGTGGCACGCAATCTCTCTAAACTGGTCCCCAACGGATGTGTGAAGGTAACTCAGATGGCTCGCAATAAAGCCGTCTATATGAATGGAGAGAGAACCTCTCTTCAAGATTACAATGACTTCTACAGTAATCTCACTGAGGAAGAATACGAGTCGACCAAGATCCTCTGTAGCGAAACCCATAAATGGATATAACCAACAACAGTACCATCCTTAATTGGGTGGTACTGTTTATTTTTTTGTCATTTATAGGTCAAGTATATATTACTGAAATGAAGCTTTGTATATAAACATTAAAAGTCACTACTGTATAATACACAGGAGACACATCATGGATAAACGACAATATGCCGATTTGTTAGAGAAAGTGGCTATAGCTGATCGATATTACTTCATCGAGAATAACCCTATCATTTCGGATGAGGAATATGATCTATTAGTCAAACAAGTCGTAGAGGCAGAGAAGGCTCATCCTGAATGGAAGAATACTGAATCTCCTACCGTAAGAGTGGGTTATCCTACGAATAGTTACGGTACTGAAGTAAATCACACTTCTCGTATGTATAGCTTGGATAAGGCTCACGATATCGACAAAGTATTGTTATTTATTAAGAAAGTTACTAAAGCAGCCGAAGGTGATACTACCATTTGTCTAAGTGATAAACTCGATGGTTTAGCTTTAGATATCTGGTATCGTGATTATACGCTAAATAAGATCATCACTAGAGGTGATGGTGTTACAGGTATAGATATCACTCATCTGTATGCACACTTCGGTAATCTACCATTACATCTACCTAAGCATAAGTCTATGTTTAAAGATATAGATTTCAGAGGTGAATGTTTATTTAAGAAAGCGGTGTATGAAGACTATGTACAACCTAAGACAGATAGTAGATATAGTAACTCAAGGAATGCTGTATCTGGTATCATGATGTCTAAAGAGGTAAATCCTCTTTTTATAGGTAAAGTAGACTTTGTTTGTTACGATTTTAATTTAGTTGATATAGAAGAAGTATCTTCTGTATTAAAATGGAACATAGCTATATTGGATGTACTAGCTGGAGTATATCACAAGATCTACAATACCAAGGACATCAATGGTATTTTAGATGCTATATTAAACTGGAAAGGTACTACCAACAGTCCTTATGATACAGATGGTATCGTATTGCGTGTAGATGATTATTATCTCCATAAGAAGATGGGATATACCGATAGAGCACCTAGAGCTATGATAGCTTATAAGTTTCCTCCTAAGGGAGCTTACACTACTTTGGAGGATATCGAATACCAAGTCACTCGTACCGGTAAGTTAGTTCCTGTGGCTAAGCTTACTCCTGTCAATGTAGATGGTGTGGTAATTTCCAGCTGCTCTATGTTTAATAGCAAAGCTGTAGCTGAATTAGAACCTCATTACAATGATACTGTTTATATATCCAGACAGGGAGATGTCATACCTGTAATAGGTCATATCAAGTTCGATAAGAGAGATAAGTATAGTGATCCAATAGCTCTTCCTAGGGAATGTCCTGTTTGTAATACACCATTGCATTTTGATCCCACTCTAAGTCCTTTTCAGTATTGTAACAATACCAATTGTAAAGGTAGACTGTTAGAAGGTCTTGCTCACTTTACATCTAAGTCAGGTATAGATGCTAAAGGGATAAGTAAAGGAGTTTGGAGTAAGTTCGTAGAATTAGGAAAAATAGAAGACGTCTCAGATATCTTTTATTTATCCAGGAAAGACTGGGATATATTTGGCTCTAGAATGGCTCAAAAGTATTGGCTGTCCCTCTATACTGCACTGGTCAAATGTACAGTGGAGAGCTTCTTACAAGGACTAGGTATAGACCGTATCGGTAAGAGTGCTTCTCGTGTGTTGGGTAAACATTACAAGAAGCTAAATGAGTTTATTAAAGCTGTGTATGATAAGAGCATCCCAGAGAAACTTATCACACCTAAAGAACTAGATAGTCTATATACTTACTTCCATGACAGTAAGCATAAAAGAACTATCGATCGTATCTTATACATTTACAATTCCATCACATAAGGAGAAATGACATGGATAGTAAGACTTATCAAGCCCACTTAGCTGATATTCCTCAGATATACGACTGGTTAGGAATTGAGGATATCGTAGCCAATCAATTAGTGGAATTTTTACCTGATTTAGACATAGAATCTGCTACTAAAAGAGTAGTATCTGATTTATTTCTCAATTCTTGTATTGGTGTTAGAATCGAAACAGAATATTCTCAGATAAAAACATTGGTGTTTGAAATAGCCAACAATGTTCCTACTTCTGGAGATATTCGATATCATTACTTTGTGATATATAGTAAACCGGATCTCAATAATATCAAAGAAGAAGATATTATCATTCCGGTATTACGTCCTCTAGTCACCGCACTAAGCTCCAAAGATATAGAGTTACGTAAAGATACATTAGACTCTATCCTACATAGTCGCGACCAAACACTAGAAGATTTTGTAAATGACGGTGATAAAAATGGATGGGATTTTCTCCAGATCATTTCTATTCGTAAACCCACAGAGATGAGAGTATGGAACGACTTCCTTACTATCGTTTCCAAGAATACTGCCTATGGTATCATGTATATACCTGGCGTACTTGTAAGTAACGATGATACTGATTTCCATGAAAGATTTTACATCCAGGAAAGTAACTTAGATTTCCCTGGATATGTCGCACAATACCTCACTGATAATTTTAATGATAAATTCATATTGGCCGATGTATATGAAGAGTTCACTAAGCTTGTCAATGAGCAAGAAGCCGACGACTATCTACAGAAATCACTCATGTCTTTAGAAGAACAAGTGACTACTGTGGATAAGGTGATCGATATCCAAAAGACAGAAGAAACTACTTCTCCTAAATGGAAACAGATCATGAAAGATACTTGTACGGTTATAGGTAATTCCGATAATAAGTATCTTAAAGATCATTTCACTAGAACTATAGATATTTTTGAAAAGATAAGAGAAAGTTGTACAGCTTATGATGATTCTATAGTAGAAGATTTTTACTTGTCGATGTACCGTGCTTTTTCACATTTAGATTCAATAAAGTCTACTTGTACCGACTGTAAATGTGGAGATAAAGGTACTCTTGTATCATCTACCGTGGAATCCACTACTGAAGACATTAAAGTGAGTAAGGATAATAAAGAAATCCATATTCACATTCATCTTTAGTAGGTTTACATATATAACTGTATATTTAAATGGGGCTATTTAGCTATGAGCGCACCAGATACTAAAAACAAATGGATAGCTGTAGACTTTGATTCTACTATTACCTTATCAGGAGCTGAGTTTCCTGAAATTGGTAGATGTAATCCAGAAGCTATCCCTACCTTACTACAACTGAAGCAATTGGGCTTTAAGTTGATGCTTTGGACTTGTCGTGCCGATGAGTCTTTAAAAGCTGCAGTAGAATGGTGTGCCGTACGTGGATTACATTTCGATGCTATAAATGAGTATCCCGAGCAGAAGGAATGGTCCAATAGTCCTAAAGCCTACGCTGACTACTATATCGATGATAAATCTGTAGGTATAACTTTAAAATCCTTTAAACTCGATGATGGCTACCAGATCGGTATAGACTGGAAAAACATCAGACGATATTTTAATCTCATCAAAACTGAACCTAGCTTAGATAACAATGTGATCGTATTAGATGAATACGAAGTACTATCTCAAAGTAGATAAGTTATCTAGTTTTATTTATTAAAGTGTCACTCACTATATCACACGTATATATTACTATATTGAGAATAGAGCAATCTGTAATTAATATCAGTAAGGAGGTGATTATGAATGTGGGTCATCGTTATTCTTGCACTTTAATAAACTAGTTTAGATGGACGTATACGACTCGGATACTCATCGTGTACGGAACGACAAAGGAGTATTTAACTTGTTTAACAATTTAACAAACAGTATACATTGGGTGTTTACAATATCAATAGCCGTAGTGTTACTAGTAGTTCCTAATACAGGAATGCCTAGAGATAAAACCTGCGACATACCAGTGGCTACTATGGAGAAATGGAATACCCATCTCTTAAGTGCTCCTGTGGTACCGATCCCCAAAGTGGATGATGTAGTAGTGCCCAGTAACTCTACATCCGAAGTACGACCAACGAATAGTCCATTAGCTATACGCTACGTCACCAGTGATGTAAAGCCTATAGTGATAAAGAAATGGACTGGTGGTGAACCAATGGATCAAGTAAAACTCCTACAGACGATAAGTGCCGTATTCCAACGGTTACCTCACATCAAGAGTTCTACTGGTCTAAAACTACTGGTAGTAGAGACTATGGCTGCAGAGAGTGAATTGGGTAGAAATCCTGTACCTCATAAAGGTGCATATGGTTCTGCTCAAATACAACTCACTACTGCCAAATATCTCATGAAGTGGACTAAAGAAAATCACTCTGATGTCTACAAAAGTATCATGGGTTTCTATGATAGGAACTTATCTTTAAAGGATAATTTAGCAAGAAATGTACCATATCAGATAGCTATGTGTATTACCTATTATTGGCACAGAGAACCAAATCTTTATGCTAAGGTAAACACTAGGTTGTCTAGAGGTAAATTATGGAAATCGGAATACAATACCCATAAAGGTGTGGGTACTGTAGAAAAGTATCTGAAACGTACTTCTAATATCGAAGTGGCGTCTTTGTTCGTTAAATCCTGATCTACCACACGCGATATACAGTGGACACTACTTACACCAAAGTAAGTAGTGTCCACTGTATGATTATATGCAGGATCATATTTTTCGTATAAAAAGTATAGTACTAGCCACCCCATATAGAGGCAGCTAGTACTATACCCCCACCAGGAGTTTCCAGCAGTATCACCCATATACTGCTAAGTGACAGTCCCATCACCTATATCATAGTAATATACAGAGGTACGTAGTCATGTTGATCATCAGTGATAAAATCAGTTTTGTTGATATGTTAAAACATAATAAAGTAGTGAATGATTGCACTGATTTATTTACCCCTATTCGTACTTTTACTGAAATAAATAAAGAATGTTGTTCTTTAGCTAAAGGTGAAATTATCGTAAGTGATAAGTATATTCCTTCTTTGGCTTATCTTTCTAAACGATTCATTAAATTTTCTTTTTCTATACCGAGCAATAAGAAAGATGTAGTCATGTCTAAAGAAGAATTGGCTAAGTATCTCAATAGTGTAGCGATATTTATTCCTGTGGATATACATGGTCACCGTTATGAGATGTTAGGAAGAGATAAATTACAGGAACTAGTAATCACCTATACCCACCAGATAATTGATCAGTGGGCTGATAATGAATTCATGATGGAAAAGTACAGAGCTTCTATGAAGAAGCAAGTAGAAGAAGGTCTAAATGGATTCATGAAGAATGAAATAGAGAAATGTTTCGTTTGTAGTGAATATGTATCCATACCTGAGTATACCTACAATATCTACGAAAGATGTCTACATTGGATGAATGAGATTGCTAGATATAAAAGTGAATATGGGGTATTTCAACGTACATGGAACAATAGACTGATAACACCCATGTATAGATTACAATAAGGGTATCTATATACCACGCGGTGGTGAATATGACTAGATCAGCTAAGATGATAGAACTGCAAGCTAAACATATGGAGCAAGTGGTTCATCATTTGATGTCTGCCATGAATCAGACAAAAGAGTATTATCTGAATACTTATAATCGGATACCACCAAATGTGGTGGAATTAGAATTGTTTACTGAAAAGGTAATTAAGATGGTACATCAAATACCAAAAGAAACCACTACTGCTTTGAAATTTAAACTTACTAAATTAAAAGAAAAGATAGTCGAGTTTCAAGATGATTATAAGGTATACGTACTAAATAACCTCATACGTGCTTATGAAGTAGAACTTATACACAGGAGATCTGATCGTGGAAATTAGAAAACTTATAGAACACTTGAATATCTCCGATATCTTGCCTCTTAAAATAGAAGATAGTAATATATCTCATGACATGGTAATTTACTTATTTGCACTAGAAGCAGGTACCCTCCATGATATCTATGAAGATATCTTACTCATATCTATAGAGAATGTCACTATAGGTGAGATAGTGTACGATTATCCTGTTTGGTTGTTTTATTCAGTAAAAGCTATAGAGGCGAGTGGTGTCAATACAGATGTATTTAGATATTCCTCTGAAATCATAGAACCTATCAACTAAAGGAGTTTCAGCTATGACCACTATGACTGTAGATGAATGTGTATCCAATATCCAGTTAGCTAAAGACAATATTTCGGAATGGGTACGCAGTGCATTACAGTACTATCGAGTGAACCATGGGAAAATACCCACTCGTGTCAATGATGTAAATGAAACAGCTAATGTGTTATTATCTAAGATGCGACGAGTGAGTACTTATTCTCATGATTTTATCATAGAAGAAATTACCAAATATACAGATTTGATAGATAGAACAAAAGATACTAATTATTTAGTCATCTACAAAGAATACATGTATTCCTTACAAATGGAATTGCAACGTAGACTATTGGTGGCAGAAGAATGAGTATCTTATCCAGTAGTCAATTGGCAGCACTTCGTCAACGCAATGATGATGAATTGCGTAAAGGTAAGAAAGCTTCATATGGATATCCTGTCCACACTATCAATGATCTATTACAAACCATTGATCATCTCAAGAAAGAGAAGAAGAAATGGCAACATATAGCTACTGATAGAAAAGATATATTAACAAAAGTCAACAATCTCACTAGTTTATCTAGATTGAATACTGATTTAGATGATGATACTGAAATTGTTGATATCCTTACAAGAGACTAAATAACCATATCCTCACTACTGGTGTAATTTAAACTACACCAGTAGTGTTTAGGAGTAATCTAATCATGTCTATGTTCAAACTGATTTGTTTCTTTTTAATGGATATCATTTTGTTGCAACCTTTAAAATGTATCGTGACCTTATTTATCCGATTCGCTTGGTGTCCCTCTGTAAGTTATCAATGTATAGATAAAATGATTTATAAGGATGTATTGGATTCTGTAGATGCTGCTACAGGTCATGGATTGTTACCCAACAGTGAAAAGATCATTAAAGAAGTCAATGATTTTAAATTAAATGCAGTCACTGAAGACGGTGATGGCTTTAAATGGATAGCTATCCTTTTAGCTAGTATCTATGATATCCCAGAACTAGAGAAAAAGAAGCAGGAATTACTGGATATAGTCGGTAACTATATTACTGTAAAAGGTACCATAGGTAGACACCCCTTAGACAATGAAGAGAGATATGATACCCATAATTTCAGTGGTGATATGACCAGTGGTCTTTTATATTGGTTGGTAGTGGAAAGTAAGAAATTCTTTCCTAATCTTAATAAACGTCCTGATATAAAAGAAAAGTTAATTAAACTTTGGTACAGTACTACATTCAAAGAAGTAGATCCTTATGGTAAAGATAAGCATTTGCTTTCTTTTTCCCATGCTAAATCAGAAGTGGGCGATGATGTAGAAATCGATAGAGGTTATCTCTATCGTTGGTTTGGGTTAGGACCAGATGTCACTAGATTATTAACTTGGTTGTTGGTAGGATATAGATTGACGGACGATCCTATCTTTTATCGTATGTTTTATATATTACGTATTTGTTACTTTCCGTTGTTATTGTTAGATAGAGGAGATTATGGAATTTTTGTTAAGAAATGGTTTATGGTATCCTGGTATACTGTACATAGTAATGTATATACTCACACCGCTTATTATCTGTTAACTGACAGTAAATTAGCTGAGTATAAAGTACGTAAATTGATTGAAGGTAGATATTGGAATATGAGTATGTGTGCATTATGGAATCATATTTTTATCCACACCACTACTAATCAATACAAGATTCCAGGTATATCTACGATCATTTATGTATTGGAAAGAGCTATGGCTAAAGGTACTTTAGCTTATACTGGTAAGACTCAGCGCTATTTGGATATCAAGAATAGAGAGTATAAAGAATTACCAGATAGCTGGTGTATACCAGAACAATTAGGGCATAAGTATTTATACGAGAACAATCCAATGAAGCCTATCCTCTGTGATGATAAAAGAAGAAAGACTCAATGGATAGATGTATTGATCGCTAAAGTGCAGTTATTGAAATGAAGTATATACCACTACGGTACCTTTAGCAGGTACCGTAGTGGTATACGCAATTATTTTTCATCTATATATTACTAGGGTGAACACTACCCACCACCACTTACTTAAGGAGAGTTATTCATGTACAAAACACCAATGGAATTACCGCTCTTTTCTCACTTCGATACAAAGAAAAAGATTTTCTGTGGAATTCAAGTACCTTCTTTTGTTTGGGTACCTTCTAAGAAAGATATGATTCGTTGTGATGTCATGACCGCTTTCTTGGATTATGAAACATATAAATTGGAATCCTATAAAGACTTCATTATAGATATACAAGAATATGTTAGATTGGTTCGATATAAAGAAATGACTAGAACCGATATCACCTGGGTATATTTAATTGTTTGTTCCTCTGATACACCTGCTTATATAAGAGATGCTATTCGTAGATTTTCTAATCTCCACGATTCTCTTGCTGTAGGTGGATATAAAGCATTAGAGACAAAAGAAGAATATTTCGATTATGCAAAATCAGCTATGATCGAAGAATTCAAACATTGTTTATTAGTGAGTGTCACTGATCATGAATTCCCTAAAGGTCACTATGGTAGTAAAGTACCTATCATTTCTACCTTAAAAGAAGTGAAAGCTAGAGATCACGATAAACCAGAAGAAGTACACGATCTGGTATTTGAGATCGATGATTGGTATCCAGACAAAGAACATTATGGCCCTATGGTGAAATTATCTACGAATGATGAAGATCTTCTTTTTGGACCCAATGCGCCTAATTTCATTTTAGCTAGATGTACTGAAAAGGAATTAGAAATAAAAGAAGAATTGTATTCTGATTGGAAAGCTATAGGTATTAAAGTAGATTGGTCTGAAACTCCGATGTTGGTATCCATAGCCACAAAGGAATAGTGCATGAAATTCATATCAGAAGGTACTAAATCTATATTGTTTGGAGCTCATAGTCCTATCCACAGTATCTTAGTTACTATAGCCTGGTATAAAGTATATGGTAACTGGCCTACTTGGAAAGAACTAATTTGTATATTTCTTCACGATATCGGGTATATCGGTACTAATTATATTACTGATAAATCTAATGCAGGACATGCTGAATTAGGTACCCGATTAGTTCATAGGTGGTTTGGTGCTTACTATGGACATTTAATTTTAGGTCATTCATCGTCAGCTAGACTTAAGTTTGGTATACCTGTTTCTAAATTAGAACTACCGGACGATTATTCATGGGTAATAGCACCTATGTGGTGGTTACATTGGAATAACTGGTTAGAAGGATTTGACGTACCTCCTTCAGTTTGGAAGCAAGCCATGAAAACCAAAGTCGAAAGTAAGAATATGATATCCGGTACTGATCTATTTCATTATTTAAAGGAGAACAATGATGCCAAGTGATGTAGTTTGTCCAGAATGTTACAGTCCCTATCTCTCCACTGAAGTAATGTCCACAGCTAAAATCAATAGAGATCTTGAATGGGAAATGGAATTTGTTCCGCATGACGAATTACATGATGCTATCAGTAATCCAAATACAGCAATAGAGTGCGAACACTGTGGTTGGTCTGGTGGTTATGGTGATCTCATTTCCGTAAAAGCTAGTGGATTGGATGGTATTCAGCATGATAATGGTGAATCCTATAATTCCACAGCTTTATCTGATGTAAATGAATTACCGAATACATTTGGTAAACCAGAACCTAAGTTCGATCTCGGTACTATTCTTTTATTCGATAAAGAAGAGTACGTTATCATTTCGAAAACGAATATCAAAGTAACCCGTACCCTATACCAGAATGGTGCTGTGCGGAGATCTCATGTACCAAGCGTACTGTATACCGTCACACCAGTAGATCAAGACCTGTATCCGGAAGGTAAATTTATTTCTCTTACCGAAACATTTATCCGTAATGGATATCTACGCAGTAAGATAGACATCATTAATTCATAAAAGAAGATAAGACCACCACCACTACTTATACCACAGTACCTATAATGGGTACTGTGGTATAAGTAGGTATTCACCATTAGTCTCTATATTTTTTCTTCTTGGCTTGTAACCAATACTTATATTTAGACTTAGGTTTAGACTTTTGTTTAGCTGCTTGTATGCGTTGTTGTTCGGGAGTAGGTTTCACTAGTCTTGACCAATATTGAGCTAAGCCATCCACTAACTCATTATTAGGATCACCATTATGACCTTTTACCCAATGACAAGTGACACTATTCATCTTTTGTACTTCGTCGTATATCTCCATCCACAGATCGTGGTTAGGTATAAGCTCACCATCTCTCATCCAATTCTTACGAGCCCACTTATACATCCAATCCATGATACCATTGATACAATACTGACTATCGCTATATATGACTAAATCACAAGGTACTGTCAATGTACGCAATACCATCAAAATAGCATACATTTCCATACGGTTATTACTAGTGTTAATAGTACCACCAGAGATAGTAATATCTTGTCCTTGTTCAGATTCTATATAAGCAGCCCATCCACCAGCATCAGTAGTATTTATATAACTACCATCCGTGTAAGCTATCACTTTAGGAAACTTTATTTTTTTAGCCATATAAATACCTATATATGTAATATACTAAATATACCCACTCTTGTTACAGAATGGGTATATTTAGTAGATATTTATCCCTTGACCAAAAAAGGAACTACTACGGAAATAATAGTACAGATAAACGTAACAATAGCACCAGCTACCGCGAATATACGACGTGTAGTAGCTTCTTGAGCTGCTCTAGTAGAAGACTCTATAGCAAACTTAGTAGACACTTCACGTAATTCCTTTTCCAATTCTTCCTGTTTATCGTATAACTCATCTCGATCTTTCTTGACATTCTCCAGATCAGCAGAAGAAAGTTTACGACATACTTCTTCATTCTGTAGAGATTTCATTATCTCTTGATGTTCTGCTACCAACTTATTTACAGTTTCACTTTGAAACTTATGATTCTTACTAGCCGACACCACATGCTGTCGTATAGTAGAAAAATTAATACTAAGTTGATTATTGTTATCTTCTAGTTTTTGTACTCTACCCAATAGAGAATTGACATGATGTTTACTGTGGTGCGCCATCTCAGCCACCATGGATATATTCTCACGTATTCTATCGGATAAAGGAATTAATGGATTATAAGTACCTATGGCATTTCTGACAGTAGTCTCTAAGGTACTTATTCGTACATGCAACGAATGCGATAATTTACAATTGAATCCGTCATTTGTCGCAGGGCAACCATCCCCTGCTCTTGTCGGATTGTACTCTGTACCTGGCACGATACTACCCTCTACTTATATGTAATACATACATAAATGTTTATTTAATAAAACTTTTCTTGATTACATTGGGGTGGGTGTCACCTAGCGTGCGATCGGTCGCTCTACTATTGGCTCTTGTGGATTTCCCTGCTATTTCTTGTGTAGTCATACTACTACCAAAATAGAAGTTAACCACTACACCAACTACACTACCCAACATAAAACCCAGTATGGTATCTGCAAATCGGACATTGTCTTCTGGTATGGTCAAAAATACCATACATGGGAAAAAAGTCACCATAAACAGGATAAGTATCAGTGCTATGAAATTGGTAAAGGACATAAATCCTCTAACCCCATGTTCAGCCATTTGCATGTTCATTTCCCTAGCAGAAATGACATTATTTAAATCCTGTTGCCTATATCTGATCTTGAGATCCATGAGAGTATCCATGTTGTCAAGAACAGTCTGTTTCAACCTATCCGTATCTTCAGTGGTCAATGCTGTCAACTGTTCTTTGGAAGTGACATCCACTCCAGTCTTCTCTTTAATGAATTCTTTAGCTAAAATAGCACCGTGATCGGTCATTCCACTAAACAAATCTTTAATAAAAGATAATCCCTTTTCTACAAGCAAACCACCCACGGATGCTAATATCGAAGCCACTATCGGTACCATATATTTATCACTCCCTTTATTTTACAATTAATCCTACCTAACCCTATAAAATAGGTAAGTAAAGAAGAGAAATAAGGTACACACCACAGTATCCGTTGATGGATACTGTGGTGTGTATCGATACATTATACAGGTACTTCTTCTGGTGGAATTTGTTCGATATTTCGTAACAATAATTCTTCCAGACCAGCGGCGTTTAGTTCTTTGGAAATAATAGCGTGATTGTACATGATAGCTCCAGCGGCCTGAACGTTATCGTAATCGGTTACATCAGCACCGAATTCAACTGAAGCCAACTTAGAATGTTCGGCATAACTGAACTTTAAATATTTGTCAGGTGCCTCACCGGTGGTATCTACGTCATCGAAAATAGCTCCGATGGATTGAGAACCTTCACCGCGATACTTAAAGTAGTTTACGAGAGAAACATCAGGTTCTTTGAATTCAGAGACCTTATGCCACCCTGGAGATAAGTCACCTTCTCCATCTGGATCATACCAAGCATAGTAGGCACCACCTTCCTGTACCAGACCTGAAGGATCACCAGACGCATCAATGACGATGACTGCACCATTCTTAAACACTTCGCCGTCGGTGGGATCTTCACCGCGCTGAACCATCTCCGCATAGGTACTGACTGTCTTGATAGCACCACGGAATAACCTAGGTAAGAACCCTTCATTGATTCTACCTTCGTGATCGAGTACGAGGACACCATTGGCCTGATTATAGTTTTCCAACAATAATCTCTGGCTATCGGTGATATTAGCATCGATCAAATACGGTAATTCCTGATATGCATGGATACCATTGGAAAGTTTGACCTTACCTGTATCTTTTTCAATCAAGAATACGTTAGCGATTGGAATTACATAAGGTTTAGATAACCACCCTGCCTTGGTATCTGATACCTGAGGATAGATACCTTCGACTACATTAAATTTATTAGCTCTACCTGGAACTACTCCTGACATGGAAAACTCCTTTATATGGTTTATTCGTCATCGTCATCTATTTGTCTAAATGGACTATTGTCTTTTATTCCAGATTTGTACCACCCGCCATATTCGATATTACGAGAATAATACTCCGACTTGTGCTTACTCAAAATACCTATATGTTTTATCGGTAGAAACGGAAGTTCATCGTCTTCTTCCAATGGATCATGGGTATCCTCTACTTTCTTAAATCTGACTTTATTCTCTACCGGAATAGGGAATATACTGTGGAAAAAATCAGCAAATCCAGAATCGATTATCACCAACTCATAAAATTGATTACTATTGATTAGTTTATATGGAAATACCTTATTGACAATGAATATACCGATGAGTACACCCAAAATAGATAATAGAATTACCCACGATATAAATTTCTTTAGATTGGATGTAGTGTCAGTGTCTTGGGTATTTTTCATATAACTTACCTTTACTCCCAGTGCAATTACAATCCGGTCTACATATACCATCACAATTGTACTTACCACAATCACATTTCACTATAGTGGCTGGTCTTTTCCTTTTACGTATGAAACCATCTATAGGACTATCTTCTTCCTCACCAGTGTATACCTTTATTGTGTCTTCTTCCGATGGTACCTTATAACGAATACCTCTCACAGGATCTCTATCTATAGGATTGAGATATCTTTCTGCTGATTCATTAGTGGATGACTCTACTACTACCACTACCGGTTTCTGTGATTTGATTACATAGATCAGAGTGACGCCTATTACCGCACCTATCAAAGACACTATACCTAGATACAGTATTAATTTGATCATGTTTATTTTATCTACTTGTACTGGCGGGGTTTCCACGGTAAATACCTCTTATGAGTATTTTAACTACTCCTTTTATTACTGTACAGATGAGCGTCAATCTTATAGTCCCATACATTTATATAAAGGATAGACTTATGTTAGCAAGAGAAGTAGAAGAACAAGAACACATACAAGAAATATTGGATTTACGTAGTGTATCTCCAGCCACAGAAGACTATATAGTAAATCAAGTATACTTGTCAAATTATGGTCCAGATGATTATACTTACAAGTTGATATTGACAGATTGTTATGCCTTAGCTGTACAAGAATTAGCTCAATTGGGTATCTTCTTAGAAGACGATAATCTATTTGAAGACTTATATAGTATGAAATATATCTTTTATTTCAGAAAAGTCTTCGATGGCGAATATCTAGGTAAGTTGTTTAAAAGCAATGAAGAACTACGTAGACATATCGAATCTGCCGTATCTGCTGAAGAAGACGAAGATCTACTGACCGTAGTGATAGAATTGATTCATAATTACAGTCAAGTACCAGTAGAGATAGATAGAGTGGTTAATATGGCAGATAGGTGTCATTCCAATGACTCCTTTTTAGATCATCTTAAAGCTGTACTGGAAGATAGTGATTCACCTGCTACTAATATCACTGATATCGATAACGTCATGGTGTATATCGATAAGATCGCTAAAGGTAGAGATAACTTTAGTGTAGCTATGGATCGTATTTACCAGAAAATGGTACACCTAGATGGTAAGTACATGAAATACCATGTGGATAATTATGATTTAGATAAGATCTCTGTCGATCAAGTCAAGTTCTATGCTTTATTTGATACAGAGAATGAATTACCTGATGTGGTGAAATCTCTCGGTGTGCGATATATGGATGCTCATCACAAGAGAGTAAAACACCACATTGAATACTGGTTAAATAGGGAAAATATCAGGCCGAGGGATGAAGATTTAGCCATGCTAGTAGCACACCACTACGACCCTCCATTTGACGATAGAGACCTCAAATCTAAAGTAAATGAAATGGTAGAATCCAGTAACTATTTTACTGATACCGAAAAAGCTACTATGGCTATGATGGTCGGTCATATCTGTAGTACCTTTTAAACCTAGGGATATCTATGTCGATAAAATATACATCGATACCTATCGATAAAAAGGACTTAGATCCTAAGATACTCTTCTTTCTAGATAATCAACATAAATTTGATAGAAAGACGGTATTACTGGATCTATTCACTGTCACATCTAAACCCTTATTGACCTTACCCGATCATGTATTGGGTAAAGATGTCATTAAGATCGAAGCTGAACATCTTTATGATCTCATGGATTATGTGGATAGCTTTATGTTCTTTGTGGCTAAGACTAATCCAGATAAAGCTAAGATGACCAAATTAGCTATACCCAAAGATACAGCTAGTGTGCTTTCTAAATATGATAAGTTCTATTATCCTGCTATAGGTAACGATAGAGCTCTATTTAAAGTAGGTCAAGTAGTCACTACTCCTTGGGATATGTCTTATACCGTACAGGAAGTACGTAACTATAGGAATATAAATCAAGTATCGAATGATGTGGTATTCGAAGGTACATTAGGATCAGATATAAAGGATCGTCCTTTCAATGTACTGTACTTAGAAAAGACTACTGAGGTCAGTCCTGCAGTATCCCCTAGTAAGGACTATGATATCTATGGTAGCTTTCATTTAGCTGCATCTGATGTTAATAATGATAGATCTCCTGCCACTCTTATATTGGTGAAGTTAGGGGATGGCGATACTGCTCCTTTTCATCTATTTGATAAGTTTCCTTTATCTGCTGGTGTCATTGAGAACTATAAAGATAAAGAACAAATTATCACTACCTGTGGTCTGTTCCTAGCCAATAGATTAGTTTTGGTCGGTGCCTTTGGGGATAAAGTACCTTATGTCAATAGTAAACCCGGTAGTAGTGATTTCACTACAGGGAAAATAGATGATATCGTGGCTAATCTTATCCTCAACGGTGTGTGTGGTCGTAAAGAATACGATAAGTATATGCAGTTGGGATATTTCTTAGGTCACATGACAGCTATCGGTGTACCTGGACTATCTAGGAAAGCCTTATCCACCGATCCTAGAGTAGCTAAGCGTAGAGCTGAATTACTAGAACTCCATAAAGATGAGCTGAACGATCCTATCGTGTATACCAAGATAGAACAAGAACTCATCGCTATGGATAAAGCTTGGATTAAGGGCGATAGTTCCGAAAGGTTCTATGCTGTATCCGCTAAGAAGTCTTATAACGAGCATCGTAAAAAGATGTATCTCACTATGGGTATCTCATTAGCTTTCAGTGGTGGTGCTACTCAATACGTCACTACCCCTGGTAGTTTAGCTGACGGATGGGATATCAAACACTTACCCACTATTGCTAATGAAATCAGACGTGGTAGTTACGACCGTGGTAAGGGTACTGCTAAGGGTGGTGAGCAGACAGAGCTCATCTTACGAGTATTGAACGCTGTCCGTATTACCGATAAGAACTGTAATAGCAATAAGGGTATTACCTTAGAACTTACAGAAAAGAATGGTAAAGAATACCTAGGTAGATATGTCGTAGTAAGTCCAGGTAGATACGATATGTTGACTAAGGAGAATTTGAGTAAATACGTAGGTAAGACCGTTACCCTCAGGTCCCCTATGTATTGTAACACCATTGGTGGGTTATGTTATACTTGTGCAGGAGAATACTTCAGTCAATTAGATACTGAAGCTATCGGTATCCTAGGCGTCATGATAGGTAGTAAGTTTACTTCTATCTCTATGAAGTCTATGCATTTCTCTGGTATCTCCTCTACTACGGTAAAAGATATAAACGACTACATCATCCCGATGTAAATACCTGGAATACATTTCATAGGAGTAATTAACATGGCTGATACGAAGACCACTGCGATCTCTGATGTCGCTAAAGAACTCATGGAGAAGGAAACAGCTACTATCGTTTCTACTCCCGAAAAGACCGAAGTAAAGGTAGAAGAAGCTCCTGCTGCTGCCAAAGAAGAAGTTAAGGTAGAAGTAGAAGATGTATCCACTCCTGCTGTTACTCCTAAGGTAGAAGCCCCTAAGCCCGCTGCCAAGTCTACGGTAATTCCTTCTCCTAAGAAGGCTGTCACTCTCACTGCTCCTATCGATGGGAATAAAGAAAAGAATGAATCCACAGCTTCCATGTACATCCGGGACTACATCACTCGTTACCTTACTATTAACGATGGGTATCTTAATACTGAAGCTAAGCGTCGTCAGACTATTGAAGCTTTTAGACAGATCTGTATGTACGCTATTAAGCATCCTGAAGATGCAGTATTGGAACAGATCGTAGCTTTCTTCGCTGATAAGGAAACTCGTAAGAAAGTCCTGTCTGAAGAAATGGCGCTCCAGGGTCTGCAGAACTACAATCGTGATGAACACATGAAGATCTCTATCTTCTATCGTCTGTTCTACGATTACACCAATCCTAATCGTAAGAAGGGTAGTCATCCCAATATGGAACAGGTACGTTCCGTATTTAAGTCCGATGCTATCGTCAACTATGTGACTTCTAAGTTCCAGAAATAAGTATATAACTATACTACCACAGTACCTATAATGGGTACTGTGGTAGTATAGCGGTATCCTTCTTAGATACCTTATAATTCTTGATCGTGCGATACAGCGGTATTCATTTCTACAGCCAAGACATCGGATAATTCGGAGACGTCATTAGACTCCACTAGTTCTTCTTCGATGATGACGGTACCACCGGCATCGAATGCTCTGTCAATCAACTGATCTCTTTCTTGTTCAGAGATCTTAAATCTGTTACCAAAGTTTTCACTATTAGGCATGTTGTGCACCTGATGTATGAGTTCCACTACGTTGATACCTAAGGCATGAGCCTGGTCACTATCTTTCTTCTTGAGCTTAATATTAGCTCTATTGATTACGTTCTTTTCCTGATCATTCAGTAAACCACTAAGTGCTTCTACTGCTCTCATCTTAGAGGAAAAAGTTTCTGCGTCATCTCTATCTGGATCTATTTCCATCATCATGACTGCAGTTTCTATACGTTCGATTACTCTCTGACGTATAGTGCGTGTATGGTTAAATACGGCATCTACTTGTAAGATATCGTCCTCTAGACTACTACATATAGCTGCCACTTCTGGCAGTATAGCAGGGGTATACTTACCATCTGGCTCATACATGTGGATTTACCTCTTTTAAATATGTTAAGGCATATAGCTCTTATATCGAATAAGTACGGAGTTCCGTACGGTGTCCCTATAACATATAGTGTGTATACTTTTATCTCATTATAGGGATACGTATATATTACTAATTTGATGTCGATATAGATATAACTTTTAACCTTTGTAAAACATAATTTGTAGTAAAATTTTACTCCATTTACCCCACCAAAAGAGGAGAGACTATGACCAAAAAGGTACTGAGTTACAATGATGACAGTATCAATGTACTCAATGGACTGGAGCCTATCAGAGTACGTCCTACTGCATTTATCGGTAGTCTCGATAATGCAGGTCAAGTCCATATAGCTAAAGAGCTAGTGGACAACAGTTGGGATGAATTGAATAACGTACCTTACAGTGGTATCGTACAAATACTGATCTTTCGAGATCGTAGGAGAAAGACTTATCAATTATTGATCGCTGATAATGGTAGAGGTTTTCCTTTAGGTAAGTTCCAGGATAGTTTGACTAAGCTTTGGGCCAGTGGTAAATACAACCAGGATGCATATGACTTCTCTGGTGGTACTTATGGTCTGGGTGCTAAATGTCAAGCTGCCTTATCCACTAAGAGCAAAGCTATCACACTTCGTCAAGAAGGTGCCGGTATCTTGTCTCTGGTAGATGGTGAAATGGTAGATCTTAAGTTGGTAGAAAATCCTACACCTCAGTTTACTGGTACATGGATTCTCTATGAACCTGTTAAGTCATGGAAAGCACAGGGTAATACCTATGAGTTCCATGAAATAGAATACTTTGCACAGACTGGTTTTTTGGACTTAGTGAAGATCATACGGGTAAATGATATCTTTACTGAGAATATCAGGTTCGTAGTAGGTGTGGTGGATGTACCTCTGCCCACTAAGATTTGGGACATAAACCTCGGATTACCTGAGACTTTAGAGATTTTACGTAACTTGGATCAGATTTATACACCGACTATAATTTACGACACCGATGCTATCGCCAATAGGACTGAATACCTGTTGGAATACTTAGGTGCGGATGGTCCCATTATCTGGTCCAAGGAGGGTATCGAGAAATCCAAAAGTACAGGTGACGATAGGTTATCTTTTAAATGTAAGATGCTTTTGACTAAGTCTTTAAAGAAGACGGGTATGCTGGTATTAGTCAACAATATCATCATGCGTATCGAGAGCAACTCACCTCAGGCTGTATTCACTAGAGTCTTTAACAGACTCATCTCTGAGTACATAGAAGATCAGGAGTTGAAGAAATTCTTCTTAATGATCAACTATACCGTACCAGTCCAGGTAGCTCTTTCTATCATGTACGGTGGTGCTCAGTTTAGTGGTACGACGAAGGATACGTTTAGAGATAAGGTATTCGAAGAGTACTTTGGAAAAGAACTACTGAAAGCATTGAAACAAATTCCTACGGATGACATCAAAGCATTGGTAGAGTTGTTTATGCCTGATCTGGAGAACAAATACAATATCTTCTATAATAAGCCTATGAAGGTGAAAGATACGAAGAAGTTGTTACTTGAACTCAAGAATCCAGGTAACTACACAGCTTGTAAAACTACCAATAGGTCTCAAGCAGAATTGTTTATCGTAGAAGGTACATCAGCAGGTCATCTCAAGAAAGAGATCAATAGTGACTTCCAGGCTATTATCGAAACTAGAGGTAAACCACTGAATGCTATCTCTATCTCAGATGATCGAAGAGTAGCTTTTCAGAAACTGAAGGATAACGATATCTTTAGTGACCTTATCAAGATTATGGGTATCACACCTAATACTCAGGATATGAGTGAGAGTAATTTCGGTAAGATCATTATCACTACAGATGCCGATGCCGATGGCGAACATATCGTATCGCTGTACTTGGGTAATTTGTATGTATTGAATCCTAAGATCCTGGAAAGTGGTATGGTCTATTTGGCCACACCTCCACTCTTCGTAATGAACTTCAAGAATCGTAAGATGTATCTACGGGATAAGGTAGCTTTGTACGATGCTCGTATCAACTTCATCTATAAGAACACTATGGATTTTCATATCACTAGTGTGGCGCATAAGACTCCTTTTAAATTAGAAGGAGATGCTTATAGAGACTTTTGTTATCTGGTTATCCAAATCGGTGAGATGTTTGACAATATCTCTAATGTACTGAACATACCACCTCTAGTCTTAGAGAGATTGACGTACGGTATCGATTACTTACTACCACATGTCCAGATCGATAAGTTGAGAGAATTGTTCACTCCTGCGGATGAAAGTGAGTATGTGAAAATAGTCCATCATCCGAGTATGAATATGTTGGTACTCAGTGTAGGTGAAGAGGATATCCCGATCTCATTGGCTCAGTTAGGTGAAGTCATTCAAAAGCATTTGTTGCCTCTACTGATTCCCATTAAGTGGAGAGAGTTCTATCCGATGATGACCACTAAGCTCTGTGATAACATGAAAATGTTCCCATGCACTTTGATGCATATTTATCAGGCTATGTGTAATCTGGATAAGAATAATACGATTCGTATCGACCGATATAAAGGTCTAGGTGAAATGCATCCAGAAGATATGAGAAAGACTATCGCAGATCCTGGTACTCGTACATTGTACAGAATCACCAGTATCGGAGATGTACATCGTATCTTTGAGCTCATGGGCAAGGATGCTTTACAGAGGAAGATATTGATGAGTGAAAGCGGTACAGTGAGTAACGATATCATCTTATCTTCTAAATGTAGGTAATACAGGATTATCTACTGACCCACCCATAATTTGTAGCTTCCAATTACCCTAAGGTGAGCTAACGATATGTCAGTACGGACTAAGAAGAGTAAAAATCCAACATCTTCCCATTCAGGACCACAGGTAAATACAGGCGATAGTTTATTGCGCTTTCAGTCTCAACGAGCAAAAGAACTATTGGAAGATATCGATAAGATTGGAGAACCCATATTCCAACCTGAAGACATTAACAAGACTTCGGATATCTTTTCGAAGTTAGTAAGGATGTACTGCGTGGATCAGAAGATCACGTACGAATATCTTTACGCCAGACATAGAGCTTATAGTGAATCTCTGTGCATGCTACCACATCAGATCAATTATGATCGCAATAACTTTAAGCGAGCTTTAGTTAAGCCTACCATGACTAAATCTTTCTTTGAGACATTTGCTATGATTATGGGATTGTGCGTAGCTGATATCAGTCTGACTTTGATTACTCCGAACAATACAGTAGTTACTTATAAATTAAGTGAAGCTGTGGAGATGTCTAAGTTGTCGCAAATCGAGACTTCTGAATAGCTGTATTCTGCTCATTTATACCTACCAGGGGTACCGGTGTCTTCTATGACATCGGTACCCTATCGTATGTATAAATGCACCAGACACAGGAGATAAAATCACATGTCCCAAAAGACTAAAGATTATACTGCAGCAGAACTACTCACCGAAAGTCTTATGTCTTATAGTGGAGACGTAGTATCCACGAAATACAGTAATCCCATAGATGGTCTAAAATGCGTCACTAGACGTATCTTATTCTGCTTGGGTACACAAAAAGACAAAGACAGTATGACTGCTCTTATCGGTGATGCTTCTAAACTTCATCAAGGTGGTGACGCTAGTATTTACAGTGCTATGATAAGATTAGCTCAGCCTTTCAGTATAGGTAGGCCACTGATTTATTTACCTGGTAACTTCGGTGATTACACCAAACCAGATAGCGCAGGCCACCCTAGATATCTAGAAGTGGCTAGTAGTGAATTCTCAAGAGATCTCTTTTTTAATGGTGTATACGCTAAGTCCTTACCGATGACCTATTCAAAAGACTTTAGACGTATGGAGCCTCAGTATTTCATACCTAGGTTACCTACTGCACTGTTGATGAATAGTCTAACTATCGGTTATGGCTTTAAGTCCACCACTCCTCAGTTAAACTTTGGTAATCTCTGCAACATCGTTATGGCTTTTGCTGAATGTAGGAATAATACACCCAGTATATATCCCCCGTATAAAGACGTAGCTGAATACATGCTACCTGATTACCCCACACATAACTTTATCCGTAATAAACAAGAATTACTGGATAGCTATAACTGTGGTAAATTCGAGCATCCTATCGAACTAGATGGTGTATTAGAATTATCTAACTATAGTTGTAGACTGAAGAATACTCCTTTTGGTACTATACCAGGTAACGTCATAGAGAACTTGTTGGATATCCTACAAAAGCAAAAGAACCATTGGTTACTTACTCTGTTGAAAGATATCAATAACTACGGTGGTACAGATCTCAGTAGTGACTTCCTGATGGAGTTTAAGAATACCACTAAGATATTCACTGTCTTAGAACCATTGAAGAAACTCCTACAAGTCACAGATACCATTCACCCCATGTACTATTTCGTTAGAAATAATAAGATAGCTCATTTGGGTCCTTATGATCTAGTGGATGCTTGGTACAGTGAACGTACTAGAAGTATCATGGCTGGTATCAAAGGTAAACAAGCCGATCTCCAGATGGAACTTCAAAAGCTTAAAGCTCATTACATCGTATGTGATCATCCGGATAAAGTCGTAGCTATCGTAAGAAATGCTACTGATGAAGATAGTTGTGTACGAGATCTAGCTAATGAATTCTCTGAATTAACTAGGATGCAAAGTCGTATCTTGGCTAATGCTAAGATCTCTACCTTGACCAAACAATCTAAATCTAATCTCAGTATCTCTATCGAGAAAGTATTGGCTGAATTGGAAGAAGTCAAGAATGGTTACGGTAAGCTACATGAGCATATCTACAACGATGCTCAGTTCCTACAGAAGAAGTATGGAGAACCCAGAAAGACGCTGTTCACTAGTGATTTCATAGGTTATGTGCATATCGACAGACAAGGTATCATCCAGTTTAAAGACGAAAATGATCTACTGGATATATTGAGGAACTTTAGGTTGTCTAAGTATTTGGATATCCAATTCTATCAGAAAGAATATCCATTTAAGTATCCTCTTTTGAATAATAGGTTCTGTACCTATAAACAGACTGGATTACCTAGGGAATTTGCTTGTACCAAGATGATCCTTTCTCCGGTAGAACAACCCCACACACTCGTACTTATAGATGGTACAGTAGCTGTACTGGATGGTATGAAAACTGGTAAAGACGAATCAGTAACCACTATCCCAGTAGGTCCTAAGTTCTACGGTATCAATAAGAATGGCGAAGTGATAAAGACTAGCGTTAATGATTACAGTAGCCGTAAGTCTATTTCTAAAGGTGCGCAGAGTGATTTGATTTATGCATTACCTAGTTCCTGTAAGGATATGGTAGTAGTGCATATGAACACCAGTGCCCCTAATGAAATACGCTTTGATCGTATCCTTTCCAATAAAGAATATCTAGGTAGACTAATGACCACACCTAGTGGAGAAACTAGGATACTGGCCGTAGTCTCAGCCAATACCAAGATGTGTTATATTGGGTTAGATCCAGCTTGTCTGAATAAGATCTCCACTAATATCTTACGGATAGAGAATATCAAAACTCTATTCAGTAAGACCAATACCAGTCTATTGGAACTATCGAAAGTGAAATCTAGTGAATATGGAAAGTACTTCCGTAAACATCAAGAACTCGCCCAGATAGCAGACTTTAAGTTACCCAAGTCTTAATGTAAATATATCTACTACAGTAGCTATCGTAGCTACTGTAGTAGGTACCATTATCTAAATTAAAGGAGCTATAAATGTCCACACTAGCCACATCGACAGATTTCAGATCTATTCTGACCAACCACGCAGCTTCTCAAGGTATTTATTCGGATCTATGCGAATGCTTAGATGATGTATTACTTGTTGCCATATTGATGGATAGTAGAAATGGTGTCATACCTGGATTACTTATAGATGATAAAGAAATAGCTCTACTTGTACATGAATCTGGTAAATACATAGACAAAAGTAGTAATACTGATGATGGATTTCGTGAAGCACGTACACATAAATATTATCTAAATATCGTTCTTCGCTCTTTGGAAAATGGTTTTGGTTTAATGAAACACGATCCGGTGTTGGAAATGTATATCAAAACAATTATTCGTGAAGATGGATTTGGTGCCGAATATAAAGTATTTGGTAAAATAGAATCAGCTAAAGAATTCAATCTTGATGATTTTGAATTGTTACAACGACAAGATATCATGCACGTAATCAAAACCGCATGTATCGGACAAGTCATGCGAAATGTACGTCGCCATGTAGCAGAAGCCGCCACACGAGATTAATTAGTATTATACACCACAGTAGCTGTAGTAGTTACTGTGGTGTATATTTTTTATAGTTTTTCAAGGAATAATAGCTATATATTACTAATATGAATTTAACCATTTACCTCAATAAAGGAGATAAAATGCAAGAAGCTTTCATCAATGAATTGATCGGGTTTGCTCATGATTGCGGCTTAGCTAATGTGGTGGCGGCTAAGTTAGACAACACCGTACTTATCGGATTGATCTGTAGATCCGATACCGGTACTGTGAACGGATTTTCTTTTAATATCGATGGTACGAAATTTGAAGCATTCTTGAATGTCTACAGGTCCATCGAAGGGAGCACCAAGTGTAAGGAAGTAGCTGGTGTGGATTACACGGTCCTGCGTCACACGTATTATTTCCAGGCAGGTATCTCCTTCAATGGTCGCGCTACCATCGATGTGATGGGCAAGACCTATGAAACCATCATCGAAACATACATCCCGCATAACGGTGGAAAACCACACCACACCACATTTGTGGATATGAAGGAATCCGATAAGTTCGATAAGCGGTGGACTACTAAGTTGGAGGATTACACCATTATTGACATCTTGAAAATTGGCTGTGTGAATTATGTTCTTAAAACCATCATGACTGAAAAACTTGAGAGGATGACTGCAGTATGAAAACTTTCCTGATGATTATTCTGATGGTGGTATTGAACGTGGTATCCGTCAATGCCACAGATATCACTCCAGTAAACACCCCGGCACTAGAAGATATCTCTGTCCCAAAGGAAGGTATCTGGGCTATGGATATTTACACCGGTAGGGTGTATGTAAACCACGTGATCGATGCATACTACAGCTCCTGTAATGGAGTAGTGCGTGTTCTCAATATCGACGATGAAGCCCAGAGCTTTGTGGCTAATGAATATCTTTATGATAAGGTGAAGATATTCAATGAGAATGGTGAGTGTGGTGTAATGTCGGATGGAAACTTTGTCTGTCCTTAACTTTTAAATACCAATAAGGAATTGATATTATGAAAAAGACTTTTTACACAATTATGATTCTGGTGGTATTGATGTTCGTCGGTACCATGGCTGTGGCTCAGGACAATCCTCCTCTCACTGATGAGGAAATGTTCGACTTCAACATCGATGAAAGTGTCGAAGGTGATGGTGGTGAATACCCTGTCATCGTAGCACCGAGGGTGGTAGATAAGGCTACCAGGGAAGTGATTATTGAAGAGCTCTTGTTGGCTCAGGTCATCGGTGGTGGTGTAGTCATTATGACATATGCGGTGAATGGAGAATTCCAGGAAACAGAAGTGGCATGGACTAAGGTCAAGGTACTTACTCCGGATAACCAGGAGTGCGGTATCCCTGATCTCCAGCACGTGGAATGTCCCGGATTGGATGAATGGAATGAATCGGTGAAGGAGATCCTGCAATGAAATGGCAGAGTATCTATTTCTTCATTGTTTTGTTTGTAACCGGATGCATCGGTGGTATGCACCCCAAGACTCCTGAGACCACACCCACACCCATGGAAGTAACTGCTCCTGAAACAGGAAATACTTATTCCATCGGAAGTAAGGCCTACGATGGACTTCCGTGGGTGGTAGACAATAAAACAGGTGAGGTGATTATCCGAGGAGTTCAGAATGCCTGGTATTTCCGACACATGGGTCAACTTCAGATCACCTATGAATTGAATGAACCGGGAAATGAACTACACGGTCGTGTGGTGGAAGAGATGTTCGATACCGAAGATATCACACTCATGACACCCAAAGGTCCTTGTACCATTCAAGGTGATACATTTACTTGTCCTACCGATGAATAATTATAGCAGGAGTACCGTAGTGGTACTCCTGCTATTTATCCGATGACGGTGTTAATTTTTTCCTGTATATCCGGTCACTATCTTATCACGATCTTATAGTCCATTTATTCTCTAAATAAAGGAAATACTTATATGACACCCAAACGTAAGAAAGTAGAAGAATATATAATTAAGCATCTGATGATGATAGATCCAGGTGGTACTAATGCAGAGAGGTATAAAGCTTTCTTCGCTGCTTTAGATGACAAAGCATTCCACGACTACATGCTTTCTATGAGAAAAGGTGAAACACAGATCTATATCTACGTACCTAATCTTAAGATCAATTTAAAGATGGAAGATCTCTTTAAAGCAGCAGATAGTCTGAATCTGGAATTATTTGAACGCATTCAGTTTAAAGATCCAGTTACTGGTAAATCCTACCTCACCCCAGAGAAATACTTAGTACTGAAACTACCGGTGCGCAGAGTCAGTCAAATCTTATCACACAAGCGTTCTATACCCGATAGTGATAAACGTATCGATCTACTCTCTGGTCAAGTAGTGAAACCAGATAAAGCAGCTAGCTTATCTCGTATCGAAATGCAGTTCTTATTATCTAAAGGACTGGAGCACACTACTCAGGAATTAGCTAAGTATAGAGGTGGTGATATCGCTGCCTATGCTGGTCTGAAGAGAGAGCTAGAGGAAAATGGTCAAGCTCATGTGACTTTAAATGAAACAGGTAGTGTATCCCGTAGTGCTATGGTTTACCAGACTCTCTTAGCTGGTATGCATATCAAAGCCAATGTGGTCACTGAAGGATAATTACTATGGCTAGTAAATTTGATTTGTCTTCTATAGATCTCAGTAAGATCCAATCAGGTGTAGCTGCAGCTACATCACAAGCATCTAGTTTAGCATCCACTAGTAATGTCAGTGGTATAGCAGATAGTCTCACTAAAACAGCTAATGCTTTTACTAAAGATGCTTCTGCTGTATTGAAAGATAGTAAGATGGGTAGTATCGCCGATATCGTAGCTAAAGGTAGTAGTGAATCCTTATCCAAGGTACAATCTTTAGCTGGTGATAGTAGTGCTGCTTTAGCTCAACCAGTATCCTTTATCACTAAATCCGTAAAAGAAACTATCGGTATAGCTTCTACTCCTACCGACATAGCTGGTGTGGTAGATTTATCCAATCTATCTTTACCTACGGATATGTTGAATACCCTATCGTCTCGTACAGGGATAGAGAATCTCACTAGTGGTGGTAGTATCACTAGTGCTCTGAAATCTATGGCTAGTAGCATCTCAGGTAATATGAGTGGTGCTATGTCTGCTTTTCAGGGATTGGATGTCGGTAGTATGCTTTCTACTGTCACTAGTAGTGTATCCGGTATAGCTGGTAAGATCACCAGTAGCGTAGCTAGCTTTGGTAAGAATGCCTTAGATAGTGCTTTAGGTATGTTACCAGATAGCGTTACTGGTTTCTTTAATAACACCACTACTAATCTCACTGATCAATTGACAGATAGTGCTTCTTTCTTATCTGATAAATTACCATTTATAGACGGTGTGACCGATAAGTTATTGGATTTGAATAGTTTACTACCTACTGGATTGAATTATCCTAAACGCAGTGATGCTAACGGTAATGCTATCCCAGGTATATCGCCAAGTTCTAATGTAAGTAACAATGACGTAGATAGCTTATATGACTTAGCTAGATCTTTATGCGGTAATGTAGGATTTAGTGGACTATTTAATTACGGTAATAACAAAGACCTTTACGATATGTTGTTATTACTAGCTGGTAGTTTGGGTCTCAATGCATTACTTAGTCAATTATTGAATTGCAATAGCTATTTCGATAATAGAAGTAGTTTAGTATTGAAGAATAAAGTAAAGGATGCTTCTGTCTATAATGGAGATCCTTATACCTACGATACCGTAGCTACTACTTTAAGTCCTACTGATATGGTAGATGCTTTATCTGATTTACGTTTCTTAAATGCCAATATGGATTTAAGTGAAGATAAGACTGGTAAAATAACAGCTTACAATAATGCAGCTGCTACCTTAAAAGTAGATAAGACTAAACTAGTATCCGGTAAAACCTACGGTACTAGGTCTGCTCTAAATATGCAGAATGTAGTCACTATGTCTAAGAAGAATACTGATATCGTAGACTCTATTATCCCTAAGGATGTCAGAGAAATAGGTACTGTCTTATTTACTGCTTTTAACTAAAACGTCATTTAGGCTTTAGATATATATTACTTAATTGGAAGTGGTATCATCTATTTCCTAAAACTCTTTTATCTATATACATACCAGCTACTACAGCACCGTAAATGGTGCTGTAGTAGCCTTATATAAATTTATTATCTACTAGAGTATATAAAAATTTCACACCTATATTCTATTAGGTATAAGCGTCAAGGAGATTTCTCACATGGCCAATGCACCTACGTTCTCTACTTCTTCTTTGCAGCATACCCCTCCCTATAAACTCGTAGTGAAAGAAAACTGCAATGAATTGCATTGTAATTGCAGTAGCTGGTATAGTGAAACTGTTATATTGAATCAAACTTCTAGAATACTCCATGTATTGGACTATACTGGTAAACCAGTAGAAGTACCACCTTATTACGCTGGTGTTCAAGATGATGGTGGTAAAGTAGTAATATCTACTCATCGTACATTAGGTAGACGTGATAAATGTATTGATACCTTCAAGTTCCACCCTAATAAACTAGTAACTGAAGTCACTGTACTTTCTAAAGAACTTATGCAGGATGCCATATTCGTACCTGAATTAGATATGGCTCTATCTTTTGAATTACATAAAGGTAGATTAGAAGAGATCCATCCTCGTATAGGTACCACCAAGAAAGAATTGATAGAGAAAGCAGTTAACGATATTAAAGATAGTATCAACAACCACACTATCTCTGTTATAGCTAATCACCCAGATCCAAAGATTTCCAATCTATTCTGGGCTGTAGGTGATTTAGTCATGCATACTCCAGTATGTCATGGACATGAATATCCTTTCATTAGTGTATCTGCTGCATCCTCAGTACAGTACGATGTAGAGAATAAAGAATATGTGTCTCGTAGATTGACCTACACTATTGATGATACAGATGCTATCTTCGACGGTGTAGATGAAGTGCATTTAGGTAACGATACCTGGGTATTCGGTACTTCTATCAATAAAGTACGTACTATGATTACGGACCTTAGGGATAAGAAGGATGAAGAAGAACGACAGTATAAAGCTAACTTAGTCAAATATACAGATAAGATAGCTGAATTAGAAGCTGAAGTAAGTAGATTAAAATCCACTATCGATCAGCAAAAGCACGAGATCAAACAACAAGAATACACTATCGATAGATATCGTACCAACGATCATCTCATCCACGATAGGGTAAAGATGAACAGTGAGTTAGAACGGATGGATAAAGAGACTACTATCCATTCACTTAAAGTAGAAAAAGAAGCATTATCTACTAAAGCAGCTGAATCTGCAGCTTGGTCTACAGCCATAAAAGCAGCAGCAGTGATAGTACCTAGTGCGATAGGTATCACCCTAGCATTGAAGACAGTAATGGCAGGTATAGGGTCGTTTCTAGGAGGAGTGTGGTCCTTTACGAAATGTATCTTACCTTTTATGTTCTTTCTGTAATACACCTCTTTACACACCAAGGAGTTTGTAGATCATGTGGAATGAAATACAAGGTGCTATAAGGCATCAGCTACCAGAATTTAACAACTATCTATTAAAGGATTACAGAAAAGAACAAGTAGACCAGAGTGTGTCTTATATTGATACGGTATTCAGAGAAGCTATCAAGCTTTTCAATGGCGCTATCACATATAAAGGATACACTATCCTTTCTCCAGAGAAACGTATAGATGCGATGATGGAACATTCCATCACTAAAGGCAAATACAATATCCAGAAATCTGAATTGATTCTGATAGAGTTTACCTTTGAATTCGAGCAGCAGCTGTATACCACACACATATATGTACCGTATCTCCATAATGGTTGTATTGTCATTAATGATACAAAGTACTATGTACAATTGGCTATTATCGAACGTATCATCTATCGTACTCAAGATTGTATCGTTATTAAAGTAATGCGTAGCCCCATGCATTTCTGGCGTACCGAACAATACAGCTATGTATCTATGGAAGGTAAATCTTTCTATGATACAATCATTACTGTTAAGGTGCATTATAAATCTAGAAAGAGAACTAAGAACGATATCAAAACAGCTCTGATGTTGTATCCTCTTTGTACTCGTGGATTTGTAGGTACTCTGGATGCATTCGGGGTATCCCAGAAAGATATGTATCTATCGGAATCTCATAATCCCATCGATGGGTATATGACATTCAGATGTAGAGATGACGTGTATTTGAATGTGAATGAATCATTGATGTCCCAGGTAACCATACGCCGTATGGTAGCATCTATGGTGTATCTGTTCTCTTTCTTTACTTTCTATACATTTGCAGATCTATTCGATTTGGAGAATAGTGCCTACAAGATCATGTTAGGTAGAGCTATCTTTGGTCCTAAGTATAAGACCAGTTTAGCATGTAGCCAAGCTAGTACTCATCTGGAAAGCTTAGCTACATATCTCGATCCTATCACTAAGATGGAATTAGCAAAGCAAGGTGTGATTTGCGAAGACATCCACGATCTATTTGTGAATGTATTTAGTCATTTGGATGAATGGTTAATCAACCATGCTCCTAATGATCTGTATGAAAAGAAAGTAGGCGTATTGGAATTGTTGATGGTGGATCTAACTAAAGCTATTTTCACCAGATGCTACACTACTCTACAGAGACAGAAGAATCTTAATGATAAGGCAGTACGTAGTTTGTTCCGTATGCCTAATTCTAAGATCACTGGTATCTATAAAAGTAGTCTGGTCCGTGGTATCACTTGTTACAATGACAATGAATTACTCTCTCTTATGGGTAAGAAAGTCAGACAAGCAGCCAACCAAGACAGTACTAATAAGAAGACAGTCAATCTTATTACCGCCAAAGAACATAGATTCCACACTAGCTTTCCCGTAGTGGAATCCATCTTATCTATCCCATCGAGTAGTCCTGGTGTATCTGGTAGTATCAATCCTTATGTGGAAATCACAAGGGGAGATGGTTGTTTTGTAAAACCAGATTATGCTGCAGATATCGATTTGCTAGATAAAGACTTGCCCAGCAGATAACATACCCAATAAGGAGAATAAAGTATGTATCCAGTCAATAGTGGTGTGAATGAATTACAGAGTTCAGCTATGCAATCTCTTGGAGCTGTAATTCAGCAGATGTTGAATCAGGGACAGATCAGTCATCCCGAAGTAAATGCCATACAGAACACTATAAATAGTGGTGGTTTGGTACGTTTCTGTAATGATTTCGGTAGTAGATTGGTTCAGTACAATCCTCATACTGGTCAGCAGTATCAGATGCCTTTCAATCCAACGGATCTTCATCAGGCCATGTATACTTACGTGGTGGCTATGCTTAATCAGATACGCCAGATGATGAGAGGTCAGCAGCAGGTACAGATCATGCAGCCACAGCAGATGGGGATGCCTGGAGTAGTAGTCCCTCAGGGGCAGACTTATCCTCCCGGTACTATCGTAAATGGCGTCATGGTACAGGCACCCAGTGGAATGATGGGTGGTGGTATGATCAACCAGGGCATGACAAATGCTGGTGGTAATCCTCTGTCCGAAGTATACGGACCGAAGGTAAATACCCAAGCATTGTTAAATGTGAAGGTACCACCTAGTCACAATCAAACTGAACTCAGGAACGCACCGGTAACCAGAATGGAATACACCCAACCAGTACAAGCAGTGGCTAATCCGGTAGAAGTAGCAAGTGCTACCAATACCATTTACAAACCCAATGTAGTGAACAATGCTGTCATGGAAGCTATCCGTGCTACTGAAAACGACGATAGCGATTTCACATTGTTCGGTGGTATGACCTTCGATGAAGTAGAAGAAGATGTCACCATCCTTGATCGTACCAAAGAAAATGAAGCTATCATGGAAATCATCAATACCATTGGTGGACAGAAAGTAAAGTCCATGGTGGTATACGGTACAGATGGTGGCACTGAAGCTTTGGTAATGGATGTGGAAATGCATTCTTTGTATTCCAATTGGGATAATGCAAAGAACGACTTCATGAACACCATCAGAAGTTCTTCTATCAAATCTGAATATCCCCGTTACTTCTATCATCTTTCTTATTACGAGAAAGTAGTAGTCGATACTCCTTTGCTTAAGGTACTCGAAGTACTCAATCAGGTAAAGGAAGCACGTAAGAAAGTGGCATTCAATACTCTGGAAAACTTTAAAGGTCTGATCGATACCATCAAAGGTATCACTGACCATAAGCTGAAGAAGTACATCGAGACCACTGCAGTGGAAGAATTCAATAAAGCTGCTATGGTATCATTGATGTATGTCGATCCCGCTGATGGTCAGAATAGTTTTATCACCATCAGTGAATTCAAGGATATCATCGATCTCTGTAAAGCTCTGAATCAGAATGACATGAAAGGTATCGAAGAATACACCAAGTTTAAGTCTTGGGTACTTCACCTGCTCCGTTGCGTACGTCATGCTATCAATGCAGTATGTGATGTACGTAATTGGATGTTCCTTAGTGTAACCACCAATGAAGAGGATATGAATTATGCTCTTGCTATGGAAGACAACGGTTTACGGTACCGTGGTATGAATAGCAGAATGATTCATGACCTGATCAGAGATGAACATGATTCTATCGATAAGTCTGTTCTCTCTCAGCTGGCTAATCGTACTATCATGGTACGTAGACAGCAAAAGGCTATTACCAACCTCAAACTTCCCACCAGAGCTACTAAGCTGAAAGCCGAAAGTGGCTATCACTCAGATACAGCTAAGAATGCACTTCATCAGATCTTGATAGATCTGGCTAATAAGTATCCTGTCATTCAGTTGGACCTTACTGGTACTGATATGGAAACAGATAAGTACTATTCAGGTAACACCCTGGAAGATGCATTGGTTATTTACCGTACTAACTAGAGGACTGTTTGTTTCATATTTACAGGTACAGGCTCCCATATGGGAGCCTGTACTACTTTTTTGTTTCCGCATAGTGGCAATCCTATACCGGAGGTCCCACTTATGATAGTAAATCACATGGAATTGACTAGAGAGGAATTGTTGGATCTAGCTAGACCCATCATAGAAAAGTATACTCTCAACCCAACTTTCAAAGTAAAAGCTCTAGAACTTATAAATAAAATAACGGAAGATGAAACTTTAATAGTGGATAAAGTAGATCACACCATTAGATTGTATTTAGGTAATCATTATAACGATCCTGATAAATGCTTAGTGTGGTACGAACGATTATCCTCTGGATGGATAGCTACTTTGTTCAGAGGTGGTAGTGTGGATATATTGGAAATCAAGATAGTACCACCTACATGTAGAGAATGTGTATTGACAAAAGAAGAAGAACCACAGACTGTATTCGTACCAGAAAGATGGTGCGGAGATGATGCTAAAGTGGTGAATGGTAAATCTAAGGAATTGGAAGAATAAGCCACTATATCCTACTATCAGTACAATCCTATTGATAGTAGGATATATGCATTCTACGGAGTGATAAATGCCAGGAAAACGGTCTATATCTGATGAACAAAAAGCTGCTTTGATTAATCATCTAAATACACTACGTAGTCAAGCCAGGTGTCTTCAATTACAACTCATACAAAAACAACAACAGTCTAAAGATCTGATGAAAATAGCTATCCCTTTAGGATTGGATTATGTATCTATCCAAAAAGAGATAGAGGATAAAAAGAACACTATCACAGATCAGATCATATGTTTTATTTATTAATAGAGATACTCCTACTACAGTACCCGATATAGGTACTGTAGTAGGAGTGTATACTCTGTGTGTATTTTTTTATCCAAGCAAGATCATAGGTGTACCGGAAGTAAACACAATATCTCTCTTCTCCACACTACCATTCTGGGACATATCAGTACCATTAAAGGTATTCTTGATGACCATCTGGGTATAGATAGATTCACTATAGGAGATACTGGTACCTGCAGGTGTGACACTACTGACTACTTTATCTTCACCCATGTAAAGACCAAGTTCAGAAATTACTGCATATCGCAAGTCACCATTGAACATGATGTTAATGGCTTCTGTGACTTCAGCTCCAGTAAAAGTGATTTGTGCTTTTACAGAAGCTTTAATTTCCTGGATAGTAGCATCCGTAGTACCTGAGGTACTGGGTTTCTTACCTATAGGGGTGAGATTAGTGGGATCTAACTCATAAGGTTCTTCTTCCTGAGTAGCAGGATTGATACGAGTGAACTTAAGGCCTTCACTGTACTCGATGAGCTTAAGATAATAAGCATAGTACTCTACACCATTGATAGTCTTACGTACACGCATGCGATAATTGGCTCGTTCGGCACTACTCAAGTCTTCATCGATAGGTACCAATCTAAATGGGATAGGCATGTATAAATCCATGTCATCCATAGCTGGCTTATAAGCACTAGTAAGAGCAGCATCATCTACCAAATAACGACCACCGATACCGATACCAAAGTATTTCACTTTAGGGATAGTTTCAGGTCTGGTATTAGCAAATACCCCATGCTTATAGTTCAAAGTGGAAGTAAGATCTTCTTCAAATGTGATAGGTAACATCTGACAAAGTTCTATTTTACCACTCAGTAAGGACTTAGTAGCATAAGCTACTGCATTCACATTATCCATAATAAATATACTCCGTATATAAAGTCTTTAAGGGGTAGCTGGATTGATGATACTCATAGATATACCAGTAGGTGCCCATATGGTAGCAGTAGCCTTACGTGCACCTAAATCTATATCTTTTCTTATATCTATTTCCATAGAAGAGGTGAATAGACTAGCAGGAGAGATATTGTTCGCTTCCATACCAATAGGTACTGGCGAAATAGGTCTAGTACCCACAGGTCTATTTATCACATCGTAAGTACCAGTTAGATATAGATGAGTATTACCCTTACTGGTTCTAGCTTCTATATGTTCTAACATAGCAGGGATACCGAAGTATTCTTGATAATCCCTATCTGTATCTAAGAATGAGATATTGTAACTGCATAATTGTACAAACAAACTACGTAGCCCTTCATATATTTTTTTCTCATATGAAGATACACCTATGAGTGATGTAAATCTACTATTAGCCAGAGGAAACAAAGTAGACATTAATGTATCAGATAAGATACGATAATTCTCTTTAAGATCTATCGTACTATCGTAATATGAAATGATAGCCTCTAAATCTAAGTTCCTGGATCTAAGTACATTATAAGTAGTGACATCAGGACCAAATGATATCGGCTCGTGTCTCTTATTGACCAATAGATGCCCATACAAATAAGTCATAGCTTCGTGATAAAGTCTATGACCACTACTGTGTACATTCACCACATCTAATAAGATACATTGAAATTGAGAGGCTATGAAATCAAGATATTCATCATGGGATAAAAACATCCTAGGATAGTAAGGTATCCTATCTGTCATACCTTCTACATCTACATATGACTTAATGTAATACTTCTCACCTAGGATATGAAAAGACTTAGGTAGAGTATTCACATTTGGTCTAGTACGATGATAACATATCCTAGTAGATACACTATTGGGTAGATAAGTGACTTCAGTACCAAATTGCCTATGTAAGGCATAATACAATAAAGCCACACTATCTTCTACAGATAAACTATACCCACCGCCCATAACGCTATCGGTATACTTTAATTTATACTGTAAATCGTTATTGATGAATCTGTACATGAAAGAATCAAATAAGAATTCTACCAGTAATCTTTCCCACTTAGTATCGGTATTCTTACGTACGAATTCCACATACTTAGTTTTCAACTTATCTTTTTCAGTAGTAGCTAAAGTGGTAGCTATCTCTACTCTTTCATCTGCATCTGTAGCAGGTATTAACTTAGCAGCTTCTATCTTATTCAACAACTGAGGTAAAGTCATTTGAGATAAGATAGCATCTGTCTCTATCTGGTTCACTACTAATTCTGGAGTAGGTAGACAATCATCTATACTATCATAAGTATTGGGTTTGATTGTCACACCACCCATATGTACTCGCATCTCAGTTAAGAGATGTTTAGCTAATTCGATAAGAGTATTATTCTTACCTTTATTCTTCAATACCCAAGGTAGGTTACGATAAAGCCACTTTGCTTGATTAGAGGAAAGTATGTCTCTATAATCCCCTATTCCATGGGAAGTTAAGTACTCCCATATGTGAAAAGGATGCACCGCTGGGGTATGTATGTTATCTACTCTTTTAGCTAACAATACATTAGGTAAAGTCTGCCATAGTAACATCCAAAAGGATACATGATATAGATTTTCATAACAATATTCAGGTACCCACCATCTAGTATTGACCATAGATAAGAAAGACTCTAATTCGGATATTAAAGATTCTCTTTCATCTATATGGAGTATATTAGCATCATAAGCCAATACTGATAAATTAGGTGCAGCTATCACTGTCTGTATATCTTTAGCAGGATAGATAATACTCTTAATCAATCCTTCCTGTTTAGGATACTTCTTGCATAAAGTAAAGTATTCCGTATTAGGGATACGATACATAGCTGCAGTTTTAGGATGTGTAGCTAAGAATTCCTTAGTCAGTATATGCTCTTGATTATCCTCTATGGCGTACACATAGATAGGAGTATCGTAATAAGCATAATCACCACATAAGTTTTGAAAATAAGGATTCCATACATCATTAAAATCAGTATAACCGTGTTCCTCCATATAAGCTCTACCTAGAGTATACGAGAACGGTTCAAACTTTATACTGACTGTACGTAAGAAATCAAATATTTCCTTACGGTATACTTCTATTTGTCCTGTGGACATATATAGTCTCTCCTTTACTATGCACGGCATAGCGATATTCATTGGATTATCCACTATAGGATAAGCGGTCAAATATATACTACTATACCTACGAAGACGATCGTATACGATTTACCACACAGTTTAATTACCTCATTACAGTAGAGGAGTACATAGTTTATGTCCGAAAATACCCCAGCCAGAATCTTACCCAAAGCTTTATCCCAGCTAATGGGTATCAAAGACGATAAGGTACCTGACAATCAGAATTCCACCGTAGAATACTCTTCTAAATATAGTAGAAGTGAACAGAATACCTTTTTCAGGAACACACATGTAACTAACCCTAGGGCAAGTCAGCAAATTCTTAATCCTAAAGGGATGATGCAATACTTTGCTCCAGTACACGATGAGATAGGTCGTATCCTTTTCGATATCGAAAAGATGAAACTATTAGCACCTGAAATCAATCAGGCTAGTATTATTCGTGTCTCTACAATTATGTCACCTAATGATCTCCAGGAAGGAGTATTTAAGTGTGCTATTGATGAGTTAGAGGAATTGGATGAATCTCTCCGTACCGAAATAGCTGAATACATCACTAACTTTACCAATGAAGTATTAAACTTAGGTGGTAAAGCAGATGATTGGTGTAAGCAATGCTTGTATGGTGCCGGTTCTGTACCTATCTTCACATTCCCATCTACTCATTTCCAGGCATTTAAGAAAGATGGACTACAAAGTGATACGTCTACGATGCGAGTCATCTCCACAGAAAATGGTGCCAAGATAGCCAATGAATCTTTATTAGATCCTAATGTCTATTACACCAAGAAAACTATGGATATGATTTGGGATAAGAAGATCATATCTAGCACTACTGCTGGTACCGAATCATTCGCACAGCGCATGAGTAAGAATGACCAAAAGCAAGATCTGTATAAAGCAGTGTTGGAAGATCTCCATCCTCTTAATCCTGATATCTTTTCTTTCACCGATGATGAAAAGATACCAGATGAAATCTTGACTAGCTTAGAATCTATGAATGTCACACTCACTAAGAAATTAGATGAAGGTGATGTCATTAAGTTATCTGAGAATCCAGAGATCATCAAATTCGCTGGTGAATATAAGAACTTTAAGAAAAAGAACTTAGAACGTAAGTACGAGGAAAGCTTAAATTCTTATATGTACTATCGTATTGATGAATTAGTATCTATGCAGAAGTATGAAGAGAATGATGAGAAAGAATTAGGTCATCCTTTCTACATGGTACTTCCTCCTGAATCTGTCATTCCTATTCATGTACCCGGTAACCCTAAAGAGCATTTAGGTTATTTAGTATTGATAGATGAATTTGGGCATCCTTTAGCTGCTACAGATGAAGGTAGTGGTGGATGCTGTGGTGGTAGTGTAGGCGCTGCACATCAGGCTATGTTCGGTAGTTCTTGTGGTGGCAATAAGTTAGATAGATATTCTAAAGCGATGTCCAATAGCGTATTCGATCATCTCTTGGATAATTACATCAAAGCTAAACTGACTGGTATGGGTTTAGACAGTGTGGATGTAGAGAAGGCAAATGGTATCGCTAACGTCATGTTCTTTAGACTATTGGAACATAAGCGTACTGGTATGGTATTCGTACCACCTAGTCTTATGACCTACCTTTGTTTTGATTATAGATCAAATGGTACAGGTAAGAGTCTATTGGAAGATATCCATTTCATCTTATCTCTGCGTGCTACATTTATGGTAGCTTCTGTTATGGCTATGGCCAATGATAGTGTCAACCATCACAACATCAGTCTTACCTTCGACGAGAAGACTACTAACTATGAACAAATCATGGATATGGTAGCTAATCAGTTTATCGATAAGCGTAAGATGAAGTTGTCTATCGATCCTACTGATATCAGTAGAAACATCGCTAGAAATGCACTCACTATCTCACCTAAGAACATGGCTGGTATTCAAGGATTTGATATCGAGAATACCAATCAGGCTGGTAGTAGTGTAAAGGTAGACAACGACCTTATGTCTACATTCGACACCATGTTAGTTACCGCATTGGGTGTACCTTATGCTGCGCTTAATCAGTTATCCGAAACAGAATACAGTCGTTCTGTAGTTACAGGTAATCTGTTTTTCAGTAAGCAGATTAAGAAAGATCAGAATACCCTCTGTAGACATATGGAACAATTCGTAAAGACTTATATCAAATACTCACGTACTCTTAAAGAAGGTATCTTGAATATCATCAAGAGTAAGGGTAAGTTAAATGATAAAGTCAACACCACGGCCAATACCAATGAAGGTATCGTCGACACTAAAGATATACCTTTGGTATTGACTAAGATCATCGATCATATCCAGTTAAGATTACCTACTCCGAATATTGCTCCTGATAAGGCTCAGTATACAGAGTTGAAAGAATACTTGGCTACAGTTGATGAGTTGTCTAACGTCCTATTCTCCAATGAGTTAGTGGGCCAGGAAGACATGAAAGCCCAAGGTATGCTTGGTATTATTAGAGCATTCTGGAAGAAGTACACCTGTGAAGATATTTTCAATAGATTGGGTGGATTCAATACTCTTGAATTACCTGGTGTTGAAGATCTCGCTAAAGATCAGATTAAGTGGGTGGAATTCAGTCAGGCTCTTAATAACTTTGCTAAGTTACTTGAAGAAAGTAGAACACAACTCACCACTGCTACTACAGATGGATTTGGTGGTGGTGATAGCTTTGGTGGAAGTATGGGTGGCGGAATGGATGACGGTATGGGCGGAGACATGGGCGGTGGTGATGACTTTGGTGGCGGTATGGACGACATGGGTGGTATGGAAGAACCTACCAACATGGATGCTACTGGCATGGAAGAAGAAACTGCTCCTAGTGAAACTGAACAGACTGGAACCAATGAACCTCCAGCTGATAGCACAGCTATAGAAGAAATGTAAAACAGTTATATATACTACCGCAGTACCTGTAATAGGTACTGCGGTAGTATACACTGTCTAATTCAACTATATGACGCTAATTAACCCTGAGTAGCGGGATGCGGCTGACGATCAGTGAATCCACTACCATCACCACCAGGTGCCGTGCTATCGCTATCCGGAGAGAATGCACTACCGCCAGTGACACGATCAGTGTACTGATCTTCACCCAAAGGCTTAAATGCAGTCACTGCAGGCATCTCGACTCCCAGAGCCTGATCGTAAAGACCGAGCTTACTGATAGTCTCAGTGATACTTCCCTTCTGGGGATTGGTCTGACCAGTGAGCCCAGGAAGAGAAAAGTCGTAATTGATCTTATGCAAGTTAAGCATCTTAGCCACCTGATAAGCCAATTCACGAGTATTCTCATTGTGCTGTACGATACCAGTGAAAGGAATAGTACGTTCCTTGATTTCACTCGTACCGATAGAGCGCTGGATACCGAGTTCAGTCGTATCAGTCGGGAACATGTTCGTATAGAAAGCACCATCGATGATGCGTTCAGGGAGACCAGTGGGATCAAACTGGATAGCTACCATGGACATGGAGTAAGCCGACATCAACCACGGCGGAATGCTTCCACCTTCCATCTGAGCAGAGAGCTTAGAAGCATTGGTATCAGGATGCTGCATATCACAGATCCACATACGCACCAAGTTCCAAATCAGGTTACCGGAGACTTCCTGAAAGGTCATGGACGGAGATACCTGACTACGAGTACTACGAGTAGGTACTTTCTGAGTCTGACCGTCATGTCCGACAGGAGTATCCTGAGTCTCCATCTGGTAACCGAAATCGATACCAGTGATAGACTTAGCATGGGTTTCTACAAGAGACTTCAACATCTCCTGCATTTTGGGATATGTCTTCCACATAGCAGGTACGTGGGTGACGACAATTACAGCAGGATTGAATACCAGAGGACTGGCAGCATCCAAATCTGTAAACCGAATACCAGAACCGAGCTGACCGCCGGAGATCATATTTGCCACGCCAGTACGTCCAGCAACACCCATCTGAGTGGTGTTAGCGTACAGCGCTTGTTTCATGAACTCAGTGGTCATCTGAGTGTTATCAGCCATTTCTTATGCCTCCGGAGTATAGCCGTCACGGTAACACTGTATATCTACGATCCAGACTCGATTAGGAGCATAACCGATCAGCTTGACCTTTGCATGGGAGATGTACCCAATCTTAGCTTCTTCAGCAGTCTGGTAGAACTCTACATCGACACCGTACATATTGTTAAGCATCGTCAGCATATCGTTTAAGACGTTAGTCTTAGCACGTTCAGCTAAGCGAGCGAAAGGAATTTCAAGACCAGACAGAATGGACCAGTTGTAACGGACCACATGCTTGGCATAGACCACGGCATCAGTAAAGATAGCCGAAGACAGGACAGAAGTATCATAACGATAGACGGAACGGATGTCTGCGTAATGGACACGAGTCATGTCATAGTACTGGAAGTAGTTAAGCCCAGTGTCCCAACTCTTCTGCTTATGCTCAGGCTTAGAAGGAGTCCAGTTCCATTCACGGAACATCGTCACTTCAGATCCAGGAATACCCTTAGGCATACCTTCAATGAATCCACGACTCTGCCAACGACAACGCTTAGCGAGGGCATCGAGAGTAGCAGGCAGGATACCATCATAGATGGTGCTATCATTCAGATAACCAGCCTGCTGATAGATCTCTGCACGACACACTTCTGTACCGAAGACCTGAGATTCAGGCTGTAGGATACAAGCAGCATGAAGAGAAGCACCAACGGACATATCTTCATCTTTGATATTCATACGATCACGGTTACAATCCTGAGTGGACAAAATAACCTTGACGTCGTCGCGATAACCGAGGAACTCAATCAGAGCTTTCTTGGTTTCCAGAGCAACACCGGTATCGTACACATGAGTGATGGGATAACGAGCACTGTCAGCCAAGTCAGGATAAATGTCATCCATAAGGTACTGACGAGTAAGCGTTTCGATAGCTTCATCAGAGATGTCACCATCACTACCACCCTTCAGATAGATAAGATAGTTCTTGTTAAGGCTGATTGCCCAGTTACCAGCAGGAGAGGTAGTGGCGATATAAGTAGCCTTAAGCGGGATACCATCCATGGTGGTGGCATTGAGGATGTTAAACATCCAACCACTTTCTTCGAGACCATCCAAATCATTCTCAGCAAAAGCAACTACATCACTGATAAGCTTTACGTTATCAGAATACAGATACGTCGAGAAAGGAAGATTCGACAGCTTAGCATAATTATCATAATACTGTTCCTGGATAACAGAGCTCAGGGCCATGTTCTTATCCAGACGAGTATCGATAGCTCTATCCTTCATAGAAAAGGACACCATCGGATCACTATAAACTGTACGAACAGGAGACATCGTATCCTGACCATATGTACGATCCATAGCCTGGAACATATAAGTCAAGGAACCAATGGAATCGGCCATAGCAGGTTCCATATTGTCTTTGTCATAGAAAAGCTTAAATGCGAGATCGTTACCGTATTCACCAGGATACAGAGCGCGGAGTGCCAGTACAGGAACTACCTTGGTACTTACACCACCACCAACACCAGAAGTGACTGTCTTGATTTCGATTCCCTTAAGAGTCTCATCTGCAGTCATTTCACGTGCTTGCCAGTTCAAGGCATAACCAGGAACAGTAACCTGAACAGGAGTAGCACCGGTGGTCATTTCAGGAATACGGTTACCCTCGGTATCATACGAATAGTTACCGAACTCATCACGTTCCCACTGCGGAACTTCCATCTCTGTCATGTGACATTCGAGTACGATAGAAGCAAACTTAGCAGTGTCATCGGCAAGACGAACAAGGAAACAACCCTGACGACCGAAGACTCGTTTTGCGAATACGGATTCACGACTGTGATACTTGTTGTTCTTGTCGAAAGTACCACGACCGCAGATGCGATTAGCGAAATTGATGTCAGAATTCCATACCGGAACCCCGATAGGACCTTTTTGCATTCTCATGAAAAACACGGGACGATGCAAAGGCAACTGTTCCCGATACACCGGAGTGTAGATAGAAAGATCTTCTACCCTCACTTCGTAGTGCGGGAATGTCCACATAGTTAAATTAGACATGTTTTAAAACTCCTTGAAAAGTATAATAAGATCCTTTTACACGTACCGACCACAATCGTATAGTAAACTATCCTGTCTTACTATAAAATGGGACGTAGTACCTAATACACTAGAAACAAATTACCCACCAAACTAATTTAGTTGGAGTATAAAAATCATGGCAAAAAAGCATCTTTATAATATCGATTTTGCCCAATTCGCTGGCATCAAACCTACCGCTGTGAAAGCGTTAAAGTTTCTTGCTACCAATAGAAGATACGGTATCGCACCCCATATAGTAGAAAGACTTTATGCGGATAAGCCTTTGTTGGAGACGCCTTCTAATACTATATTCCGCCATCTGAGGGATGAAGGAAAACTTTCAGCTCTATTCTCTCCATTATATTTTGATAAGAATGCTTCAGGTATTCCTGAATTACTCTTATCTAATGAAGTGGTATTAGATACTGCTCAATTATCTGAAGCTCAGATATTGTCATCTTTCCCTGAGTTCTATGGGAAAGTCGTGGTCAATTTAAGTAATATCTTAAGAAGTAATCGCAATGCTCCTGGTGAGTATCAAGTCACCGATATGCACGCTATGCATTCTTTATTTGTTAAAGGTGCTTTAGTGATGTCTTATAACGATAGTGAGACTTGGCTTACTCCTACATTGGGAGTATACATAGTAAAGTCGTATAGTATGACGATCTCTGGTATAATCGCTAAATTATACGATCTTACCTTACAAGAACAGCTTACTATTGCTGCTGTATTTGCTATGTACATGTGCCAGGTATTGGATAAAGATAGTGCAGATAAAACCTGCCCTACTTTGTTTAATCGTTGTACCTTCTTAGGAAATACTACTGTTTTAAATGGTCTTATTTCTGCTATGGCTGAAGAAACAGTCAATGGTTTAGATACCACTAAGGTATGTAAACTAGTCAGTACTTTAGGTCCAGATAGAGTAAGAGGATTTAGTCCCGAGATATTCTTCCGTACCGTAAAAAGTATAGGTACTGACGTGATTTCATCGATGATAGCTATAGAATATCCCCCTTATTGGGTACACCAATTGGTGGTGGCTATGTCCAATGGTAAAACCAAGCTTTATTTCGAATTGAAAGCCAATAGACTTCATGAAGAGACTAAGCGTTTCTTATATGAATTGGATAACAGTCCTACCTTTATTGGTAGCTTAGCTAATGACGGAAAGAGTCGATTTAAATAAATCTATTACCTGCAGGTGAGTATCCTTATGGATTTAGATTACATCATCCCAGCAGTACTGAATCAATATATCGTAGATAAGGTATGGAATGAGCCTATTAGTGAGTACAGGGAAAATATCAGACCCAGTCTGTTGAGTCCTAGATCACATAGTGGTAACTTCACTGGTAGTAAGGGTACATCGATGCCCTTACCTACCAGGAATACACCTTATTTCGTATACGGTTTATCCGATAGTGACATGTGTCTACATCTCAGTATACCTAGTAATACTTGGGTATCAGCTGTAGACATCTGCAATACCCATCGTACTTTATTTAACATGTACTCTTTTAGAGGTCACATGTTCCATAAGGGACAGATGTACTTAAGATACAACCAAACTCGTACTGCCTTATATATCGCTGTAGCTAAACCTATGGTGAATAAGTTCTTGACTGTAGAGGAATTGTCCGAGGTATATTTCACTGTATATTTCGATAGTGATTTATTGAACGATATAACTGCTCATAGTTTTTTGATACCTAAATCCGATTACGATGGTAGTTATTTGTACAGTGTACAGCAAGCTTTTAATAGCGCAGCTAACTTATACCAGACTACCATGTACGTGAATGGACTGGAATGTACTCATCCTAATTACGTACCTGCTATCGGTGATTACATCGATCTCATTTACGATACTAATATCGTAGCTGCATTTGATGTAGACCTTACTGATTTCGATAGTAGTATCCAGATGTATTATTCTGAAAAGGATCATACATATAAACAGCTGATACATGTACCTAAAGCATTGAATCCAGATCACAAAGTCATTACTCATAATACTTGTGATTTCTATGTACGTAAGAAAACAGTTTCTGGTAGATTACCAGTAGAAGGTGTGTATTTACATAGATGTGCCGATACCACAGTAGGTCAAGTAACTCATAACGATATGAGTATACCTGTTTACATCATCGATGCATTTAGAGATCATTTAGGTACACAAAAAGTAACAGTACATGTAAAGGTACGTATCCATGATAAAGACAATATGTTACTACGGGACAAGTCTTACATCGATTTACTTTATACCCACAGTGATGATGATATCATAGACTTTCTCTTAGGTAAGAAATTATTAAAGCATCCTGAATTAGATTTCTGGACAGCTAACAAATTAGAACAGACTGTATACTTGCAGTTACTGTTTGATGTCTATGAGAAGATAGTACCTGGTAATATGACTAAGTATGTAGAGGGATTGGGATACTACCATGTATTAGCTCTTATCTGTGAACGTATCGTACACACCCAAGTCACTGATGCTTTCGTGGGATCTCTTACTTTCACTAAGCCTTATATCTATCGTGGTCACCAAGTATTACCTATCGTCTATTTAAATGGTAAGAAAGTACATCAGCAGTATGTGCAGGTATCTTATCAGGATGATACTTTCATCGAAGTATCTTTAGCTAATGAGGTCGTCACTCATGTAGGTGACATGATCACTTTAGCTATGTACTTAGATGACAATAGATCCATACCTTACTTTGTACCCAACAGTACTAGTAATGTATTTGAAGTGCCCCATACTGATTTTACTATCTATGAAAAAGTAGATACCTTCGAACAAGGTAAGTATAAAGGTGTGGATAAGACTAGTAGTGTACGTTATGTAGATGTCACTGAGGAATTAGGTCTATATACCACATTGACAACAGACGGTATCACTAAGATATTCTTTAGTGAAGATGCTTATCTAAAACAGTACGTACTGTTGAACAATAAGTGTAGTTATTATTGGAATATGGTACTAGATAGTCTTATCACCAATGGTAGTAACGTAGTGGTAGATCTCAGTAGATACGTTATGGGTAGTAGCAGTATCACTTCCCCTATCTTGAACTTTAAGAATGAAAATATCTATCTAAATGGCAGATACTTAGTACGTGACATAGATTACACTATTCATACTGCAAAAGATGAATTGGGTGTATCTTTTAAACAACTAGTGATTCAATCCTTTGAGTATTTCAAAGAGTCCGATAACCAAGTAGAAATATATCTCAATATCGCTGAAGTAGAAGACTTATCCCATGGATTTGTAAAAGCAGATCATATTTACGATCCTACTCCAGCTAATCTTTGGTTCCCTTCTATTTCACTCTGTCATGTCAATGGTTACAGTGAGAACACTTTATTCAATTATGGTACTCATCTGTTATTACCTACTGGTAAATATGAAAATGGTAGTACCTTTGAAGTACAGACTGCTGTACCTCAAGTAGTAAAGGATTTCATCGATAGATTCCATAGTAACGATGACAAAACTAGATTAGAGGTACTTAATACGTATTTCTATGGTAAGTCACCAGACTTAAGTGGTTTATTATTGGTGCCAGGGAATCATAGGCTTTATAGCGTATTCATGAATACCATCATTAGAGATGTCATCTTTAATGATAGAGGTATAGCTGATGATCCAGATGCTGATAGATTCAAGAATCAGTTAGAAGAATACTTCTATTTGAAAGATATAGATATCGTACAGAATAAAGGTAGTGTACCTGCATTCATCGATTACTATCCTTCATATCAGCAATACACAACGACTGTGGACAAATACAATATCGTAAGACGATTCATCGAACTATATATGCCAGAAGATAGCATCACGGCTGGAGGAGATTATTATGGCTGATAGTAGCGTAGTAGTATTTAAGAAAAATGTACCGGCTACTTGTTGGTTACATGAGGTCTATGACCCAGACGTAGATGGTGCAGATCCTTCTGCTGCTGGTAAGTATATATTAGAACCACCCAGTCCTGTCATCGATAAAGAGACTGGTATCGTCTACTATGTACATAGCGTAGATGAAAGATATAAACACGACATCCGTGCTCAGCGTATGTTAGTGTTGAATGAAGAAGACAATATCTCCATAGCTTCCTATGGTAACGATATGTTCTTCTTGTTATATGACGATAGGGTCAGACCTACTCTGTTGAATGTCGATGCCAAGTTGGTATTCTTCGGTCAATCTATCCATGAATACAGATTAGTACGGACTAGTACTGATGGTATCGTAGAAGTACTGTCTATCTATGTCGATGCGGATGGTAGAGTACGTGGTGACCGTATCCCTATGTCTCATATCACTGGTATGGATACAGTACGAGTATCTACTAATTGCCACACTACTCATGCACTGACTGATGGTGAGCAAGTCACTATGCAGTTATTCGATACTGCTGGTGTACAGTGTGCTAGCGTGGTACTGTTCTGTAGACGTGCCGTACTGTTAAATGATTTAGCATCCGAAGCTAATCCTATCGTGGAATTCGGTGCTACTTGTTTACAGACCAGAGGTGAAGACTTCTTCATCTATCGTAAGCAGGATGTAGATCATCTCAATATCGTACCTTATGTCGTATATGCCGATGGTACAAGAAAAGATATCCCTGTCGATAATCAGAGATGTTTTATCCATGGTATCGATGATTTCATTCCTAGCTTCCCTGGTTATAAACAGCCTTTAGTTATCAAGTATCATTTATCTAGTAGAGAGACTTCTACTATCAATACCACTGAAGGTAAGTATCGATATTTATCTTGTGTGAAACAATTGGTAGTGGTGGATAATACTTCTACTTATGGGTGTAAGGTATCTGTCGTTCCTGTATGGAATTATACTACTCGTACTTATGAGTTAGAGTATTACTTGTATACGGATCGACGTGATAGAGTACATCGCATTACTGACTATATCTCTTTGATTGATGATACTGAATTTATTGGTAATAGATTCGGTGTAGAACAGAGATTACGTATCAGTGTAGATGTAGCTCCTTTCTACGATGCCACAGATCCAGTGATCTATTTACAGGATATCTATATTACTCTTAAACCAGGTAATATGTATGAGCGTTATATCCTGAAAGATAGTAAGCACGATGAATATGCTTATGGTGTAGATGTCACCTTGCACCGTAGACCTGTCATTCATTACGATAGTGATATCACTAAGTACTTTGTACCTACTACGATCTTTACTAGTATGGTAGAGTTCTTAGAGAGCTTTTACTATCTGAGTCGTCCTATGTATCATGCCTTTAGTGAGACAGGACCAGTAGTACCTACTCATTTTACTATACGAGATGCTCGTACCGGTAATATGATCATCACTACCCCTGTACCGGTAGAGCAGTATGGTCAAGCATGGAACGTAATTACTATCGGTAATACCGACCAATTAGTAGGAAATACTGTTATCGTGGAATTCCTCAAAGAAATCCCAGGTAGTGACTTCCTGCTGTTACAAGGTGTACCGGTAGATGTGTATAGTAGCCAGGTCTTAGTACGTGGTGGTTACAATACCCCTGATAATAACTTATTCTAATATTTATACTACCGTAGTACCATTTAGGTACTACGGTAGTATATATCGCTTATCAATTTATTTCAGATATATATCACTTACTCGAATCAATGTGCACAACATAACCTTTCTGGAGGGATATATGTCAATGAGCCCCGGTATTAAGATTATGAGTGAGATGTTTAAACTTTTCCGTATCTGCCTCGATAAGGGTACGGAACTTACTTCTAATGAAGAAGTAAAAGAAGTGTTTACGGATACGTTGGCTGGGTTCATCTCTCAGTCTAACGGTACTGAAAAGATGCTCGATACCGTAGATATGTACGAGGCCGCATTCTGCATCGGCTATGAGTGGAACTGCAATGAGTTCTACAAACACATGGATAATGTGTTTGCGGCTGAGTGTCTTATCGGCGAAGGAACCATAGCCATGTCAGAGCGAGCTATTGAGATTATGCTCGCGGAAGGTATCTATGGCGAAGAGATGGCCGAATCACGACGTAAGCAGCACGGGTACATCTGGTACTACGTGGATGCTATCATCCGAGAGATGAAGGAAACTTTTGAAGTTCTCGGTGGAACTAGAGTCACCGTAGAATATGTAAAGGCTTTCATTTTGTTTCTCGTGGTGCACGAGCGTCGCCATGCCACGCAGTCTGTGGGCATATTCGCAGACATGGACCAGATACAGGTGGCCTGTGCTAGTCTCAGAGATGGCAGCGACAAGGAAGCATATTTCAATCTCTCGCATGAGATGGATGCAAATGCCGCTGCATTGTCCTCTCTGCAAGAGTATGTGGCCAGCCTCCCCCATCTCTCCGAATAAACATCCTCTCACACGGTAGTACCACGGTGGTACTACCGTGTGAGTAAAGGAGGTATCTTACTTTTTTGGTACTTAGCTAACAATTACCCACGATGGTATAGCAATTCCATATATAAATGAGGATACACCAGATGTACAGTTTAAAATACATATACACCAGATGTGGTAAGCAGGTAGCTGCTTATCTTCCTTCTGAATTAGCTCTCATAGATTGTATCGCTAAATCTATCAATGACAAACCTTTTCAATACGCAGTAGCTATCTTTGATGATATACAACATAAGACATATACCTTAGATGCAGCTACTATCCTTCAAGAAAGATACGACAATACTGTTATTACTTGGCAGCAATTCATGGATGGTCTTAGAGAAGAATATGTCGTGGGATATGCTGTTGAACCTTTCGGTTTCTTTTCAGGTACAGATAGCCCTAAGACTACTTTTAGTACTTTCTATCCTTTTCATTATGTAGGCTTAGAACCTCATTACTGTAACATCAAGACACCTGATCTTAGAGATGTATGGCAGTTCAGATGGTCCATGCCTGATTTAGTAATAGAGAATACTAAAGAAGTGCCTATCAATTTCAATAACTGTATCCCTGTAGTTAATGGATTCTGTACCCAACCTACGGTATTTGAAGATCAGTTATATATCCGTGATGGTGCTAAGTTACTCTGGGACACCAGTAAAGAACATAGAGCAGATGCGGTATTGATCGATACTACTCCACTGGGTAATATGACCATTGCTCCTATTAGAGATACCACTGTCGTTTATCGTAATAGAACTAATGACAGATATATAAATTGCGATTGGGAATTCATCTTACCTGATGGATATAATTTTTTGACTCATACGGTACTGTTAGTGTTGGGTGGAATGATCTATTTCCCTGATGAGTATCTGACTACCAGTCACAAGAGTTTCATAGTACACCCTTCCACTTTAGCTCTAGATAAGCAGCTATTGATGAAACAAGTAGCTATGAATAGAGATGACATGGTAGTAGAAGCTCCTTACACTGTAGACACTTATCTCAAGCAGATGATGTGGGCCGATACTTGTAATGATGCTTTCCTTATCTTTATCGATAACCCACATATCTACGTACACCGTACTCCTTGCGATAGTTACGCAGATTACCACGTGGCTATGACAAATGCTTTCAAAGGTGTATTGAGAAATAAGTCTACTCATCAGATCATACCTTATACTGAATCTAAGTACACTTCATTACAGTTACTATATATGAATAACACTAAAGATATGGTGTATTTCGATAGTGAATACAGTAGTGAAATACCTGTAGGTACAGATCTATATCTCAAGAAGGATCAATATCCTTTTAGTAACTTAAGAGAAGCGCAGTTTGAATTGATTCAATTGATGACTGGAAATAGGTAACCCTATGAATAAATACTTTGTGAAAGACGAGAAGTCTAATTGTACGATATTTACAGGGGATGTCTGTAAGTGTTATATACCTAAGCGTTATGAAGCTCATGACCTATTAACTCAGACGGATACTATCAATACTGTTGGTGTATTTCATATGGTGATAGATGATAAAGTAGAGTTGGGTCTATTACTTACTGCAGTTATCAGTATATCCCCTAGTGATACCTATAATGAAACTATCGATGAAGATCAGTATTTGGTAGTGGAGTTACATAAGGGTGATAAGATAATGGTCACCAATGATATCGTACGTAACGATAAGCTAGCTTATGTACTGTGGGTAGAGTTTGTAGCTTTAGGTCGTCTACCTAAATTCATTACTTACGAAAACATACCTTGGTTGTTTGATAAGATTGCAGAAGTATGTGATATCAACTTTGGTATCAACCACGTAGTCTTTGAAACTCTTTATAGTCATTTATTTAGAGATGGTCAAGATGTCTTTAAAAAGTACCGACATACGGACATGAAAAAGCCTCCCATATTCATCGGAATACGTAACGTGGCCTACGGTCCTGACGACACTATGAGTAAGCTCCTGGGTAGTTATAGTAATGCTAGTTTGAATAGTGCATTGATCAATAAAAGTGATCAAGCATCGGCTATCGAATTACAGTTACGAGCTTAGTAGTCATATCAAATTATTTGAGATATATATCATTTATTTGATATAAACTACTTAAACCCATAGAGGAGCTTTACTTATGTCCACTTATTTGATCCGATGGAAGAATGGGGAAAAGGTACTGATGGAAGGTGATGACATCGCTGATGCCTTTAATCAGAATGGATATACCAAAGAGGATATCGACAGCATCGATAGTTACAATGAAATCATCGAAGGTGATATGGATCATCCTGAATATCCGATGGTGGATTTCTGCTGCCACAAATGTAGAGGTACTATGTACGTGAGAAAGCACACTGTAGTGAAATCTCATGTAACTAAATTCGACGTATACCGATATGTATGTGAAGAATGCGGTAATCAGTACCCCGAAGCTAGCACTGAACTCAGAGCTAGAGTGGCAATGAACATGGTCTGTGCTGGAGAAAATGATTCTCCTACTGTGGCTGATATTAACAGGAAGATGAGATTTCTGTTAGAACAACACGGGATGGATGACAGATGCTAAAACTATAGAGGATACCAGCTACCTAAAAAGTACTGGTATCCTCTATGGTATAGGTAATCTATGTCTATATTTTTTTATAAAAAGAGGTGTGAATTCTCATGACTAAATATTATTTCGTAGTGGAAACCATGGATACCATGGATGGTAAGAAACTAAAGGCACTTAAACCAGATGCCGATGGTTATTACAGAGGTGTACCGTTGATGGTATTAGGTGTACCTACTCTCAATGATTTCTTCTATAATCCGGAACCGACGATCAAATGCATCACTGATCCCACTAGTAGATTTAATATGATGCTGAAAGCTGGTAGTCTCTATGGCGAATGTGACCATCCTCCTGTCCGTACTAAGGAAGATCTCACTCGTCTTATGGAAATCTGTAAGCAGAAAGAATCTCATCATTTCAGAAAAGTATATACTGCTACTGAAGCTTTAGCTAATGGTGGTGTACTTGTACTGGGAGATCTCAAGCCTTCTGGTCCTTATGGTCCTTATCTAAAAGAATCTCTTGAGAATCCTCATGAGAATACCAGCTTCTCTGTACGTAGTCTTTGTCAGGAAACTGTCAATCCTTCTACAGGTCAGCGAGTACGTGATATCCAGATCTTGGTTACTTTTGATTCTGTTCATAGTGGTGGATTTAAAGAAGCCAGTAAGCGTTTCTCTCCTGCCACTGAATCATTAGAACTCAGACCTGAAGATTTCCCTGTATCCAATACTGCAGTAGGTATGGAATCTTCTATCATTTCCGATACTGAATTCGTACAGTTATTCGGTACCAAGCATATCCGTATCACTAGAAGCGCTACTCCTATCGATGCTAAATATATCCCTGGTCATAAGACCTTTATCGGTAAGGATGGTAATCGCCATAGCTTACACCACGCTCTTTTAAGGAGATAGGTCATTATGTTTAAAAATCTTAAAACAAATATCTCACGTATCTCTTTAGATATGGATGTGGAAGATGTATCCATACCCGTAGATGAAGATGGTGACGATATCGGTGAAGAGCAAGTACCTACCAGTACTAAAGACACCATGGTTCCTTGGTATGAAGAATACCGTAGTGATATGCAGTTGATTGAAGAGACTGATCCCATGTCTATTGCTAATCTCCAGGAATATAGTCAACCTCATGTCGAATCAGCTAAAGCTATGCCTTATTGTCCTGTATTCATTTACAAGAACAAAGAGGGTGGTTTAGTAGTCACTGCTTATATCACTGGTCAAATCAGAGACGTAAATGAATATATCGATCTACTGGATATCTTGGAAGTGATGACTGAGAACGATAAGATTTATATCTACATCGATAGTCCTGGTGGTTATGTAGCTACTGGTGCAGCTATCGCTAGCTGTATTGATACCTGTAAAGGTAAGGTATTCTGTATCGCTAGAGGTCTCTGTGCCAGTGCCGGTAGCTTAGCTTGGTCTGCTGGACATGTATGTATCGCTGGTCCTATGGCTAACTTCATGTACCATATGTCTAGTCACATGGACTTTGGTAATAGTGAAGGTATCCGTAGTAGGGCTGCTGCTCAGGTAGAGTACGTAAAGAAATGTCTACTCTCAGTAGCTGCCAAGAAAGGTCATATCACTGAAGATGAACTCGAACGTATCGCTGTAGGTAGAGAGAATGTATTCATCTCTTCTCAGGATATGAATCAGCGTTTAGATATGGGAGGTATGTTAGATGACATCGAATGAATTTGATTACCTCCTGTCTATGGTAGAGGAAGATCCTAAAGTAGAGACAGAAGTAGTGGTGGACGATATCGATAAAGTAGAAGTAGAAACTACTATCGTCGATGATGATAAAGTCATCATAGCTAATGAATCTCTTGTACCTGGTATGGAACAGTACGATTACTTTTCTTCTTTACTTTCCAATAAGAAAGAGAATAAAGTAAATATACCACAGATGAATCCAGCTATGGGTAGACAGGGACCTCCTCCCATGCCTATCTTTATCAGACGTACCGGTAACAATTACCGTATTTGGTTGAGAGCTGAACATTGGTTCACTAATGAATACATCAATAGGATCACTAGATTCTTAGATAGCCGTAGTAAAGAAGATACGGTTACTATTTACTTAGGTAACAAATTACCTAATGAACAGACTTGTATCGTCGGTGCTATTGTTTCTGCTATCTTATCCTGCAGATGCCCTGTCAAGGCTGTAGCTACTGGTAGTTGTGGTGTACCTGAAACTATGCTGTTCTGTTTCTGTAAGGAAAGAGAGATGCGTAGGTACAGTGCACTGTACTTTGGTAGTACTGAGATCTTACAGGACATGCCTATGTATGAAGGATATCTTGCTACGTTTTATGAGCGAGCTGTACAATTAGGCTTACTTTCAAAAGAAGACGTAACAGAGATTTGGAATACGAACAGCGAAAAGGTCATTTATTATGACGAGTTTGCTAGGAAATAATTAGTCGTATAAGCTACTAGAGGAGTACCGAAGGGTACTCCTCTAGTAGTATACTTTTGTACCTTACCGATACTAAACGACAGGCTCTTCGACAGGCGGTTCTTCGACAGGAGCTTCAGGAGTCTCTTCAGCAGGAACTTCTACCATAATGGCATCCCAAGGCTTAAAGGGCACCAGACGCTGGTAGTTTTCCTGGAAGAAAGAGAATTCAGTAGCAGCATTGATTTCAGCTACCATGGCACGGTTGGTGACAGCACCAGTCTCGTAGAAAGAAGCAGTCTCGATATCCTTAGGATCAGCTTCTCCACCACCAGCCTGGGCAGTAAGGATACTACGGACGGCACGAAGACTGCGTTTGTCGATCTCATCAAACACAGCACCGAAAGGAGCCAGGAGATCAGCCTTGATAGCTTCGATGGACTTTTCCACGACAGTGTACTTGACATCAACAGACTCACCATCAGCAGCGATAGTGATCGTAGGACCAGTGTACATGTAAAGGATAGGAGAAGTCATCTCGGGATAATCGACATTAGCCGGGACGATCTTTTCATTCAGACCACAATTCATCTTGGCAGGAGAAGGTCCACCGGTGATGATCTTAGTTCCGTTTACATCTTTTACTCTAGCTTGCATTTAAAATTCCTCATGACGGTTAAAAGAAAGAAAATTAGGGATAAAGACATCATAGTTTAAACTTACGCTATAATATCTTTATCCCTTAGTTAGTTACTATTTACGATTTAGCTAATCGCATAGATCCATAGGAGCTAGTGTGATTAACATTGTGTTCCATAACACACATAAAGATACCACAAAATAATCTTGTTTTATCAGTGACACCACCTGGAGAAATGTAGTCAGTGCTACTATCTCTTGGAGAACCACCTATATATACATCTTTTTCAGAATTAGCACTGGAACTAGTGAATCTCACACCGTCCATAAAAGCAGCATCTCTGATATCAGTGACAAATGCAGCAGGTAAGAATAATTCCATATAATTATGGATATCTTCACCTATCTGTAAATCTCCTAATACTATTTCGGATAAATAACGATTCGCTGTACTATATGGCATATCTAGGTCAGTATAAATAGTAGCTCCAGTGAAAGGATTCACTAATTCTATTTTTCTATCTCTACTGACTTTTAATTTATCGATACAATAATGATAAGAACGCCATAAATCGAATATACCTAGAGCTTTAGCACCAGTACTACCTGTATCTGGTTTAACTACATTAGAAAAGTTATCACCCCAAACTGTCTTTACATCAGCGCTACCACCAAATACTAACAATAGGGTACGCAATAAACCCAAATCGTAAATATCCACCATACGAAAACCAGTTACACCATCTACATTCTTGTAAGTAGCTAAATTATTTTCATAAGTAGATCTACTATACCCTGTAGTCGGCTGTGTCTCTGGAGTACTGTAATAGCCCATGTATTTACCAATATACACGTGTGGCTTAATTACGCCATCTCTTTTAAAGGCCAGCATAGGTCTAAATCCAGGTAGTGGATCTGGTGATATCCACCAACATTTCTTTCCTTCACTATCGGTACCTACGGGACCGGATATGGATGTCTTTATATAAAGAGTATCTATCTCTTTCATATGATCGCCACCAATAACCACATCCCGCATCTTATCTGTGTAGATGGCACTAGTGTAATATTTAAATCCAGAAAGGAAATTACCTTCTTGATTTATATGTCTAAAATTATTAAGAGCATTGGCTCCTGCATAATGACAAACACCTATTACTCTAGGTGAGATGTTAGAAACTAGCTCCTCTACTGTATTCGATATAGAATCCACTTCCGTGTTCAATGCCACTATATCACTACCTTGAGTAGCCACTACTGTTTGAGTAGCCTGAAGTGCAGATGTCAATCCCACAATAGTAGTCGCATTGCTATTGGATATATCTTCCAGAGTATCTATCTCTGACCCAACAGTGACCAATGCATCGTTTATATTAGATAAGATTAAATCTTGTGTAGCTTGTGAGGTTTCTAATGCAGATATATGTTGATTAGTTATGACCAAGCTAGAGTTTAATGTATCCGTAGTTGTTTGTAGATTAGTGATATCCGCATTGATATCTGTCAATTCTAGAGTATGAGTATTTACTGTATTTGTTACTGTAGATAACTCATTTTCTAAATCAGCAATAGAACTAGTATGACTAACTAAAGTAGACTCTATGGTGTCTATATCTGTGGCATTGTTCGAAACAGATAATACCGTCGTAGCTAAATCACTTTCTAAAGTAGCTAGCTTAGTACCTTGAGACGTGACTACTACTTTAGTGTCATTTAGATCATCCGACAACGCAGTTACTTCACTATTCAGAGAAGTGACATTGGTACCGATACCGGCCATTGCAGTCTGTAGACTATCTATTCCCATACCTTGAGAGGTAACGGTAGCTAATAATGTATTGTAATTAGCTATCAGTGGCAATAGAGTATCTATATTAGTTACTGCGGTGGTTAGTGTGTCGTTAATAGTCGATATAGCTGCAGTATGAGCAGCGGTAGTATCGCTTAAAGACGGTATCACCGCAATAGATCCATTGATACTGGTTATAGCTGCCTGAATAGTAGTAAGCGTATTCACTACTGTCGTGTATTGATCCAATAGAGGTATTAATGTATCGACAGTATCAGATAGAGCATTGAGATTGTTGTTGGTGTTAGATATATCTACTATGGCTGTATTCAGTTGAGATACTAAACTAGGTAATACTGAAATAGATGTTTGTATATTCGATATACCAGTATCATGTAGATCTAATTTAGAAACCAATTCGGATAACTTATCTATCACCCCACCATCGGCTAAATCTGTCAAAAAACCATTTACTTTATTAGATACCAATGAGATATCTTCGGATAATAAACGCATAGTAGCATGTTTATTCAATAAACTACTACCGTCACCACCATCTAGTACTCTACCGATAGCAGCATGTATCCTTTGGATAATAGCATTTTCTATATCGGAGAAAGGTAAATGGGCCGACATGTCATTTATGTGGCTAGTAAGAGTAGCTCCACTTTCCAACACAATAGCATCAGACCCAAACCTTACTAACTGACTGTTACCACCCGGACCTTTCTTATAGAAACCTTTCAATAAATAAGGTGAAGCCATATACACCTACCTCTTAATCATATCGGCTAAATTTTAAAGACTATCTTTATAGCCTTATAAGTATCTCTTTGTAAAATATGGTCAGAACCATACATAGGATGGGCTCACATGAAGCTATTACCCACTATACAATTTCAAGAAGACTGGTATAAATACCCAGCTACTATACACGAGACCACTAAGAATATCTCAGCTATTCATATATCTCGTGTATTAAAAACCATGGGTGTGAAGAATAATCAGTTTATGTTGGCTATCCATGATCCTTTACTCATGCACATAGATCCACATAACCCAGCTAACCTTACACCAGAAATAGTTAGTCGTATATTTTTTGAATGTCAAAGAAACCATTGGTATTATTTCAGAGAAGTAGTGCATATTCCTACTACTGGTGGTGAAGCTATCCCTTTTGAATTCCACCGTGGTAACTTAGCTCTTATCTGGTTGTATTACAACGATATCGATATCGGATTAGTGCAACCTCGACAGACTGGTAAGACTATGGGTACTCAGGGTATCATGTCCCATCAGATGTATTTCCAAGGTTATAAATTCGATATCGCTATGATGACTAAGGACCAAAGTCTACTCCAGGACAACGTCACTCGTCTAAAAGATATCAGGGATGCTTTACCTAGCTATCTATTGCAGAAAGATGCTTTCAGTAAAGATAAAGATGCTAAAGAAGGTCTGTCTTATACTGCCCTTAAGAATCAGTATCGTACCTATGTAAACTCTAACAATGAACGTGATGCCTATAAATTGGGCCGTAAACTGTCAACTCTGCGGCCTACTAGAGTAATCTAGTATAAAAAACCTACTTAAACGGGGAAAGTCCTATCATTGGGATAACCTACCGTGCTAACCTAGATGATCATCATCGTCTAGGCATAAGCCTAACGACTAGCGAAAACAAGGTAGACGAAACGGAGTCTGCTGGGAATGAGTAGCGTAGGGACCAAGAGGTCTCGAAATAGTAGGGACCCATAACCAAAACTATGGGTTGTGATATAGTCTGATCTGTACAAACCAATGTACAGAGGTGGAACGGAATCGGTTCTATCGTAACACCAAATGGGAGCGACAGTTCCTACAGCGCACATAGACGAAATAGCTTACTTTAACTATATATGGATTACCTTCCCTACTCTTATCGCTGCTACTATCCGTGCAGGTGAAGATGCCGCTAAAGCCGGTAAGAGACATGGTAACATCTATACGACTACTGCTGGTAGACCAGATACTGAAACTGGTAGATTTGCTTTTAACTTATTCAACGAAGCTGCTGCATTTACTGAACGTATGTACGACTGTAAAGATAAGCCAGACTTAATAGATCTAGTTAAGAAGAATAGTGCTAAAGGTAAGACTATGGTCTATGCTGTCTTTAGTCATAGACAGTTAGGTAAGACTGATGCCTGGTTACGAGAAGTAGTGTTACGTACTTCTGCTAGTTCACAGGAAGATGTGGATCGTGACTATTTAAACTTATGGAAAGCAGGTCAGGAATTCGGTCCTATCCCACCAAACTTATTAAAGCTCATCCATCAATCTATGAAGGAACCTAAACACATAGATATGGAAGATAACTACATGACTAGGTGGTATGTTCATAAAGAGGTATTGGATACTGCTGATTTTAAAAATAAAAGTCTTATCCTCAGCATGGATAGTGGAGAGCAGATCGGTAATGACTATACTAGCTTTGTTATTATGGACCCTGCTGATATGGGCGTAGTCGGTACTCTGAGATGTAACGATAGTAATATCATACGATTAGCTAGACGTGCTGCTGATCTCATGGTCACTTATCCAAATATGGTTTATATACCTGAAGCTAAGTCTACTGGTAGAGCTATCTTAGATTACATCATCGATGACTTAGTCAATAGAGGTATTAATCCTTGGACTAGGATTTATAATAGAGCAGTGCAGTGTAGAGATGAGAATCAATTCAAAGATTTCAATATCTACACAGAACCTGCAGATGGATTAAATCGTAAATTATTTGGCTTTGTGACTAGTGGTGGAGATGGTCCAAACAGTAGAAATCAGCTATACAAGGGTACTCTACTGAAGTCCTTAAATCTCAATCACAGCCGAGTAAGAGACGAAACTCTGATCAAAGAATTCTGTGCTCTTTGTATCAAGAATGGTAGGATAGACCATGGTAATGGTAGACATGATGACTTAGTCATAGCTTACTTATTAGCTAGCTATCTACTCTTCTTTGGTAAGAATCTACATATGTATGGATTAAGTAAAGATCACATCTTAAGTAGTATCTCTTCTACTGGTAAAGATATCGATCCTAATCTTAAATCCTTCTACACAGAAATAAATGCTCAGATAAAGAAGCTAGAAGACTTACTAGATAATTGTCCTCCTAGTGAACTTATCCGTCATAGTTATTTACGTAAGTTAAATGATTTGCGTAGGATGCTGGATAAAGATGAAATAGTAACAGAACCTATTACTAAGATGCAAATGGATACACATGCTAGATCTATAGCAAATAGATCCATGGGTATCAATAGTGCTTCTGCTGCTCAATTGAGTAGATTCTTTTAATACATATAGCTACAGTACCTATCATAGGTACTGTAGCTATATCTCCTTATTCATTATTCCTTCAAGTATATATTACTATATTGATAATTATTACATCCACTAAAATATCTTATCAAAAAGGAGTACTGTCTACATGGATAAAACACCTACGATAGAATTAATCTATGAATTGAAAACACCTGCTAATATAGAAGTAGCACTAGCTGTAAAGAACACTCATCTCAAAGGTCCTGGTCAATGGGAACTCTTTGCTAAAACTCTTCTATTCGGAAACAAGAATAGATTTCAAGCTATGATGGTCGGTAGTTCAACTGACATGATCGAAGCTATGATCATCACTGCACAATGGAAAGAATATTTTCCCGGTAATCTCAATAATAAGAATTGTAGATACTTCTACACCACAGACTTGTTGGGCTTCACTGATCTGTTACCTCTTACTGTAGATATGGAAATACCTATAAAGTTGTACATCCAAGTAGCTGGTATGAATGAAGATGGTGTAGTCAATCATATCAATTGCAGAGCTACTGTGGATGAAAATGCGGAAGGTGTCATAAATCCGGTCTCTTGTGATCATTATCTCACCATTCACAAGATGTATAAAGATGCTCCGTATTCCGTATTGAGATACGATATCGGTTCTCTTCCTAAAGCCAATGATCGTAGTTCTTGCTTTATTACAGATGAAATAAAAGCAGACATCAACGATGAAGATATCTACACACCAGGTACTATTTACGAAATGACGGTAACTCCCAAACATCTTATAGAGATGTACGGAATTTCGTACGCTAGGATCACACCGTCACAAGACTAGAGGAGGTAATGTTATGGTAGACGATACTGTCTCAGATGCTGCTCTACGTATATTCATACATAACTTTACCTTAAAGTGGTATATGGACAAGTTGAATACTAATGACTTGTTGTTAGGTTCATATGAATCTATCGATGTACCAGAAGATACTAAGGTATTGGTGTATAGATTACCCAAAGAAAGAGCACAGATTATAAAGGCTGATGTGGACAATGACGTCAGAGTATTTCTTAAGGATAGGATCTTCAATAAGCTGCTGTATTTACCAGCAGTAAATAAAACTACTCTTACTGAAATGATGACTGACATCATGCATCGAGTATCACCTATTTACAGTTAACCCATATACCACTACAGTACCTATTACAAGTACTGTAGTGGTATATTTAATAAATACAATACCAGGATCGCCACTACGCCAAGCTTTATCCACGACGATGGTATATACTTCTTTAGCATCCATGGTCTGGACTACATGACCATCTACAGGAGATACTAGATCGTAAGTACTACCAGCCTTTACTGCTTCCATGAACTTATCAGTGATAGCTACGGAGAAGTTAAAGTTACTGAACTTACCATCTTCTTCTTTAGCATGAATGAATTCCATGATATCAGGGTGATCGATACGTAGGATGCCCATGTTAGCACCTCTACGTTTACCACCTTGTTTGACCTGTTCAGTAGCTGCATCGTAAATACTGATGAAAGAAAGAGGTCCGCTAGCGATACCACCGGTAGTACCTACGGAATCATTCTTAGGGCGTAGTTCACTGAAATCAAATCCAGTACCACCACCGGACTTATGGATGAGAGCAGTATGTTTCAATGTATCGAAAATAGATTCCATATTGTCGTGGACAGGAAGTACGAAACAGGCAGACAACTGACCATCGGGTTTACCTGCATTCATGAGGGTGGGTGAGTTAGGCAAGAATTCCATATTGGCCATCAGATAATAGAAATCGATCATCAGTCTATCGATATCTACTTTTCCATCCACATAGTTTCTTTCTACTTCGGCTGTTGTTTTAGCAACACGATAGAAAAGCTGTTCATATGTTTCGAGAGGGTTACCTTCTTTATCTTTAATGATGTATCTCTTATCTAATACCACTTTAGCATTATCGGAAAGAGCAGTGATCCTAGGTAGCTTATCGGGATTCAATACTAGTTTCATAAATAGACTCCTATCTTTAATGGGGATATAAATCGACATACCAAAGTGCCTATTTGTATATATGTACAAAGTGCTGGTCAATCTATTTGTACATATATATTAATTAAGTGAAGTACGATGCGTAAACTACGTATAATGCTTTAGTACCTATCCGATAAACCAGTTATACTTCTGGTGAATAAAAGTAGTAAAACAAATTTCAATACACTAAGGAGTATATCATGACCAAGATTTTCATTTCTTCCAATCCCGAGTCCCTGACTGCACATCTCTCCAACTTTTCCCATACCGCCACTGTCGAGGCGGAATACGGTTCTGTAGTGGTCGAAGGTTCCGTAGCCACTCTCGCCCACCATGGCGAGAGATCGTCCAACCCATGTCCGTGCCTGGGCGACAACCTGGGCATCGAAGTGGATGTCATCGGCGTCAGTCACTTTGATCTGGACACCCTCGGTGGTGTCCTCAGGGTCCTCAACCTGAAGGAAAAGGGCCACGATCTCTTCTGGACGGTGGTTGCGCTAGTGGACATCCGTGGCGTCCATAAGCTCGAAGAGATCAATAATCAATTGTGGCGCGAATCCACATTTGAGTCTCAATATCTGTCGGAGCTCAACCCCGATGGACATTTCTTCGACTGCGAGTGGGACGACGTAATCGATTCGCTCCATGGCTTTTGGGTCTGGAGTGAAGCCAATCGTCTCTTCCCTCCGAGGGACGGGTCTGTACAGGACGTCACTGACTTCTTCGAAGAAGCTATCAGGGTCATCAATCTTCTTATTGAGGGCGACGAGCTCAACAAGGAGTATAAGGCTCTGTCACAAGCAGGACGCAACTTGGTAGCAGCAAAGGCACAATTGGAAGCCGACAACTTCCGATCCATCGAAGGCGATGTCATCCTGCGTCAGTCGACGCAGTTTGTAAGCCACCTCTACTCCCATGAGGGAGTGGTCGGTCTAGTCGTGGTGGAGCACAATCCTAAGAAGGAATCAGTAACCATCAGTCTGACTGAGATGAAAAGCTCTGGGCAGAAAGAAGAGTAGAAGATCTAATCGCTGCCATCTTTAGTAAATATACCAGTTTCATCTCAAAGGAGAATCATCATGGAGTTGATAGAATACATTAATGTCGTTTGGCCGGAACTCATACTCATTAAGGCTGACGACTTAATGTTCGGTGGATTGAATCTAGTATCCTCTGACACACGGGAACTCACCCCTGCGGCAAAGAAGATATTGGACCACCATCAGTTGGTGTATGCTGGTGTGCACGACAGTAAGATAATGTGGATGACCAAGAAGGATATAGAACTCCTCAGGGGCAGGATAGCTGCCTATCTATCAGGTAGTACCACAAAGCCTGTTGGGGTGGCAATGTCCCTCATTCGCAAACTTTGAATAGAAGGAGAATTACCATGGACACATCTTATGAATTGTTCCAAGATGGTCGAATCCTTATGTTCACTGGGACCGATGTCAGGGAAGTGATACCGTGACACCCATGACCACGGAAGAATACAATGCTCTGGTGGAAGCTGGTCGTATCATCAACCAGCCGGTTGGTGACAATACCGCAGAAGTTATTACCACCAAGATCCACGAGGAAGACCAAGTATCCATATTCCGGATACATAATGCGATCGCCCTGTACTGGGCAGATTGCGGTCATCTTTACAGCGTATACGTCAAGTAATCATTTCAGGGATAGGTAGCTACAATAGCTACCTATCCCTACATGGAGTAATAGATTAATTTATTTTTTGTCGTATACTCATGCTATAGCACACATCCATTTCACCTATAGGAGAATAAACATGATAGAACCCGAAGTATACGCAGCTATAATTAAGATGTTACGGATAGAAGGACTGGTGTTGACTAATGATCCTGATGACCCAGGTGGTCTTAGTTGTTGTGGTATATCAAAACCCAATCACCCCACCTGGTCTGGATGGGATCTGATTGCTAAAGGCCATACTTCTTTGAATACAGGTAGTCCTTTACTGGAAGCAGTAGTAGATTTCTATCATGTGTTGTGGAACAAGTATAGCTTATCTACTCTCCCTATCGAATTAGCTGAAGAGATGTTCGACCAGATAGTGAATCCAGGTCCTTTTGCGATGACTACTAATCTTCAGACAGTACTGAATGCTCTTAATTATAAGAATGAATTTGGTAAAGATCTAGATACCGATGGTGGATATGGTAAGGATACTAGAGGTAGACTATTAGAAGTAGTAGCTAAAGGTCATGGTGAATTCGTCACTAAAGCTATGAATATGGAACAGGCTCATTATTATCTAATGCGTACTTTAGAAAACCCTGTAAAACGTAAGTATTATAAGGGTTGGTTAAAGCAGCGTTGTTTTAATTAAATATAGGTATACTACCACAGTAGCTACTAAAGCTACTGTGGTAGTATATTTCAATAACTGTAATTCAGGACCATTTCGCAGAAGATGAATACTTAGAAGTAAATTCAACCATGTTCTCTGTGGTTAACGAGTATGCTGGTATCATAGATTTACCATCTAATTCAGCTTTGAGTATTCGATGTACCCCATCTAAAATACGCATTTTATCTGAATTGAATTCCATCAATACAACAATAGGATATTTCTGATAATTAGATCTATTGATTCTATTTATGTGCGATAACAAATTCTTGAATGTTATCGGTAGTGGTGTAGGATCACTACCCTTGTTCAATTTAAGTGAACCCCAAGTGGTTTGGATATCTGTATCTATAATACGATCGATAGGGTTCTTTATAGGTTTAGCTACTATATCTTTATTACTAGTGACGTAATCGATTAAGTAGTTCACGTCGTAATGCTTTCCTTCATAACCAAACGTATGGGCATCTTCACTGAAGATCATACGTATTTTTTCCATACCGGCTACAAAATTCATATATCACCACCTATGGTCAATAAAGCATTTCACTATAGAGACGTACGTCACCACCACCTACCATACGTTTGATTTGTTTCTGTGCAGTGGCAATAGCTAGTCCTTCTACTCTATCCACAAATCTATTCTTGTTAGTGATGAATCCTTGCACGATATCCTTTCTACCCCAATCACCAGAAGTAGTATCTAATTGCTCATGCATGAATCTATCATAATGTCTAGCACCACAGATGACACTACCGGTTCTATTCATGATAGCAGCACTGACTATGACTTCAGGTAAAGCTGGAGTAGAAGGTACTTCTACAGTAGGAGGAGTCTTTGTACCTATGGGGAGGTTACTTGTATCTACCATAATTGACCTACAGATATCTAAAGGATTTTACGATGATGTAAAGGATAAGGGCTATCTTTAATGAAGTGACTGTAGCTGGTCTACGACTAATATTACAACCATCGATAAATACAGCAGCGCTATCTCTAATGGAAAGGATGTTAGGATCGTTGATACGTGAGCTGCTATATACGTCTTTTATAGCCTTCAGTATCTCTACCTTGCTATTCATATTTACGTTGTTTTGGATGCAATATCTGTACGATTTCTGGATAGTTTTAGCTACGAAAATACGTAGTCCTAAATAAGTATCCTGATTGTTAATCGTCTGTACTTCATCTAATCCTTTATCCGTAGTTTTAGCTCTAGCCTGCAATAAGGCTTTTTCAGAGAACTTTATCAATACAGACTTAAACAAGTCATATCGGATATTAGTATGCATCTTACACATCAAGGTAATTAACTCTGGTGTAATGAACTGATGGACAGACATCATCTCATTAGTGAGATTAGAAGTCATACTGTCAAATACAGATACTTGATTAACTACTATCTTCTCACCTTCGATATCATTACCAGTGATACCATAACTAGCTACTTCATCATGTTGTTCTTTCTTGACATAATAAGCTGAAGTAACGATATTGATCTGATTACGTATCCTAGTCTGGATATCAGTGATAAGGTAAAGGATCTTACCATCGTCATCATACTTAGCGATAGTGTCCTTGTGGATGCTATCGTTAGAGATGAGTTCTTCTGCACGTACTTCGATGACTTTCTTCCAAGTACCATACTTAGTAATAGCAAACTTATTAGATAAGCCATTGACGGTAGCTTGCATCACACCTTCATCTGCTTTATACCTAAAGCGATGATTCACTAAGCTAGTAAAGAACTTATACTGAAAGATCTTAAATACTGTAAGTAGTAAAGTCTCTTTCTCTTTATCAGAAATACCGATAGACTTAGTTGAAGAAGTATGAATCTTATGCACTACGTAAGTAATAAAGATGTTGAATGGATCAGACTGTACCTTTCTAGCACTATCGACGGCATCTAGCTTTATGATGAGTTTCTTTAACTCACCACGTTGTAGACCCATGACCAAATTATCAAACTTATTATTCTTAAGATACTTATTGAATTCTTTACCACTGGTATTAAAGATATCGAAGAACATATCTTGATCTTGATTAGTAAAGAATACTGGGATGACTCCTAAGTAAGGAGAGTTAAGTGCTAAAGCGTTCTTATCCCTAGTTTCAAACATGATAAGATAACGGATAAGATTCTGGAATACAGCTTTAGTGATCGTTATAGGGAATTCTTTCTCTAATAAAGCTTTGATAGTAGAGGACATACGTGTATCCTTTATAGGTAGTAAATTTATAAGGTAGACATAGGATCGCTACGTTGTGTATTTATAGAGTGGTCTATCATCTTTACTTTAAGTATATATTACTAAAATGAGAAGTTATATTTAACAAACCTTATATAAGCCATTACTCTTTATCAAGGAGGTATTTATGAGTAGAGATATATTTATGTACGTACCGAAAGATACGGCTTCAGTTATCAGTGGACTGCAATTAGAATTAGTTAATCCAATGGAACATCTATTCGTTCATGGTAGTCGTAGATTCGGGTATCACTTACCTGAAAGTGAGACTGATATTACTATTTATATGAACACAGGCGATAGATGTCAGATGCACGATATCTTAAATCTTTTACAGGATGCTTTTGATTTTAGAAGTTTCCAAATGCACATGTCGAGTTGGGAAACAATCACTCTACGTACTGTACAAGAAGAATATCTAGATGACTTTCTTCCGAACGATGAAGGCGTAGCTTATTTTCATTTACCTTTACATCGTTTACATATCCGTGTTTACAATAGTCTCCGTCTCTTTAATAAAGAAAAGGAGCTACTTGAGCTCATAGATAAATGTATCAGTGATAGCGATATATCTGATATAATAGATCTCAGGATAGAAGGAAAACCTTATAATGGAAAGGCTGCTATCGATATCCTGAAGAACAAATACAAGGATAAAGCCATAGCTAGGTTTAAAGACTGGGGTGGTTTACTCTTTGGGTTCTTTAACAAAAAGGACAAATCATGCTTAAAGTAGGTCAAGTCACAAAAGCATACGATAAACTATCCACCATGACCTGTACTAATCCTCGTGACATGGGTAGGATACTGACAACACTATCCCTACAGGAAGAATTAGGCACCGAAGCTGTATTCGTATGTGGTAGTCGTAGATTCGGTTACTATCTACCCGACAGTGATTTGGATATCACTATCTACTACAAAACTGTAGGTAATGAAAAGCTATCAGTAGAACATCTCCTCTACTTAGACTTATTTGAATTTATCCGGGGTATAAATCCTAAAGGTATAGAAAAAGATAAACTGCTCGTAGAGGATAATAGTGTCGAACATAGATGGGATACAGAGTATACTGGAGCAAAGGTATTTCATATACCTGCTTTTGATATACACCTACGAGTACATACAGACCTCTATACCTTTGAAAAGGAAAAGGCAGTACATGAGCTAGTACAAAGACGTGTACATAAACGTATCATCGATAAGATCAAGTACTATAGGTTGAACGATCCTTCAGATTATCCTATCAAAGGAGCTAATATTTATAACTCTTTAAAAGAACAATACGTGGATAAGAATCCCAATGTATTACGTCGTCTTTATTGGTGGATCACCTCTTACTTACATCATCCCAAGGAGTTTATGTGATGACTCGATATCCACATCTCACACCTCCAGTACGTATGTTCATGCGTATGTTGGAAGAATCCATCGGTAATAAAGATCATGTCTTTTTATGTGGTAGCCGTAGATTTGGTTATCATCTAGATAGTAGTGATACGGACATTACTATTTGCTTACCTAACATCGGTAGATACCCGCTACTGAAAGCAGGTGAATTGAAAAAGATACTGTGGTTTCTCAAACACGATATCACTCATATCGACACTGGCGATTATGACAGTAAGCTGTTCGGTATCCAGTTATTCCATATCGAAGTATTGGATATCCATCTCCGTGTCCACCATGACATCAACGATTTCAATACGGAGAAGAAGGAACACGAAATCATCGAAAGAAAGATCACGGATAAGGAAATCTATGATTGGAAGGATAAGAAATTGAAGTACATCATAAGTCACCGAACCTTACCCAGTGGTACTTCTTTCTATTTGGAATTACGTAGGAAATACCTCGATGATACTTCTGTCGTCGAAAAATATATTCCTTGGTTCCATTCCTTATTTGTAAACGGGAGAAAGTTAGTTAAGTGCACTTTACGATAAATAAAATTAAAGAGGTGTGTATATGGCTAAATATACGGAGAAGATGATTCCCGTAACACTGACATTAGACGATAAGACTTGGTATTGTGGTAGTAATCCCACTAACGAAGAAGCAGATAGCCTACCTTTGATAGTTACTCATCTAGGTAGGCATCATGCCGATGAAGTGTTCGGTATAGCTATGCTATTACTTGGGCCACTCAAGAATAAGGATAAAGTCTATATCGTCAGAAATAGAGATAGATACTGGCAGACTAAAGGTGATTATGTCATCGATGTAGGTCAGTACTATGATCCGGTCAATAACAGATTTGATCATCATCAGCATGATTTCGATATCTGTTATCCCGACGGTACCCTCTATGCTAGTGCTGGTCTCACTTGGTTGAAATACGGACAAGATATCATAGAAGATATTTGTGACCGTACAGTAGACTCTGTGTTTATAAACGGTAATCTTATTTATGAGGTGTACGGTAAAATCACTGAGATTATCAAAAGGATAGATAATGCCGATAACGGTCAATTGTCCAGTGAAGGCGTGGCCAATGCTGTCGGTAACATGATAGCAAATGCTAATCCTACCAGACACAGATTTAAGAATATGCCTATGGAATACAATAAGCATTTCTTAGCTTGTCTACTCTCTACCTATCAATGGTTCAGAAACTATATAGAAACAGAACTATTGATCTCTGTGGGTGGAAAGTATCTGGAAGAGACCAGTAAAAGCAGTGATGATGTAGAATATCTCTTTATACCCCAGGATATACCTTGGAAGGATATGCTCTGGTCTAAATGGGATATCTTGGATAAGTATCAGCTCATCATCTCTTCCTCAGAAGATGAAGAAGATGCAGCTTGGGCTATCCATAGTCTACCAGTACATCCTGGTCGTAGCTTTAGTCTTCGTTGTCCTGCTCCTATAGAGATCAGAGGTCTATCGACTAAGGAGATCTATGAGAATACAGGTATCGACGATGTGAAGTACTGTCACAGAAATGGATTCGTGACCTATACGAATACCAAGGAATCAGCTATAGCTATGGCTAAATACATCATAGCTAGAAACAAAGAAGAAGCTTCTACTGTTAATTGGAAACCTTAAACGTATAGCTACATGTGACACAGGGGATACCCATGTCACATGTAGCTATTTTAAATACACTATATCATTTTATTTTTAGGAGCATTTAAGGATGTTACCAAATAATCTTATCTTAGGACAGATATATCCTCCTATACATCATTTCACCAGAGAACAAATACTAAAATATCTACCTATAGCCAAAGCTATGGATACCCATCTGGAATCTGATCATCTTACAGTGGCTAAACATGCTCACCTATACCACCACGACAGATATCTCGTTTCTAAAAAGGATTTATCTGAATGGATAAGATATAGATTAGATAATCCTTTTAAAGGAGCTACTAAGTTATATGGTGTGATAGATCTAGATACGGATGATCTGATAGCTATAGCATTCATAAAGACTACACCATTTTCCTCGTATTCTACGATAGAAGGTATATATGTAGCTCCTAGTTATAGAAATAAAGGTATATTTAAAAATATACATAATTATCTAATTAAGCTAACGGAAGTAGATGAATTTCGTCTACATACCGTAGTAGGTACGAAAGTAGGTGATACTCCTATAGATACGATATATGAAAGATTGGGATATAGTCACACTAGTACTTTCCACATAACACCTATAGATGACCTATTCGATAGAGCTAAAGATCATAAAGTGAAACACTATCCTGGTATAGATCTAAAACTTATCGCTACTGATCCTTCTCCATATATAGATCATATCGCCACTAAAGCCGGTATTAAACACAAGTTATATAAAAGGATATCTCTCATGGATACAAGATTAGATGATCCTTACTTAAGTATAAAAATGATAGAAGATCAACTATACAGCAATGATGACATACGTTGGTTGACTATGGCTAATGTATATAGTACTTCTAAAACTTTAATAGCCATAGATACCATGACTAAAAAGTTGTGTGATACTTTACTGAAAGTAGTACCCACATTAAAATCTATAGCTTATGAAGTACCTGTAGATACTACACCAGATAGTCGCATATTACATGATATCATAAAAGGTATACCTACCTATCGTAAGTGGTCACTGACACTATGACCGATATGGTATGACCATCACTTTCACCCTATAACCTAAGCATAAAGAGGAATGGTATATGTGTAAGAAATTTATCTCTATCTGGACTTTAAAAGCTATGTTGGGTTTTATGATCCTAGCTATGCTCTTTGCTTGTTCTAATAAACAAGCTGAAGTACCGGCTAACACTACTACCGATACTGTAGTAGTGGATACCACTAACGCTACCACGGTCGAAGTAGCCGAACCTCAGTTAGATGAAGTACTTATACTTAACTCTGTAAAGACTATCAAGTCTATCGATATCGTAGCTGATATGTCCTTTAAGATCTTAGGTGATCTCTATACTGAAGGTGTCATCACTGAAGAACAGAAAGTCACTCTCATTAAAGTAGGTGACGTAGTACGTACCAATCAGAACTTAGCTAGAGCAGCTCTTACTTCCTATATGTATGCAGATAAGATGTCAGCAGATAGCACTAAAGATAAACTCATCAATACTCTAGTACTCTCAGCTAAGTCTTTTTATAAAATGAAAGATGAAGTAGCTAAGACCTATAGTGGTATCACAGGTAAGGATATCAATATCCCAGATATCTTTATGTTTGATACTATTTCTAATCTCTTAATCCAGGAGTAATATAACCATGTCTACTGAAGAAACTAAAACACTGCAGATGAATAAAGAAACTGCTATGATGCTTTTGATCTTAGCAGGTAAATATGGTGTAGATGCAGTAAAGGATTTGATCAAGGTATGGAAGGATGATACACCTATTACGGTAGAATCCTTAGAAGCTATGGACTTTAAGTTTAAAGATCCAGCTAGCTACTTCGAAAAGAAATAAGATATCTCATATACTACTACAGCTATCTAAGTGATAGCTGTAGTAGTATATAGTTTATATCATATAAAAACATCACTCAGTAGGATAGTACTGCTATCTCTTTTTTATAAATATCCAGATAGAAAACATACAGTAAATCACACATACTTATCTATAGATATTTAAAGATAAACAAATAAAGTATATTTATCATATCTTTAAATAACGTAAATAGTATCAGTAGTACATCTATCTATTGTCTCTCTTACTAGATATACCACAACATATATGTATTATATAAGTTATGATGTATCACGTTATACACACTTAGCTATCACTCAGTTATCATTATTTCAGTATTACTCTATAAACACCATATCTCTTCTACCATTCATACCACAACATAGATGGTGTAGTATAAGTAGTAATGTATCTCAAATAACTTTAAATATTTCATAACTAACTATTACTATTTTATTTAAATATCAGCATTCGCTATCTACTTATCAAATACTAGTCTCTTGTTTACTATTACTTTAAATTTCATATATAGATATACTGTCACTACTTTGTGGTAGTGACAGTATATCTTATCAAATTATTTCTTTTATCTTTTTATACTTAATACGTTTATTGTATATTAAGTATAAGTTCTTTTAATTAGCTTAGTTTGTCAGTAGTACTATTATCTTAATAATAATTACTTATCAACTATAACATAGTTACTGTTTGTAAAAAAATACACACTACTTAATTAGTATTATCCTCATAGATTTTAAATAGTATTTTATCAGTTATTCACCTATCTATCTACAGTAGCGAGTAGCTATTGTAGATGGTGTATGTCTTATCACATTCTAATCGTAGAGTACTACTTTAGTATGTACTTTTAATAAGATTTAGAAATTATTACTTTAGTAGTTATTTTAATAAGATTTAAAGAATTATTAATTTAGTAATTTTATTAATATTAAATTTATGTAATAGTTGATACACGATCTATATATTGTGATTATACTCCTTTAAGGGTTAGGGGGTGTGGTAGGATGGGGTAGGGGTGGGGTTTGTTAAGGGGTAGGGGATAGGGGAAACCTAGGAGAGGGGGGAAGGGTGGTGGACCAAGACTCCGTATGGATTTCCTCATACTTTTACCACATAGTGTCACCTACTACTTCTACGTTAATGAAATCTACTACTGTGTAATTAATTACACACCCTAAATATGAGATAGCACGATAGTGCTATACTGCTAACACAAGTGTTAAAAGTACGGCTATACAGGGATACAGCCAATGGCTGTATCCCTGTAGCCTTTATCCATGTAAACTTTTACAACATATAAGTCAAAATACTACGTAGTCTCTCAGGTTCTAATACAGAGATACTATTGAACTGTTTAATCAACTCTTCATATCTCTCATACTGATCACTGTAGCTTTCGATAGTAGTCTTAAAGATACCTAGTTCCTGACCACCACTGAGATAAGTACGGTCTACAGCAAATATCATCTTATTAAAGATATAAGCCTTTACTCCAGCTACTACTAATTCACCAAAGGTAGGGATGATATTTACGTCCATATTAGTGAAGTTCTCATCGTAAGCTATACGACATTCTAAAATCCAATCCAGATGACTTAACTGAGGAGGATTGAGTTTTACTACATCGCCAGCTAGTAAGATAGGAGTAGGGGTAGAAATATGATCGGTATGTGTATGTGAGTTAAGTGCTAGACAAGCCATATCACTAATGTGTCTACCTGTACCCATACCAGCTATAGATTGAGCTCCCATAGCATCACCAGCTAAGCTATATGGGATGCGAATAGATATAGCTGCATTGATAGATCTATTCTCTCTAGCATGAGGTAAGATACGATAAACGGACCAAGTATTAGATACGCCTAAACTGTAGGGTAATGGGGGATCTAGACATACAGCATTTTCAGTAGTTAGTGCTATCTTAGATAACTTACCACCACCGTTATTGCAATCGGCTAAGATGACACTATGGATGACATCATTGATGATACACATATCTAAACTGATACCACGGACACTGGGAGTGAAGGTAGCTTCTAGGATTTCTCTAGGTATCTTAAAGTAAATACGATTTAAAGCTAATTGGATAGGATCTTGCATGGTATTACCTATGGGTGTGTTAAAAGGATATGGTGGGTATACCATTTTGGAGATGTATCTGTAGAGGATTATTTTTACTCTATATCTTTTAGGACAAAGAGTAGATATAAAAGATAGTGTATAGAGGGAGATCGTAGCTCTCCTCTCTCTTTCTATATAGTAGCGAAAGCTCGTAGTGTTTGGGGAAGCACTAATATCTTTTATATCTATATATACTCTGGATGTCGTACTATAGCTGATATATCGGGTGGGACTAGTACATCACCTGTAGTGCGGCATCCAGTCCTTACTTTAAATTTGTAAATTACTCCAAAGGAGTCTCATATGCTTTTACAGCTCACTACTAAATGTCATGGTAATTGTAAGCATTGTTTTGTAGATGCTACTCCTGAAGGTCGTCATATGAATTGGCCTACTTTGAATTCAGTTATATCCTTTATCAAACACCTTCCTCCTGCTTCTATGGAACTACTCAGTAGTATCCCTACCAGTATGAGACCTGTTAATCTAGTAGTCAGTGGTGGTGAGTTTACTGAACACCCTGAATTTGCTGAGATGATCACTCATATCGCTAATGAATTACTTGATATGAATATCATCCTAGAATCCAATGGTAGTTGGTTGGGTGATCCTGAAAAGGAAAAAGGACTCCGTAGTATCTTAGGATTGGATATGGTACGTTTGCTTTTGGTCACTACTCACCATAAGTACTATCCTGATTACAATAAGACCATGCTCAGTAAAGAAGCTTTTCTGGAATTCGGAGAAGCAGTAGCAGCTGATCTTATTGAGATTCCTGAAGGTAGTGAAGATAAGATCACAGCTGTCCCGGTAGAGAGTAAAGTTAGGTTTGATCCTGATTGGCAAGATAACATCGAGATAGTCAGGTTGGGTAGAGGTGCTAATCTTCCTCCTGTCAGAGAGAAAGATAAGAAACCAGCAGTACCTAACTGTATGCAGATGATCATGATTTCACATGAACAGGATGATCTGGCTGCAGTCATGGTCAGTATGGAACACCGTGGGCTTTATACTTCTCCCATCTTTGGAGTGGATGGTAAGATCCATAATGGAGTATCTCAGCTTTGTACAGCTATCGGTCATGTAGATAACCAAGATTACGAAGGTATTTATCATTTGATAAAAGATGAACTTAATCCTTGTGGTCTTTGTGGTCTCAATGAACGTATCCCTGAGGCTATCAATATCAGGTTGAAGCAAGCACGTAGATTTAAATTAGTATAGGAGTCTATCATGCACTCTGATTATAAATTGAACATACTCCATACTCCTGCTGTCAAAGAAGATGAAGGACGTATGGTGTTGTGTAAGGATATCTTTACTTTAGATGTAAAGCTCCATAGGCACATGTGTGCTATAGATCCGTATTACGATCTCATTTGTAAGAGTGTGCGTAATAATAACTTCTGGGCTGATCTGAAGATCTGGTGGGAAGAATACGGTAAAGATACTTTTATCGTAGGTGTATACCACAAACCCACACATACCTATGTCGGTGCCGGTATAGCTCGTACTGTCGGTAATAAGCTCTCTATGATGATAGAGACTGTTTACATAGAAGAAGAGCATAGAGGTAAAGGTATCTTACGTGGTCTCACTGATATGTATCAGGATATCTGTAAACGTATCGGTGTTTCTAGTCTTACTATTAATAGTAGTAGTGTGAATGGTACTGTTACTGAACAGTATGCTCATCTGGGATTCATTCCATATACTTATCAGTATGCTGCTATCATTAATCCTAAAGGTAAGCATCCTAAGAGTACTTTTGAGTTGACTAGATATGCTGGGATGGATGCTATAAAAGTATCACCTCGTTTAGCTGGTACTAGAAGAAAGCTTAATCCGATAGTGAGATCGCTGACTGATAATCTCTTTATGTATAATCAAAGCCTACCTTACATGAATTGGATGGTCGGTGGAGTATCTAAAGCACGTATGTTCTATACCGTGGAACCTGAAGAGATCCAAGCTATCTTTAATATCGAATATCTACATGAGTCTAGCTTTAAAAAGATAGAGTTAGATGAAAATGCAGGTAAGGTATTTCTCTACGATATCCGTCAAGCTTATCCTAAGGTAAAGATCGTATTAGCTCATGCTCTTTGTGGTGATACTGAATACCACAGGTATCTGGAAAAGTTAGGGATGACCTTACTTCACACTAGAGCATACAGGAAGGTATAACTATGGATATCCCTACATTTGAAAGTAGTAAGGTATGGAAAGCTTTCGCTAAAGCGTTTCCTACGGTCCTAGAAGATGTATATGGTGCGGATTATACTCCTGATGTGGAGATGGATATTGTTTATGCTTATTCATATATTTTGTTGAAGTTTAGACACATCCATAATGAGAACATAAATGTATCAGAGATACGGTATAAATATGTAGCTGAAAAAGAGACATTTATACCATTCACACCTACTCTATTGGGTGATGATGAATTTAAAGAAATAGCTTGTGCTCTCTATGCTAAATACGTGAGTGTAGCAGTCATAGCTGAAATCTTAGATACGACCACTACTAAGATCTATTCAGTCATGAATAAATGCAAGGTATAGGTATCTAACATGAATGATATTTTATTTTATATCCTGGTATGGAAAAGTACCGTAGTGGATAAAAAGGAACAGGAAGATAAGTTCAATATGCTTAAAGGTAAATGGGATCAAGATATCCCTCACCGTGAGTATATACATCATCCTTTATCTGAAGGCGTAGCTAATATGCTGGATATCTATAAGGATGATACAGCTAACAATATCCATTATGCTAACTTTATTGTACCAGAAAAAGTCAATAAAGTCACTATATCTAAAGCTATCAAGTTTATAGCTATGGATTTTAGTCATGAGTTGGATAGACCTATTACTATCTATAGTGGATATGATGACGGTAGTATAAAACTATTTGATCGTATCTTTACAAAAGAAGATTATCCTGATATCCCTTTTGTGAAAGCTACTAAACCTAGTATCCAATTAATGAATGTCACTAATCATCCGTTGGAAGCTATCTACACTGGTGCATCTACTTGCTATTCCGACGAAGACCCTATGGATATCTTTAATAGAGCTATAGGTACTATCGATATTAAAGGAAATAAAGATAAGTGTAGAGACCTGGTGGATAAATGTATCTCTAGTAGACATATGTCAGTAACTGAACATGCTAACTTTACCTTCGTCATTAGATGCAGTAGAGCTACTAGTCATCAGTTAGTCAGAAAACGTATGGCTAGTTATTCCCAACGTAGCCAGCGTTATTGTGGCGTAAAAATCATGGAGGTCATCGTACCTCCTAAGTTCGATAAGAATATCTTTACTAGAGCTCATTTCATGGGCACCATATTCACCAATATGGTAGACACTATAGCTCTTAAAGAACTTACAGTAGATCTTACTGGTGATGAACCACCTAATGAAGATCTCAGATATCTGTACCACAATGCGGCTATGACTGAAGTGGTGATGACACTTAATCTGAATAGCTTTATGGGTTTCCTGAATGAGCGTATGTGCACATGTGCTCAATGGGAAATCAGAGGTATAGCTACAGATGCTAAGAGACTGGTACAGAACTACAATCACGAGTTAGTTAGGAATGACGTCTTTGGTCCTAAGTGCGATGCTCTTGGTTATTGTCCGGAACCTAAGAAAAGATCATGTGGTAGAAGACCACTGAAGTCTTATTTCCTAGGTAGATTGTAACTTCTGTATACTTTCGAGTATATATTACTAAAGTGACTATATATGTACTCATGCAGCTGGCGGTGTACGATTGGCGTACACTGCTAGACTGTATGGGTATCTATTATTTTCACAAGGAGAAATACCATGCCTAATGTAAATGAAATTACAGAGACTGATATGGTCGATGAACCTAAAGAAGAAAAGATGAAATATTCACTTGTACTTTCAGATGATGGAGATGACTGTGGTCTGGTACTTACTAAGGATATGAATCTCAGTATCTTTCTTCCAGCTAACTATAAGGAAAAGCTGGATAGCGGTATCCCTATCCCTGAGAATGTACAGTTTATCAGTACTATATACCAAGTCCTCAGTAATGAAGAAACTAAGCAAGAATTGGTTAGCGCTATTGTCGAATTGGCTAATCGTATTCTTCCTAAAGTAAGATGATTTTAAATTCACTCCACTACACTACTTTACTATTTCAGTAAAGTAGTGTAGTGGGTAAAGGAGATCACGTTTTGAATGCTAAAGGTAAACTATCTCATTTGGAGTGGGTTCCTTATGAATATGAAAATTATCTAGCAGAAGAAAGGAGAAATGCAGGTTACAATATAAATGATTTTATTGAGGTCATTGGTGGATCTAGAAAGGATCGTTATGTCTATAGAGCAATAGAGTTGGGTACAATTTCTCCTGTTTATTCATTTAAACCAAATGAAGGTATGATACGGCCCATTGTTTTAAATGCTTGTAACTTCTTAGGTATTTCTTTTGCAGAACTTTTTCCTAGGGAAGTATGTTTGCTCAACAATACATTCGATGAAGACAATGAACCATTTACACTATCTCAATTAAATGACCTATTGTGTATAGAAGATTATTCGTATGACGAAGTCGATACTCAACACGACTTTAAAAAGCTATTAGACATTATAGCTACTTTCGATACCTCGGGTAGAAAAGCCAAGATATTTTATCTCTATACTCAAGGGTATACCTACAAGGAGATAGGAAAGATGTTTAATATGAGCGCAAACCGATGTTTACAACTACATAATCAGGTGTTTTGCGAATTAAGACGCAGACAAGGTAATAAGGAAATAGATCATCCATGGATACAATATCATGTGACGGACGATCCTTCATACCTATAACTTTTAAATAAAAGGAAGTGTATATACATTTTATTTGAACAAAAGGAGATATAGATGAGAGTAGTCATAGCTGGTAGTCGAGGTATAATGAATTATGAAGTAGTAGCTAAAGCTGTAGCTGCTAGTGGATTTGATATCACTACAGTCATTAGTGGTACTGCTCGTGGTGTAGATCAATTAGGTGAAGAATACGCTAGACGTAATGACATACCAGTAGAAAGATATCCTGCTCAATGGAAAGTCAATGGTAAATTGGATAAGTCTGCTGGATATAAACGAAATGCCATTATGGTACGAGTAGCAGATGCTGTTATAGCTATTTGGGATGGTGTCAGTCCTGGCACTAAGTCCACTATAGATCTAGCAGATAGACAAGGCGTACCTTGCTTCGTTTATAAAGTTTAAGATATAGCTACTACTCTACCCCAATGATAGGGTAGAGTAGTAGCATTTGTATCGTCTATTTCTTTTAGATATCCAGTGCTATGATAGCACCATTACCCGTGGTGTACAATCTAGTATCGATATGTAACCAGCTGCACGGTACACCATTCAAAGATCTTTCTATAGTGGTGAGATAGCGATAAGCATCGTATTTAGTGTCTGGGTCACTACGCCAGCCACCACCTTTAAACAGACCCAACTTATCCATCTCCTTTACCACTTCAGGAGCAGGGATATTTCTGAACTTGAGATCGAAAGCTCTACCGAACTTATGCTGTGACAATACGCTACCTGTATCGGTATCTGAACGTCTTAAGCCAGATTCAGAGAATACACCACTACCTTTACGAATAGTGTAGCCTTTATCAGTTTTCTGATACCAGTTATTGATAGTGCAGGGACCGTAGAGTTCTCTCAGCTGATCGATGGTCCAAAGTGCATATCGATCTAATACACCCCAGATAAGGTGCAGTTTATTCATCTTAGCATATTGGTCGTATACTTCCGGGTATACCAATTCATATAATTCGAAGTGCTTCGGTTTATACATGAGTGGGATGTCATTCAAGGCCATTTAATTATCCTCCTAGGATGTGTAAATATGTGTAATTTACCGGTATACTATTGTACCCGATACCTCCTTATACTTACAACGTGGAATATATGAGTCATGAAAGAAATAGCGGATATCAATAAGCACAAAGATGAGTTCAGACTTAGACTCCTAGTGACTAACATGTGTAATCGTAAATGCTCTTTTTGTTTGAACGACTTCCAAGAGAAGAATGCTCTTCCTCGTATGTTAGATAATGAATTGGCTAAATCATACATACGTGCTTATGGTAGTTACATGGAGGCTAAAGGTGAAAAAGCTATATTGAATATAAGTGGAGGAGAACCTGGAGTATATAAACAGTTAATAGAATTAGTGAATTGTGGATTAGCTTCAGAAGTACACACCATCATAAATACCAATGGTACCATATTTCACAATATGGATTGGTTTCTTATGAAATACAATGTGGGTAAAGTGCGAGTACATGTATTACCTGGTCAGTTAGACGATTATAAAGCTATGTCATTTTCTCCAGTAGAAATACAAGCTGTATATACCAATGATCTAACAGATGAACTAGGTGAAGAACTAGTAGAGTATTATACTGGATTGGATCTACCTATAAAGTTCTTTGTAGACTTTTATGGTGACGAAGCTCTCAACACTAGATATGTAAATTTCATTCAAAATATGAGAGCTAAGTATCCTGATAAGATTATAAAGGCTAGATATACTGGTATCCAACAGAACAGAGGTATGGGTTGTAATGGATGTGATAGGAAATGTATTACGTTAAAAGCATTGTGGTTATTTCCAAATGGAGTAGCGAGCACTTGCCCACAATTAGATAAACACCATTATCCTAAAGCAACTACCGAAAAGGATATATATCAGCAGATACATGCCGCTTATAAGTTCCACATGAATGGTTGTAAACATACATAGGAGTATTTATGTATACCGTAAACCAAATGGAATTAGTTTATTACATAGCTAATAACTTAACATCATTCGTACAGAGTTTATACGCCGAAGGGACATACAGTAGATCGTATAGAGATTTATACAGAGTGCATCATCTTGACTTAGAGAGTATGACCGAATATTTCCCTTTTATGGAGAATATCGATAAAGGACACAAAACTCTTGAACTGCTCAAACACATTATTTTGTTTCATGTCGATAAAGGACCTAAAGCTAGAGTAGCAGTAGGTGAATTAACTAATCTGCGTCATCCTGACTATTCTGAATATCTATTACCGCTCATTGAATTAGGTCTGATAAGATTATCGGTCGCTGATGCTGGAGATGATCCGATGGATATTTATATCCAGATATTGGATTTTGATAATTTCATACAAGCATACAAAACAGCATTAGTGAAATATCTGTTATCTTTCACGGATTTTAATTTATGCAAACCTAATGTATTACATTTGGTGTTTCGTATTGTTAATGATGGTATACACAAAACATACATCAATAAAGATGTATACAAGGAACATCTTGATATTTGTATAGATAGAGTAGCTACTTATTGGACATCTAAATCTAATAAGTATTTGGGTACCGGTAACTCTGCTATATTGTTTCCTTTTATGACAGATGCGGAACGTAGATTGTTGTTACTTATGCAGTACAATACCAAGACCACTAAGAAGAATAAGAATATCGATTTCACTTTTAGTTTGAAAGAACTAGAGCCTGAAAGGGATATATCTACTAAGTATAGATCTATTTGTTCTTTATTACAGATGGGTTTCATTGATTGTGCTATATGTAGTTTCTCTCCATGTAAATGGAAGTTTAGTCTCACTATGCGATTCAAGGTAGCGGATATCGACACTATAGTGAATGAAGTTTATCCTATTTGGATGAGCAGGTATTTGGCTACTAATACTAGACATATAGAGTCTATTTCTAAGATTTAATAAGGTGTACACCACAGTAGCTATCACGGCTACTGTGGTGTATATTTTTTTTGTTTAGTTAGCAGCTAGAAATGCTTCGATGGCAGCGATGTTATCTCTGACTTCCTGTAGTTGAGTGGCTACTGTAGTCTGAAATGCACCAAAAGCTTCATTGGTAGACACGATATCGCCATTGATACCATTAAGAAGATTAGTGACGTGATCGACAGTAGTGCTAATTTGCTCAAGTGTTTCTAGTTTAGTTTCCGCACTATCCATTCGTTCATCTAAACTATTGAGTAGATCTATCTGAGCTACACTATTGGCTACTTGCTGAGCTACGATATATTGTAAACTAGACAATGCACTAGTATGATCGGTATCGTTATTGATCAAAGTGATAAGTTCACCTTCAATATGAGTAAGTGAACCATGGATAGTTTCAATAGCATTATTGTAAGTAAAACGATCTCTCTGGAATTCGATTTCACTAGCTTTACTGGCTTCTAGTTCATTGACCTGGATGACAGTATCGGACAGCTTAGTGACCTGATCAATGATGAGATTAGTCTGCTGCGCAAAGATAGTCTGTAATCTCAGGATAGCGACATTCTGCTCTTCGATGCAATTACGCATATATTGAATTTCAGATTGTACTACATCCACTAAAGCTTTGAGCTCTGGTTTTAATACTGAATGTACGACTGTTTTTATATTCGGAATGGGCAATGCACCCAAATCTGCTGATGGGGTATTAGAGCTCATGGATATATCACTCCTTAAGTAAAAATTGTAAGATATACTAGTATATCATGCTTGGTCTGTAGCGGGTATAAAATTAAAAAGAACGACCTTACTTTACACCCCCTGTAGCCTTAAGAGAGCGTATATATGAATATCACACATGCCTATATAGAAGGACTTAAGTCATTTAAGTTCTCTGAAATAGATAGTCTAGAGGTAGACCTAGTCAAACCTATAAATATAGTGATGGGTGGTAATGGTAGCGGAAAGAGTACCTTTTTGCAGATACTTTCTGCCTATCCACCACCAAGACCTGATTTCGAAAAGAACGGTAAGTTAGTGCATCACATCGAACATGAAGGTAAATCTTACATCCTCACTACTGATTTTGGTAACAGACATGGTGCACATAGTTTTAAGGTAGAAGGTAAGGAGTTGAATACCAGTGGTGTCACTGGTGTGCAACAGGAATTGGTAGAGAAGTACCTAGGTTACACTCCTAAGGTAAAAGGCTTATGTCATATGGAGTACGATATTTGTCGTATGGGACCTAGTGAGCGTAAGTCATTTTTTATCTCTATGAACCCTGTAGACTTATCTCTACTATTAGAAAAACATAAAAAGAGTCTATCTAAGATCAGAGAGTTTAAGAATAACCTAGCTATGCTCCATAATAGGAAAGTAGAAGTAGAAGCTAAACTCTTAGATAAAGATACTCTTACGGCTACTTATAGGAATAAGGAAGTATTAGTTGAACAAAGTAGATTATTGGATAAGTTGATGTATGCTTTAGAACAGCATATCGAACAACTTAACAACAAGTACAGACAGCAGATACAAGATTACAATCACAAGGTAAGAAATGGACAGAAGGTATTGCCTGCTGATGAAATCATTTCTTATTGTAAATCTCTTTATAAAGACTTACCTAATTATAGAGAAGTATCTAGGACTAATGCCGAGAACGACCGTATTAAATTCACTATGGATTTACGCAGTACCACTGAGACTATCTCTACTATTTCTAACTCAGCCAATGAGATAAAGAAAGAGATGGAGAAGTATCAGTTGCATCTTAAGAACACGATGGATAACCATAGCAGTTCTTTAGAGAAAGAGTTGAAAGAACTGAAAGAGTTGTTGACCCAATACAAGGTAAGAGATAATTTACCTGTATTCACTCCAGCTCTTCTACGAGATGCAGAAGCTTTACTACAGAGTAATTTCAAGGACTTGTGTTTACAGTTTATCGATAAGCCGGTACAGCTATGGAAGCCAGTAAAAGTACGTGCAGTCCAATCGGCCTTGGATAAGCTAAAGTACCGTATAGAGGAAGTAAAGTATAAGGCTTCCCAGGCTTTTATGCAGCTAAAAGAGACAAGAGAAGAATTATCCTCTATAGCGACAGAAGTCCCGGATGAATGCATTTTAGAGCAATGTAAGCTACGTAGAGGTTTTGTCAGTAAGAAGCAAGGCTTACTATTGAAACAAGCTACTCTAAAAGGTGAACACGACAGAGCAGCTAAATACTTAGCTAAGCGAGAAACAGCATTTGAAAAATTAGCAGCTAAGTATAATGAACAAATACCTTTCTATCGTCTATGGGAAAGTATCTCTGCGCTTAGACAACAATACAACAGCTTAGCTACTAGCTTTCAGCTATCTGAATTATTCCGTATCTTGGAAGTAAATCCATCTAGTGCTATTAGAAGGATAGAAGACGGCATCATCAATACCAAGAATCACACCCAATACACCAAGATATCGGAACGTATCGTCCTTATTCAGAAGGAACTGGAAGTGGCTACTAAATCCAATACTACTTCTGTAGAGTTCTTGACTAAGGTATTGAAGGAAAAGTCAGATAAGTTAGATAGCTTACTATCTGATTACGACCAATGTAATAACACCAAGCTCAGTCTAGTAGCTAATTTAGATAAGATAAATAGATTCGATCGTATCTTAGATAAGTTATCTACCTATGAGGATACTTATGAAAATGGTGCAGCTGCTATCTTAGCTGTGAAATCCATAGAGTATCATAATAAGCTATTGTTATCTTGCGATATGGTGAAGAAGGATATCCATCATCAGTTAGTAAAGATAGATGGTTTGTTGAAAGAGCAGGAAGGTCTGATAGCTCGATATGATGAAGAAATAGTTAAGTGGATAAATAAGATAGAGTTTGATAAATGGAAATATGAGTTGATAGAGAAAAGTCTATCACCAAATGACGGTATCCCTCATGGTTACATGGTCTCATATCTAAATAATCTTATTCACAATGCCAACTACTTCATTTCCAGAGTATTCAGCTACAGACTACATATCTGTCCTATAGACGATACCAAATCATTAGACTTCACATTCCCTATAGAAGTAGGTGATGTGACAGTAAGAGATATAGCTAAGTTGAGTAAAGGTCAACGAGAGATGGTTAATTTAGCTTGGACTTTAGCTATACTACTACAGACTAAGAAATTGGATAAATATCCTATCTTTCTAGATGAAATCGGTAGTGGTATAGATAGTTATCACACGCAGAAGTTGATAGAGTGTTTACATGATTTGGTTAGTAAGAAAGTCATTCAACAGTTATTTATTGTTAGTCACGGATCTATGGTTATTAATAGTTTCAATGATTGCGATTATATCTGTTTGCGAATAGAAAATGTATTGCTTCCTGATAGAGAAGTCAATACCTACGTTAGAATAAATAGTTGAAGTATATAGCCACAGTACCAGTGATAGGTACTGTGGCTATATATGTATTACTTAAGCTTCACTATTAGGGAAAGACCTATCTACTGCCCAAGGTACAGAGTTAGTACCGTAATCTACTCTATTCAAAAATCCATGTTCTCTAAATCAGTGATATCTGTGTATATGGGATTTTCCAGATCAGTGTGATGTAATCCTTTAAAGGCCCACTGACTTACGAATCCGATATAATTCCATATCTTATCATAGAGACGCTGCTTACATAGTTGCACCCCTGGATTGGTATCTGTAGGCTGTGGATCGACACTACTAGCAGTGGCATATACTCTAAACCCAGATTTCAATATAGCCGTACCAATAATAGTACGTTTATCCAATCTACGGAATAACCATTTAGCTACTAAAGTATCGACATCTTCCTGACTGACTTTCTTATCTTCAGTATCCAACCCAAGGTACATTTTATCAAACCTATCTTTGGGTATCCATACCCTGGAACCTTTTTCCGATGAAACAGAAAAATAACCTTCTTCTCCTTTATCGTTAACACCAGGTTCAGCTTTTATGGATATCACACCTATATACGTATGCATAGACATAGGAGATCCTCTCAACTCTAAATATAGTTAAATTACATTAGTGCGTAATGAAAATTGCCCGATATCACTTTCACATATAAGCTCGATATCTCTATCTATAGAAGACACCGTATTGGTATCGTTTTTAGTCAAGATAAATTTAGAACAAGAGTCACCTTTACATAGCCTATGGTAAGGTACCTCTTTGTCTATTTGATGAGCTAAGCTGTCCCTACATTTATCCGGTATATGAAAACTATCCTGATATCTATCTCTATCAGTTACACCGTCGATATAACCAAAATACCTACGATCGATAGTGACAAATCTACCAGATAAAGTTTCATGATATTTACCGGATAGCTTTATATTAATATCCAATACTTCAGTGTACCTATGAAGAGTGTCATATAGATACTTAGCGATATCGATACCTAAAGTAGAAGATTTACTAAATGTACCGTGTACTTTACCAGTCAAAGCATACACACATTCGGCTAAGCCTACGAAGCTTATGGATACCGTACTACCAACAGATATGTTCACTTCCCGGTGGCGAATATTCTCAGCCACAAATTGAATAGATTTCTCTATTTCAGAAGCATTGAATGTGGTATATGAAAAAGGTGCAGACAAACACATCGTTCTATCAATACGCTGTAATAACTTTAACACCAATATAGAAAGGGTGATATCCAAATTAGTGAAGAACTTATCGATACGATAATTGGACTTAATTGCTATCCTGGGCAAATTGAGATAAGCATTTATCAAATCCCCTTTATTGCTGATATAATCTTGGTCTTTGGCTATGACTTTTTCTATGATCCTAGTACGACAATTGTGGCTACATAAATAACCTAAATCAAAAGTATTACTAGTCGTTTCTAAGTCGTAGCCCAACTCACCCATATGCCCCATGTAAACAACATCTACCACTTCAGCTTTATATCGATTATAATCTTCTGTGGGCAATAACAATTCACCGATTGTTATATCTTTAACTTCCAGAAAATTATTATCTAAAGTAGGTAACACGTGTTCTGCAGTGAGATAAAAGTTATGGATAAATTTTACACCCACTCTACTGGTGAATGAGATAGATAATTTATACCAATTGTCATTATCGGCGTTGATGATAAAATATAAACATTTCACATACTTATTCGATATAGTGTCATGGATATAGATGTCATATTCCAATAGTTCGTATACTTTACTGTTAGATAGATGACAGGTATGTTCTTCTCTAACTAAGTTAGAAACAATAGGGAGTAGATCCATTGCTGGTATTGTAGGATATACCTGATCACCTATGAGCATATGTAAAGTGGTGTCACCATTAAAACAACTCATAGCAGAGATTTCACTATACGGTGTCATATATCGGTAATAGGGTAGATTGTAAACCGTATCTAGGTTCAAGTAGCGGATATACGGTTTATCGATAGAAAACTCATATAACCTAATAACTATATCATGATTATAGTCACCTATTCTGTTTATACCTTTTTTTAATTTCAGGATTAAGGTGGGGTGGTAATCGTATTTGTCTATCTCTATCAAGTCCCTCCATACCGTTAACAGTGCTATCATTATTATTCTACCTTCACCAGACATACAGGTGCCTAGATTTATAGATGGTATGAATTCTACGATAGTATCTTTATTAATTAAACTATATAAACAGAACAGTAATTTAAACATAGCCGTATGAGCTATTTCTTTAGTTCTAGTCTTGGCTTGATGTATCCATTTGTGTATCCTAGATACTTCCAATTCTCCCAATTGCAGGATAGTCTGATCGACTAAATAATCGATACCTTCATCTGTCAATATACTGGTGTAAGGTAATTCATATTTGTGAAGCGTTTTCAATACTTCATTAATAGTGATGGAATAGTTCGGGAAGTTGTCCAGTAATATACGCCTGTATTCTTCTAGAAAAGTGTATCTAGTAGAGGGCATCAGCAGGTGGTCTATTCCAGGTATACACTTTACTTTACAGCGATCATTGACTTTATGATCATTGAAGAGACCGATGATAGAATCAACGTATGAAGTTAAATCCATAGGCCGATTCTCGACACTACACCAGAACTCAGTACCCAGTACTCCATTTTTAAAATTAAATAAATTACAAGCATAGAAATTCAATTCCGATATATGAAAATCAATACCATCCATTATAGCTAAACCACCATAGTCTCTATCTATATCAACAAAGGTGGTTGGTTGATTCCTATACACTTTAGCTATTTCGTGATAATCGTGAGCGATGAGGATCTCCTCTACTATATCTATCAGTAGCTTTACATATATAGGGTTTTCTCCATAGCGTATAGTCGCTCGATTCCTTGCTTCTTCTGCTATCTCTTTAGCTATGGACTTGGAAACAAGTATGTCTGGGTATCCTAATACCACTAATGAGTTTATCATTTTCTTTATATCAAATGGGACGATGGCCCCATCGTATTGTATCACTTTCAATTCCATATCTAAAATCCTTGTTAATTCGAATTACCCGTGAGTAAAGCTTTTCCACACGTATAAAATGGTACACCTACCAAGCTCTCTAAGTTTGTATAAATTATTACGCATCCCCATCTCTATTATAGCAGAGATACTGGACCCGTCGTTTAGTAAACTTCAAAACATAAACGGACATAAATCATGCCCACATTAGCTACGGATGTAGTAAAGCACGTCAGGCTAGATAGGCGATTATATCGATATGGTGTATATGGTGAAATCACCCCTATCTTATCGGTCACTACGTTAACTAATCCTTCCCTATCTTTAAAGTATCACCTACCACCTTACACCAGACCTTTTAGTAAAGTTAAGTTAGCCATTGGTGATGAACTCTCTATAGCTTCCAACTATAGTGGTACTGTTTCCACCATCGAAGTGAAAAATAGGGTATCGGATAATGAAACCGACTTATACCCTAGTGTATGCCCAGTATGTGGTACTCCATTGATTTATAGTCACCCTAAGTATTTCTCTGATATCTTCAGACACAATACCTTAGGTGTTTATGGTGGAGTCTGCTTATCGAGAGATTGTAAAGCGCAGGTATACACTACCTTGTCTGCTTTCTCAGCAATTTTCCAGATGTATTTCAATAATACTCATTATCGTATTTATAGTCATTTGCTAGCCACTGGTGTACTTTCCTCTATCGCTGATTTGATTTATATCGATGTCGATACTATTCTCAAATTAGAGAACATCATGATCACTAGAGAAAATGCTGCTGAGTTTATGAGCTTTATAAATAGTCATAAGAAGCATGCTACTTTATTGAATATCTTGATAGGATTTAAGATACCAAATGTCAGTAGGTCTTTCATAGAGACTTTGGGTGCTATGACTGATCATAATGAATTCCTAGATACGATAGATAAGAACAAACTTTCTTCTATCTATGATGAGAAGAATGAACTGACTGAAGTGCATCGTGAACGGGTATCTGCTTTCTTTGATATGTCTAACAATAGAGAGATCTTAGAAAAGTTAGTGAAATGGTCTATAGCGTAATCAAAGATATACAACACTGTATTCCAATGTAATTTTAAGTATATATTACAAAGGTGATATAGTGTTGTATATCTAGTCCTAAGGATACTTTGTAGCTGCAGCGTACAACTATCCTTATCACCCACACCCATTCCTCCGGAGGAAAAACAAATGGCTATTGCAGTGAACCAGGAAATGAGAAAGGCAGCCCAGGCATTCTTTAACGAGAATGCCAAGAAGGACGAAAAGCAGAACCTGTATTCGGTAAACCAGTCTGCTTATGTGAAGTTCCTCAAGCAGCAGGGATTGACTGAAGACGTGCAGAAGCGCTTCACCGAAGTAAAGGCTGCCATGACTGCCGGTGGTATTGACTTCATTCAGGAAAAGCTTCCTGAAGTAGTCGCCGCTGCCAAGAAGGCTGGCGAGAACCCGAAGCAGCAGAAGGTCATCCTGAAGACAGCTACCCCGACAGGTAAGACTGTCATCACTGGCCACGCTCATCGTCGCTACCCCCAGCCGCGCGATCCCGGTACCTACACTGAAGTGTATGGTGTAGTTGAACTGAAGGTCACCGAGACCAGACTGATCGACGATGCTCAGATCGACGCACTTGCTGAAGCAGTACGCGCTGTCATGTAATACGTTCTATATATAGCAGTCAGCTATATCACTACCAGAGGATACCTAACCGGTATCCTCTGGTAGTATTTACTTTTTAGTCGAATCAATGATGGCATGGGCCTAAAATAAAAACATAAACCAATTTAGGAGTTTTATCATGAACAAGAACATCTTCTCCGTCCGTCGTGCCTCTTTTGTCCCCACCACCGAAGTCACTGAAGTAGCTGCAGCTGCACCCAAGAAAGGTAAGAACTTTGGTGAAGTATTCTCCAAGATCATCGGGCAGGCAAAGCACTTTCTCCATCAGTCCGATCAGCAGCTGATCAGTAAGGATACGCCGGTACAGAATGACTATACCGGTGACATCATCCGTCTCTGTGGAATGAATGACTTCAGTGCTGACTTTATCGCAGCAGATCTGCTGATCATCGAAGATTGCGGTGTAGTTGATCTGAAGAAGGTCAAGGCCAAGGTCGTCTTCATCCATAACGTCGAAAGACTGTACATCGGCGACTGCCGTGCCACCAACATCGGTGGTATGGCTATCGGTACCATCGGCTTCGGTAACCTTCGGGTATTTGAATTGGCAGCTATTCAGTCCATGGTCACTCTGGTGGTCGAAGACATCCTTTCGGCTGAAGCCTGTTACTTCGCTTCTAATATCGTCCAGTTGAATGAGAGTGCTGTCGATGTCCAGAAGATGATGCTCTGGGGTCACAAGATGCTCAACTACAAGGGCAAGGAACTGAAGTACACCACCAAGGATCAGCAGCGCCACGAAGAAGCTGCCATGGTGGATGTTGAAAAGCTGAGCCAGGATATCGAATCCCTGCTCGGTGTGGAAGGTTTCTTCGATACCGTGGAGAACAAGGAGTTCTCACTCACTGAAGAACAGGTCGGTGTTATGGCTGCTTTCGGTATGGCCCGTAACATCGTAGACTTCTTCTATGGTGGTCCCAAGAAAATGGCCGAGTCTTCTATCGCCACCGGTATGGCGGTGTCTGTCGCTTGCGATATGATCAAGAAGCCTGAAGAAAAGATCGCACTCAGCGATGAAGAAAAGTGTGTTCATATCCTCTCCACTATCGAGAAGCTGGATATGGCCGTGCCGATGATGGAAGTATCCGCAGATATGCTGCATACTCCAGCACCGGCAGCTGCTCCTGAAGCTGCAGCAGCTCCTGTGGTCGGTACTGGTAGTAAGGCCACCAAGATCGGTGCTGGTACGGAAAAGAAGCAGTAATACAGAGACTATAATTGGTGCTATAGCAGTACTCCTATTACAGGAGTACTGCTATAGTGCCTATGTCGTGTATACATATTTTTTATAAACTAGCCAAAATCATAGGAATCTGTTTCGAGAAAGTATAACCTACACCGATAGCATCTGCTTCATGTTCCACCATGGACTTAGCATCTACTGTAATTTCTGGATTATTTAAAATAGCTTCCTGAATAGATAATTTGTTAGCAGTACCACTATTAGTGACGATACGTTTAACATGACAAGGGGCTAACTTATAGAAAGGCATATGGTATTTCTTTCTACATAGGTTACTCATCACAAATAAACATAAAGTCAAAGCAGCATGTGCATTAGCGAATTTAGCATTCATGAATGCATCTTCACTAACTACGAAGTTAGGTTTCCATACAGCCATCAATTCATCGAATTTAACAGCTAGATAATCTAAGGCTATCAATTGTTGTGTATACTTAAGACAATCCTCTTTGTCCTTCTTAGCTAATTTGATAGGCGTTATCATACCAAACTTATGTACAACGAATGTATTGTTAGGTATATTGAAGGTGGACATAGCCCAACCAGTAACTGTTGTACCTGGATCTATAGATAGTATCTTCACTATCTTAGAGTCAGGGTTGATGTTATTCACGTAGACATTATCGCCATTCTTCATATATACCTCTGATGCACTTTTATCTAGTTTGAAAGTTTAGGGTACTGAGATGTAGTAAACGTACCGGTGTAATAGTCCCTACATATATGGTCGTATGTATTACAGTCTACTACATCTCTCACCTTTATACTTACTTAGATAATACTAGAGGTATATCTAGTAATTCTAATGGATCTATATCTGCTATCAATGGATCGCTTTTCTGTTTAAGAAGAATAGTGACATATTGATCGAATAACTCACCCATCTTGGTGTAATTAGGTAACCCGAAGTAATTACTACAAAGAGGTACTGCATTTTCTAAAGGAGAAGGTAATTCACTGAAGAATCCTTCTGTGGCAGATCTAGGCATACCTTCTATAGTGAGTGCTGTGCTTAACTTAGTCTCTTTAGAGATATTAAACGTAGCGGTGATACTTGGATACTCTGCGGTGACATCTAAGTCATTCACGCTCATGACTACTTGAGTCTCTATACCTGGGGCTTCTTTCAGTATCTTACTACCGATGTTTTTAGCTCTAGCGGGGGATAGTACTGCACCACCTAATTTAGGGATATCCTTATCAAAAGGAGTGAGCATATCCTTACCTACACTAGCGATTACTCGTCCTTTACCTAAAGCATAGATAAAAGTACTGTTCTTGCCCATAGCAGTCTGTTTGTTGAAATCGTTCAACATAGATACACCACTAAGAGATAATAACTGACTATAGTCGTGATTCTTCCATTCCATAAGTTGCATCAATACACAGTCATTGATGTTGTAAGCTATATAAGGTAAGAATCTATAGTTCTGTTCATACCAGTGGTTAGTGATTCTACCTAACTTTAGCTTACCTTTACCTACTTCTTCATTAGATACTGCATCTAGACTATAACTGGACTTACGACCACTAGTCTTACGTATCCTAGCGTAAAGACACATAGCATCCACGAATTGACTATGTCCAGGTATTTCACACCAATCCCATCTGTCGGTGATATGCTGAAGATCTTTAGTCTTGTCATCATTATATCTAACAAAACGTAGATTCACGGGTACATCAGGATGAGGCATGACTGTTTCTGGTAATACATCATTCTTCAGTAATCTATACATCATGTGGGGAATATCGTGACGCATATTCCAGATACCGATAAAGTCAGTCTTCTTTTCATGGATATGTTTGAATATCCATTTGATCATATCTACTTCATTGGTATGTATGGCAAAAGTCAATTTAAACTTATGCTCAGATAACAAAGGTCCTACTGTTTCTTTAATAGCAGCTAAAGCATCTTCTCTAGTAGCTTTTACTTTAGTGCCTTTATCCCTATCGTGGATATACATGTAATCGTCTAATACCGTAGTAAAGATTTCATTTTCATGTATAAAGGTAATAGCATTGATACGACCATCACCACGTACTTCGTTCTCGATGTCCAGACAACCTACTGTGTATTTGAAAGGTATACCACCTAAGTCTTCTATTTGTTTCTGATATCTATATCTAGTGAACACACCAGCTTCGATATCAGCAGCATATACAAATGGACTACTACAAAGATTACGTAGTCTGGGTTCATAACTACTATATCTACCATCTAAGGCACTCTGAGCTGTCTGGCATACTTTACTATCCGGTACGTTGTATCTATCCAGATTAGTAAGATATTCAAATTCCTTTTTAAACTGATGATTTCTACATCCAGGCTTAGTGACCCACACAGGTCTAACTGGATCATTTATAAACTTTAAGTTATCTCTATAAGTGACATTACCTTCTGCATCCTTCTGGTAAATCTTTTCTTTTACCATTAAGGTATTGATCTTAGCTTCTTTATCTACGATATGTAAACTATGCACCCAGCCAGGTACGGATTGGACTATTTCACTCATACATATACTCCTCTATTTAAGGTGGGGTAAAGTATCGTCGTTGGATCTAAAAATAGATATATATTACATAAGTAGTAAAGTATTTAAACCAACATATAGATCCTAATAAAAGGAGAGTAGTCATGAGTAGCGATGTGGTATTTAAGAAGACAAAACAGAGTAAATTAGTTTATACAGAGAAAGGTGAGTTTGGTAAACCTTTCATTTCGATTATTATAGCTAAAGGCGATGATAAACACACAGATGATATCAAATGGTCTTTTCCTTTAGGGGAAATTAAAGATAACTATACCACAATGAAAGCACATTTCAATTCATGGTTCTACGATGAATATAACGGTGTTCAGTTCTATGTCGATACAGATCACAAGCAATATATGATCGAGCACGGTGACGACCATTTTGACAGTGATTATCTGTGGAATAAATTGTTCGTGGAAAATAAAAAGATACATGACACAATTGTTAAATACGAACATCCACTATTTGATGTCATGAGTGGTGAAGACTTTATGCTCGAAACAGACATCGATAGAACCAAGAGAGTATTGTTTAGAAAAATGGATGATGGATCTAGACATTTCTTATTGCAGATGCATGCAGATAAGTATGTGTTTCATCGATATAACATCCATACTCTTGGAGATACTCGATACGGTACCGATATATCGAAGGGATTTTTTAAATGGTTCAACCATATGAGAGAAAAGGCATGGTTCTCAATGGATCATCTTAATGACTTCATTGATGTGGTAGAGCGTAATTGGAAGTTACCTTTTACTTCTATTCGTTAATAATAAATAGTACACCAGTAGCTATTATAGCTACTGGTGTATATAGGAGGCGATACATGGGTATGGTCGATAGAGCATTTATGGATAAGTACGATAGATTAGTCGAATACATTGAAAAGGATAAATGTACTAGACATGGTTTATTGGAAAAGACTAAAACAGCAATGAAACTTATCATCTTAACTATCCAATGTAAAGGTAATGATGTCCTCATTCGTGACATCGTAAAGGACAGCTGTATAGAGACCCAGCGGGTACAAAAGATCCTCTATACACTACTGGAATATGACGTCGTTTCTAAGAAAGAAATGTCGAATGTAGCCAGTAAGAAGAAACCCATTTATGGGTACACTGTCAATTTGAACCATCCGATTCTAAAGGAGAGTTAAACTTATGTCCACATGGAAACATGTGATTAATACGATTGTCATTTTGATTACTTTTAGTTTGTTTGGTTATGTGTCTTTTTTCGATATACCCGATCAGATATACCCATGGGTATATCTGATCTGTGGCTTTATGATAGGTATAGTGACCAATATAATCACTAATTACTTTCGCAATAAGAAAGTAAAATAGTAATATTTACATAGGAGATAATAGATGGATGAACTCTCAACAAAATTAGAGAGAGATTTAGAATCCTGTAATGAAATTGAAAAAGAGCTTACGTGTAATATATTGAATTTCATTACATGGGATCATCCGGAAGCTGCTAGATACACTGACATGCGTAACAGTATGGAGTTACCTAAAGCATTATTCTCGCGTTTAGTAGACATGCTTCGTAGTCATGGGTGGATAACCACCACTACTGGAACAGGAATATATGAAGGTGTATTGTGTCTGGCAGCTACTTCCAAGTTACTGGAACTCAATGAAATACTTAGGGGTAAAAAGGATAACGGTAATTCCGTTATACAAAAAGGAGAAATCATGAATGCTACGAATACTAGTGAATTTACTATTTCTATAGTAAAAGATCTAAAGAAACTCTTTCCTTTTTCCACATCTACCGTGTTAGATAGATATTATTCTGTAACTGAATCTCTTTTCCGGAACTATCCTAAACCTATATCCAAGAAAGAAATGTGTGACTTGAAAAAATCAGATATGAATAAAGTCACATATTGTATCATTGAATTGATAAAGATTGGTTATGTGGAACGGGTTACTGTTTCTGGTAAATACATAGCGGGTAATACAAGAATAAGGTATGTGGCTACTGAAAAGTTATTGGAGTTGTATAAATCACATGGAGCAGTAGTGCCTGATAATACTACGGTAGAGGAATCCGAGATGAACGATGAACTCCGTGTAAAAGAACAACTTCTAAAGGAATTCCCTAGCTGCACCACAGCTGTATTCGATGCGGTCAAGTCAGTTATCGAATTTATTTACCTGACATTTCCGAAAACGATAACTACGAGGGATATAAGAACATCTAACTTGGTCAAATACGGTTCCGAGAACTATGTATTGGGTCTGTTATGCGATCGTGGTTATCTGCTTCGTGAAGGATATGACCCCTCCAAGAATAGAAATGACAAGGTAATATATAGTGCTTCTCCGAAATTGATAGGTTTGTATGAACCTATATCGGCTGTCAAACCAATAAACCAATCCACTATCGAAAAAGGAGATAATGAAATGTCTGTTAGTGTAATAAAACCAGTCGACGCACCCTCTCCAACTTACAAGGTGAGTGATACTGTACAGGTAAACAAATCTGTTGTCACTGATGAAAAGCCAAAAGTGACTCTGGATAGTATCGATGAAAAGCTCAATACCATCTTGTCCCGTATGGATAAGATGGATGAGCGTATAAATGAAATCTCCAATAATGTATCTTGTGTGTCTAAGTCCATTAATATCGTTAACAGTAATAGTACCAGTACGATAGAATCATTGGCTTCAGTCAGATCATGCCAGAATGCCAATGCAAATCAAGTCAATGGACTTCGTACGGACTTCCGTCAGTTGTGGGAAAAGTTGTCTGCTGTGGATACCAAAATGAATGCTTTCGATAACAGACTTCTGTATATCGATAAGCATACAGAAAAGATCGATACCATCATGGATTCTATGACGGAATTGGTCGAAAAGGTAGACAACCTGGAAAATGTAGAAGAAGTACCAGCACCCAAGCAGGTATATATGAGGCAGCCTTCTCAAGGTGGTGAAGTATTCGACTCTAAGTTCTCCTATATCTACACCCAGCTTTCTTCTATCAATACGCAGATGAAGGTATTGGTAGATGGTGTAGAACAGCTCAAGGAACAGAGAGTCGTAAAAGATCCCATCGGTAAAGAAGAAGTATCCGATCAAGAGGATGACGGTGAAGATTTCACTGAGCAATTCTTGAAGAACTTACTTTCACCTTGGCCCACTGATGGTACCAAGATGGATTCTCCTTTTAAACAAAAGGTACAGCAGGTGCCTTTTACATTTCCACATATGGAATCTTTCAACAACAAAACGAAAGATATCAGACAGTTGGCTTACGACGAAGTAAGAGATAACATTCTACAGGTCGTGCACAACTTCCGTAGGACCGGATTGGAAGAAGTTAAGGTTGGTATTTTCATCTCACCCAGTTATCTCATACAGACACCTTTGGAGAAATCTAAAGGTCATTTCAATGTACTAGGTGTAGAAGTAGACACTCTGTCTGTGGTGAAAATGGATATCCCCAAGAATTCCATTATTTGGGATAATCCTCTGTTGGATGTGATGGCTACTATTAAGAAGACTTTTCCTGTATCCGATTCCACTATGGGACAGAACCACACAAGTGTATCCGATATCGTAGTGGAGTATATGGCATACGGGGATGCTCCTATGTGTGCTATCACGTTTAAGCTCAACAAAATGTAATCATTTATCTATCCACCAGCTACAGTGATTTGTAGCTGGTGGGTATTTGTGAGGTGCTATATGAGCGGTATCAAGATCCTTATCGATACGGATGAGATCGCTAGGGATATACACAGCTATGCAAAAGCGCAAAGTGATCGTAGAGCTAAGATGATAGCAGATAGTGTTATCGCAGATCACTTCAGGGGTTTTGGGACATATAAGAATGCTACGTGCGGCTTCGGGTATGGGGCTATCAGAGAGCTGATCGATGATATGTTGCTCAAGCCTGAATTTAAAGCAAGGATCGAAAGAAAAGCCGAAGCTATCTTCGAAGAATACTTTGAGAAGGCATTACATGAAGCAGCTGAAAGAGCAGCTAGGAAAGCAGCTTATATGACTATCCAGAAGCAGTTGGATAAGAAAACGGAACATCTATGAGTAAGAAAGACATCGAGATAATGGTAAGATACCATCACCAAGCAATTGCTGACGCAAAAACAGATTTGTATAAGGAATTGTGGGAAATAGCGGAAATGTATGCGGTACGACCATTGTTCGAGGTTATGTCACAAGGATTGGGTAAAGAGTTCTTTACTTCAGAAGTTCGAACTGAACTCGATCATTTCTTCGGTACTGATTCTGTCAAAAGATGGAGTCAGCTAGCGAAGTACTTTCGGAATGAATTAAGTTCCCTGGAGTCTTCAGAAATAGAAGAGATCATGTTGGGTTACATGGTAACTTGTCGTAATATGTCACACAATGAAGCGATGATCTATCTGGAGAAGATCCTTGTCGAATATTTCAGTGGTTTTCGAAATCTAACACACGAAGAGGCCAAAATCCTTCTCAAGAACACACGGAAGTGATATCTGTACCATTCGATAACATTAAAATAAAGCATATCAAGGGAGTACATCACCTATGCCTAGAACTACACTGTACGATCACATAAAAGCGGATTCTACGGTAAATATAAATGACTGTATCGACGAAGAAGATTATTATGACCAAGTAGAAGATATGGCTGATGATACGCCAGTGTATCTTTTTGATAAACACGTATCCGAAGTAGTAGATGATCTCAATACCGAAATGGGTGTGGAGAGATTGGTTGTGGTGGAAACATCAGGTGGTGATGTGGAATGTATCAACATCATGGATGATGATTTCAATCCTGTTCTCTGTATCGTACCCAATCGTGGTGAATTGGAACTCTGTACTGCGCAAGGTATTGATCTCGAAGAAGATGCAGAAGATATCAAACGCTTAGTGGGTGATATTTCCACACTGATGAATGATGATGTGGAAGCTGCCTTGGCTCATCTAGCTAAGCAAGCTAAAAATTATAAGATCAGATAAGATATCTACAGTACCAGTAGCTCATGCTACTGGTACCGTAGTCTCTATATAGCTGATCAATTTTTTTCACGTATATATAACTTAAGTGAAGTAAACCAATTAAATCATGTAAAGGAGCTGCATATGTTAGGGATTTCTTTGGAAGTCGCCATTGATGATGGCGCATTAGCAGCTCTTGAGCTGCACAGTCGTATCCATCATTGGGTGGTATCGACCGATCGTGGTGAGGTAGTCATCAGAACCAATCGTGCTGGTTTTGACGACGAAGTTACCGTATGTGTATACTGCGGTAATGATGAACCACGGATCAAGTGTTTTAAGTTCAGTAATGCCACTGAATCATTCTTGTTCCATAAGCAGTTCAAGAATGGTCTTATCGTGGCTAATTAATATTTCATCAACTTTCAAATAAGGAGATTTGTCATGAGCATTATTAGAAATATCGACGTGGCTGAGAATTATATTTCTACCATCGTTGAAAGTGATCTCGATGGTAGGGATGTGCCGCTCGCGCATCTGGTCGTCATGAACGTAAACCAGATTCGTAAGTTTGATGAGCTGTCGGGTACCCCGAAGCAGCTCAGAGAATGGTTCGGTCTCCCTGAAGACCGTGAACACTCTCTGTATTTGATGGTTGGTGCGTTCTCTAGGCCACACCGTGTGGCAGGGAACACCGACTGGTCGAACCACGGTGCCCCTCAGAAGGCAGTGGCTACCAAGGTGACCCAAGGCGACTTCCGTCCTGAGTTGTTCCCTTCCTATCTTCCGGCTATCTGGATGGAAGGACTCGTGGAAGGTGACATTCTTGTCATCAACAAGGCCTTGGCTTTCAAGGTCTCTCACTTCAACATCTGATCCATAGATAGACACCTTACTATTACAGTAAGGTGTCTATCTTTTTTGTACCCTTCTGTTATAATTGGAAGGATGAAATCTATAGGGACTATTACCTATGTATAAATCGAGTAGTAGGTACTATTCGTATAAAGGTTTATCTTTCTAATCGTGTAGCGAAATGCGATACCCTACCGAATATAACTCGGTAGGGTATCTGGTTTCAATAGGAGGGTACCAGTATGACTGATATTAAGTGGATCACTGATCCTATGGACGTGATGGAAGCTATGCTAAAAAGCAACTTCTGGTGTTACCGCACCGATGAAGAATTAGCTACCTTGTACGAACGAGTGACTAAGATCGCCGAAGAGTACAAATCACACCACACAGAAGATACAGAGATCTAAAACCAAACCCCTATCTCTACTACAAAATAGTAGAGATAGGTAATGATAGATACCGTATTACCCTTCTGTCAGATTAGAAGGATGAAATCTATAGGTACTATACCTATTTTAAAATCGGATAGCTGTGCTTTCCGTTAAAGGTTTATCTTTTTAATCATATAGAGAAACGATACCCCTACCACACTGACATGGTAGGGGTATCTAGTTTCGACAGGAATAGGGTATTGTTATGAGTAATATTGAATGGATCGAAGATCCTATGGAAGCTAGTATGGCGGCACTGAAGAGTAACTTCATGTGTTACCGCACCGACGAGGAACTCCAGGTGCTCCATCAGAAGATGGAAGCTATACTAGCGGCACCCATGGAAGAGATGATGAGTATCGAGCTCACCCCTCTTAATATCGATTGAGTATTCATCATCCCTGTCTCCACTACACCATAGTGGAGACAGGGTACTTTAATACATCGACTATTTAATTTTTTGTATAAAGAGATAGAGGTAGGGTACCGAAGTACCCTACCTCTAGTATAAAGCAGATATTACCAGGTCTTGTTACCAGGAGCAGCCAGAGCGGACGTATCCGGGAGCTTGCTCGTGATGTTCGGGATGTCCAGACCGGAAGTACCACGAGGATCAACGAGCTGGAACAGATCGATGACCTTAGCGATATTACGGACTTCCATGATCAGACCAATGGGGTTAGTCATCAGCGGCATTTCACGAGCATTCGCAAACACACGCTTATTGACACCATTGGCGATCTGCGGGTTGTAATGGGCCAGGTAAGTACCGTAATCCCAGTTATGACCAGCATTCAGGACGGATTCAGGATCATTCGCACGGAAAGGAATGATGATGATCTTGTCACGCAGGTAGTCGAAAGTAGTCGTCACACATTCCAGTACAACACCGGAAGGCAGGACACGACGGTATTCGACGGTATCCGTATCAGAAGCATCCTGAGCAGCAGCCTGGAGATGATTGTGGATGTGCGGGACATTCAACAGGTTTTCCAGGATGATGTTCGAGGTGACCAGCTTGTACACAGGCTTCTCACCGGCATTCAGCTGAGTCTTGTAGTAGCTATTCTGATGAAGCAGGGAGAGGATGTTGATCAGCTGCAGTTCAACATACTGGCGGATATCGCCGAGGATGTCGGAGCTACGGATGGTGTCAACTTCTTCCAGATCGATAGCGCCCAGGTACACAGTAGGACGAACCTGCTGAGAAGCAACATAATCAAAGCCGAGCTTGTACAGATCTTCACGGAAGTTAGGATCGGCATTCTCTTCACGACCACGATCATAGACATCCATCATGGTCTTCATGATCATATCGATAGCACGATGATCCTGACCAAGAGAGATAGCTTCGGTCACGTTAGCCATGATGTATTCGGGCAGAGACTCGTTCATCGCATAGTCGACGATGAAGTTACGACCGACAGGGATTTCCCAATCCATCGTACGGTAATGCGAACGGATAGCCACATTCGACTTACGCAGGTTCTCTTCACTGTACTTGGCATCCAGAGCAAAACCGACCATGGTAGCTTCCAGGCCAGTCAGAGCAGTGGTAACGGCAGCAGCAGGAGCTGCACCAGTAGCGCTGTAAGGACGAACAAACAGAGTAGCGGAAGAAGCAACGTCGTGCCACTTCAGGTTGATCGTAGGAGCGATGTTGACTTCGATCTCGATACAATCGGAAGGAGTCAGACCGGCCAGGATCACACTGTCAGCGCCAGCGGTGGTCTTCTTAGTTTCATTGAACTTGAAGAACTGGTTGAAGATCGTAGCACGATCAGCGGAATCCAGGGTATTAGCCTGCATCTGCAAACGAGCCTTGGAGAACGAACGGGTAACCAATTCGAATTCTTCTACGACAGTGTCGGGTCCGATGACCTTAGACAGCTGTACATAGACCTTGTCCAGGATAACGCCATCGGCGATGATGTCGGTGTAGTCAGTGTGGTTGTTACCGATCTGACCAGCTACGCGGCTGAGGTCCATGACGTTGGTCTTGCAGTTAGGCTTCAGAACGCCATCACGCAGGACGGTATCAGCGGTATCATTTGCCTTCAGGACAACGATAGGACGCAGAGTGTTGGAGACGACCTTGGGATCAGCATACAGGTTGATGAAAGGTACACGATGGACCTTACCGTTACGGACTGCAGCGGACTGATCCATGGACTTCATCAGGTCATACACTTCAGCGTAAGGAATGACGTACTTGATGATCGTAGAAGGAGAGGTACGACGATGCATGATGCGATCGAGGATACCACGATGGAACTTCAACAGGGTCACTGCCATGGAGACACGGATGTCGGGCAGGACACGGTCAATCTCAGCACCGAAAGCTTCGTTACCAGCTGCCTGGTTCAGGAACTCACCATGCAGGGAAGAAGGCAGCATTTCACGCAGGTCGACCAGACGCATGGACTTACCAGCGACGGAGTCAGCAGCGTTGGAGAAATGTTTGTCGCGATACAGAGACATGTTCTCGTTGGCAGCAGTCATCTTGACCAGCAGCTGACCAATAGCCATGACTGCATTCTTCTGGTCCTGAGCACGCACGCCACAAGCTTTGCAGAGGTCGGCGATCTTGGACACACCGATGTTGTTCACGACATTCACTGAAGGATTCAGCGACTCGTTGCCCACACCAGTGGTGAAAAGGTTATCTGCGACCGGAGTGCCTTTACCATAAAGAGTATTGTCATTGATAAAACGACAAACTTCACGGAAAGTTTTACCGATAAGGGACTTGTCCTGAGCGGACAGGTTATCCGTCCAATGAACGGCTGCTCCCTGATTCTGGGGCATGAAAGATTCCGTCGCGACTGTCAGGGCATCGAACATGCTCTCAGCTGTGGGATTTGCATTGGCATCAAACATCATAGTGGTGTACTCCACAAATTAAATTGCTTAAAATACGGTTAAAAATAAAGTGAACTAAATCAAATCACTATTTGAGTAGCTCATCACCTTTGACATTTTTGATATCCATCAACTGAAATGACAGTCGGGATAGAAAATCCTTAATAGAAGCTACAGAAAGAAGATTAATCCAGTAAGTCACCCAACGCTTCATAATGGTTAATTCGGCGGTAGTAAGTGATCTAGGTGGATTACTAATGACTGTCAGCATACGCTGAAGAACTAACCTACGATAGAGATAGTCGGAAAGACCTTCTGTCGGTTTGGCTAGTTCGATTAACTGACGAAGTGGATCTCGTTTGAGCGGTGTATCTGCGCTATCACCTAAAGGTAAATCAGTGCTACCAAGACCACCTTGATCTTGATCTTCACCCAAACTACTATCTAAATCACCAGAGTCATCCATATCCATATCTTCTTCTATAGGCTCATCATTGGATGTATCGATATCCCCGTCCTCAGATGCTATAGCCTCCATCCCAGCAGATAGTTTATATTCCATGTACTGGGAAAATTCACTTTGCTTGAAAGCATTAGCTTCCATAGCTGTAATTTCAGATGCTGGCTTATAAAAATAGTCAATTAGTTGCCTATTGAATAAGCCGTCACATTTAGATAAAAACACAGCAAACACTTTCATGTCTGCAGGATTCGCTATACGATGTTGTTCGTATAACTTACGTAACATGTTTAGGAATATTCCTACGCCACTTACTCTCGTATCCATTTTACAAGATTTAGGTTTACGCTTAGCTGGATTCATTACTATATCGTAACAAACATCTGAAATACCCCTAACATAAAGACTGGGTGCTTTCATATGATATTTACCAGGTTCAACAGTAAACATAGAGAATAAGCCAATAAGTTTATCGATATCCCAATCCGTCATATTCATATTGGTAAGGAGGTTACAAAGTAATTCCTCATGATTATGGCTATTATAACGGAAGATAGGAATCTGTCCAGTAAAAGCATAATCACCAAATGAGATACGTCTAAACTGGATACGGATACCTGTTTCGGGAGCACTGAGTACATCACTCACTGGACGATGGTATTTTTCTAATGTAGGTACTAACAGTACTGCATTAGGTAATACTTCTCCATACTCTTCTGAAACAGGATGTCCACAGCCTAACTGATGAAAGTAAGGAAGATAAGCTTCAGCTGGGAATGTAGGTTCCCAAAGTTTACTTTCTGTAGGCATGGATAAAAGGTTATGGTAAGTAGCATAATTACCATGAGGGAAGTTATGGATAGCATCGATAGCGGTACCATAAACTTCTGATAGATTGTAATTACTCTGTGCCACTTTAGGTAAGGAATTTACCATTTCTTGAACTTCTGAAAAGTAATCTTCTAAACAAGCTGTAATATTACGTACAGTGTGTTTAATGTAATGAGCATATACTACCTGTTCAAATACTGCTCTAGCTCTGTCCACTGGAGATAGCATTGGGAGTATCAGTTCGCTACATCTAGAATTCTCAGTATACGCATACCGTACTAATAGTCCACCCATGCGCAGCCACCTCCATATAGATATATAATTTAATTATTTTACCGTAGTCCCTATATAAATAGACACAATATATTCACTCGAATAAGCTTTTACGATCTATGTCGTATAGTATGCTAATCAGACTCATGAAAATACAAGAGATACGGTAATTCCATATATCTATCTAAAAGGAAATATAAGCTATGTTTCTAACTACCGATATGTTCGTCGATGCTATTATGTTGATAGTCCATAGTCCTAGTGCTATCACTAAAGCCATGGTGAAAGATCTAGTAGCTATATGTGAAGAGGAACTCCATGCTGGTACTCCCATGCAAGAACCTTTAATTCGTTTTTATATAGCTCTACTGAAAGAGTTGTTATATATCGATATCAAACTACTGGATAGTGAATTGGAACTTAAGACTATTTTACTTAAGTTTCGTACTAATCCTGCAGTATTGGCCAATGTCGATGTATATGAAGGTTTACAGTCTATCTTCTCCAGTAAAGAGAGATTGAGTGAATCTCGTATCAATGAACTAATGGCTAATGTACGTAACAACGTACTGTGGTATAATAGTAGTAGAAACGTCAAGAAGATGTTTGGTAAGTTGAACAACTTTACTAATACTACTGATAAAGGTAAGAAGGATGAGTTACTTAGTGATCTACAGCAGCTCACTAATGAATTAAATCAGGTATTCTCTAGTTCATCTTGTTCTTATAATAAACCTGTAGATAAGATCGACTTCTCTGATAAACTAGCTATTAGACAAGCATTGAAATCCTATCAGACTAGAAAGGTAAACAATATCTTTAAACTAGGCTTACAAGGTATGAACAGATTGTTTGGACATAACCTTGGATATAGCTTAGGTGAATCTGTAGTGTTTAATGCATTATCTCACCATTTCAAATCCTCTATGTTGATGAACATAGCTAGATGGACTATTCAGTATAATACTCCTATGGATATAGGTGATGGTATCCCTACTATTCTATTCATTAGTTTGGAAAATGAAACTGCTGAGAATATGATGACTTTGTACACTGATGCATATGTTGCTATATCTCAGACTAGCGCTGAAGGTAAGTCAGATGAAGAGATCATCGACTTTATTCATGAGTTCTTCAATATGAATGGATGGAAGTTGATCATCGAACGTAGATTAGGTCAGGCTTTCGGTGCAGATGAACTACAGGCTCTGTTTAAGGAATACAAGGCTGCTGGTCACAAGATCCTTTGTACGATCATCGACTATATGAACATGATGAAGAAGAAAGATGTGAATGGTATGGGTAATCATCTCCAGTTGAGAGAACTCTATACCAATACTGTAAACTTTCTGAAACATGAGAATAGTGCTTTGTTTACTGCACATCAGTTGAATCGTGATGCAGCTAAGATAGCAGCTAGCGGTGTAACTAATATCGTAGAGAAATTTGGTATTGGTTATCTAGCCGATGGTATGGACCCACAGCGTGAAGTGGACGTAGTTATCTTTTTACACATCGAAAAGAATAACTTTGGTATACCTTATCTGACAGCTAGAATAGATAAACACCGTTACGTCAATGATACACCTGAAGCGTGGAAACGTACTGCTTATAGGTTTGGTCCATTTGGTATCCAGGATGATGTAGCTGGTAGGGATATGAGTGTAAAGGATATCTATGCTGATGTCTATGTACCTGAACAAGGTCCTCTATTGAATGAGAAAGATATCCCTAAGGAAAATATACCTCCTCTCGATGTAGGTGAGACTGTATCCTTTGGTGATGAAGAAGTAGCATAAAGCTAGATGTTACCTTTCATATATACTGGATAGGTATCTGACATGAGTAAAGGTAAATCTAATTTTTTATTAAAGATATGGAGGAAGTGGACGACTCCTCCAGCTAAACCACCAACTACTAACTTACCCAAATGTAATTGGGATGGTGAAACTATGTCTAGAACTATATATCACGAAGAGATAGATCCAGAATGTAAGAAGTGGTTACGTCTCTATATACGGACTGGTACTTCTCGTAGATCAGGTAGATTACATAGATTAGCTAGATCTAAGGTAGCTCATCTCTTTACTCCTGAACAATTAGAAGAGCATGGTATCGCTTTTGATATGCGCTTAGATCAGGGTGGTAGAGATATGTGGCGTGAGATCATAGGTAAGCACTTACGTAACAATGGTATCGTAATCGATTTAGAATAAACAGATAAATATATACTACCGTAGTACCTAAATGGTACTACGGTAGTATATATAACTTATAAACTATACTTCGCTATTAGGAAAAGCTCTACCTGTACCCCAGATGATATTTACAGCTCCACCAGCAGACACATGTACTGGGATAGTATCTCCTGGAGATACAGGGATACTGTTCCTCCATGCTGCTATACCACCTACGTAGGTACCTACATCTTTAGCTACTGGAGATAAGCTAAAGTTATTACCTAATAAGCTGGATAAAGCATTTATAGCGTAGGCACTGTAGCTATAGCTGAGACTACCACCAGCTGCTATATTAGCTGAGATAGTAGCTCCAGTAGCAGGATTTACAGCTACTGTGTGATTAGTGATAGGTGCAGCTCCACCTATTCCCCCAGGGAAAGTATATGTAGTACCATTTACTACTGCAGTAGTAGCTGCACCGGTAGTGGTGACTGGAGATCTGGTATACGTCACATATGCGTCGCCTGGTTCCGACATCTGATATTGATAAGTCACCTGCGTGGTAGTAGTATTTCTTTTATAGAATGTATATAGAGTTCCAGAGATATAAGCTTGTATAGTACTGGGAGGAGATGAAAATGAACTAGGTGATGCATTAGCTGCGTATGTATACGAACTTACCACATACGCACCATATCCACTAGTACCAGCTGCTCCTTTACCACTGAGAGTGACACTACTGATACCTACTGGTACTGTATTATTACCAGCTACACATGCTACTGTCTTGCCAGTATAAGCTTTTAATAGTTCTCCAGCACTACTATAGTCAGCTCCAGGAGTAGCAGCTATGCATATCTCATTTACCCCAGCTGGTACTGTAAACGTATAGTCTCCAGCAGTATAGTAGAGACTATTACCATAAGCTACAGCTACCATAAACTGCACCGTAGTACTCCAGCTACTATCTCCAGTATCAGGATGACCATGCATACCACGTGCATAGAGATTAGTACCAGTAGGTAGCTCACTTTCAGCTATCAGTAGCTCTGTGGTGTAAGCTCCATTTACGTCATAGATGATATTACTAAAAGCAGGATCAGTAGCTACTTGTATTCTGGTTTTGTTAGGACTAGCCATATTAATTGTACTCCTATTTTAACTATTTAAAAGACTCTATACAATAGTCGGTATTTACAACTACATTTCATCTATATATTACTACAGTGATCATTACCTATTACTTAATTGAGAGGAGTATCTAAATTTAGAAAATGAAATCGTATAAAAGGAGCATCTATGTTAAAGAAGTACAACCCTAGCTATATCGCCAAGTATTCCATCGTAGCTAGTAACGGTGAAATATATGGTTTCCTTACACCATTTAAAATAGAATTAGTAGAACTAGTAAATGACAGTAAAGTATCAGTAGAACAAGTAGCTAGATTATTAGCTATTAAACCTATCATAGTGGAGAACTGGGTACGTTTACATTCTATGGGTAAATTACAATCTTCTATCAAAGAACGTATTTATACCACAGGAATGAATAAGAATATCACAGCTATTTCTTTATCTGAATTCACTGATATAGTGAAGAATGTATGTGTGGATTATAGATGTAAGTATAATCACACTGCTCAACAATTTAACTACTACTATAATTCTATTGTAGGAGATCAAGAACTTTATTCACAATTTGTATATGGTGATGGCGATATCTCTAACTTACACTCATTGGTAGAGTTGCTGATAGAAGGTATCATTTACGATAATGAAGAATACAAAGCTTTACCGACCATAGATTCACTACAACAGCAAACCACAGTAGAAGAGGATATCGCTACCGTACAACTACGTTTATCAAATCTACGTTATATCACCAAGAAACTCTCTAGAGCAAATTGGATCGATGATCCCACATTCACTACAGTTTATAAATTCAGAGAAAAACCTAAATCAGCTTTAGACTTGCTTTCCACCATTTACAACCTACCAGATTGCACACCTGCAGTATTGTCTAGGTTCATGGATCTGGATGATAACTATGTGTATCCTCACGTAAGAGCTGGTATCTTACCTAAGTTCTTAGAGAATAAGGTAGCTGAGAATATCATACGTTTTGTAGATGGTAGTTATGTATTCGTATCCAGTAAATTGATTTCATTTATGTCGCATTGTCATACGTGGGATTGGGAGGTATTGTTCTTGAATGATGGACTATTTCAAGTGATGGATATCACTGAAATGTTACCATCTATAGATAAAGATAGTTCATTCGATACTATCTTTGGTATACCTCTAGATAAGTCCCAATATTGGTCATTCTACACACCTGTATGGGACATAGAAGAGTATAAGGAGTATCTACCTACACCTCCTCCAGAAGTACGTATCGTATATAAACCTGGAGTAGGTATCCAAGTCCATCCTTTCCATACACAGATCAGTGATATGGTCGTAGCTGAACTAGCTAAGATCGATGTGGATAAAGAAGTGGATAATTCCCTTATCTTCTCTTCCACCATAAAATACAAAACAGTAGAAGCTATACCTAGAGTCAGACATAAGGTCACAAAGATACATGCAGATGAACATGAGATCTCTGTAGCTGATATTTGGGATATATTGTCTGATCTAAGTATACGTAGAACTGATTTGTCAGTTACTATGGAAGATGGTATGTTCAACTTCTCTGGTTATGGAGATAAACGTGGTATATTGGTACAGACCGAAGATCGTTATCTTAAAGATAGAGTGACTAGATCTGTGCCTATAGATAAAGTATTTGGTATATTGATTTCTGTGTATCGAGTAGCTATGCGTACTAAAGACGATTACACTAGTGTATTTTTAGATATACTGGATGAATCTAGCTTAAACGACATAGAAGAAGAATACGTATTTGAATAGGGAGTACCCACTATAGCTACAGTGTAGCTATAGTGGGCTTTTCTATTACAGCTATTATTTTTTGTCGTAACTACATACCCCGACGATGGTATGGTCTAGGACTATAAACATAATTATTTAAATAGAGGTAAGTTATGAGCGGTAATACTCCGATAGATTCAGGTCTAGATAAAGACAAACTGAATATACGTAAATTAATTTCAAGCGTACTTCAGTTGGGTGATGCTCAGGCTATTGGTATATCTAACGAATTGGAGAATGCTCCTGATAAGTTATCTACCGCTAGAGCTTTGTTTGTAGTAGCTAAAGATCTACAAGATAAGATTACTGCAATTGACCCAACAGACAATGCATTTACTGATAAATCAGTCATTACTGAACCTACTGTTTCTCCTTTATTGGAACCGGAAGCAGAATGGACTGTAAATGGTGGATTCCATTTAGTAAATAAAACAGCTACTTTTGATGGAGCCGCAGCTGATCCTGATGGATATGATTGGTTGAAGATTCCTTCTATAGCTTTTCCTGGAAATGATCATTACCTTTTAAAGATAGTCATTGATAGCTTATCCGAATGTGAATTTAGGTTGATCGATAAAGATGAAAACATCTTAGAAGTATTTACTGTTCCGGGTACTTATTTTATTGAAATAGACGTACCCAATAGCCAATCAGCTACTTTTAAGATCATACCTTGGAATCATAGCGTTAGTTCTTTAGCTAGAATTAGTTATCTTGGTGTACATAGGATCAGAGAAAGGTTCTATCAGTATCTAAATGATAAGATTCAAGCTATCGCTAATATCGATGGTGGTGGTTACACTACTAAGGTATACGTACAAGCTTTATTGGATGATCTAGATACTAAATTTACCGATATCATGACTTCTACTATTTTAGGTATCAATGGTCATATCGAAGATCGTGAAAATCCCCATGGTGTAACTTATAGACAAGTGGATGCGGCATGGAGCCAACATAGTCATACTGCAGGTGAGTTGAACTTAGCACCTGCTAATCATACTCACGATCCTTTATCTATCGGTGCTGCTCCAGTAGTACATACTCATGATGAATATGTCACTGGTGAAAATGCAGAAACCATCATTGAAGCTAGGTTAGAAGATCGGATCAACAGGATACCCGATGTAGATCCTTTATTGATTCTCGATGGTGAATTGGGTGTAGTACCTAATGAATTCACTGAAGAGAATATCCAAGCACCAGTGCAATTATTGAAACCTTCTATTCTGTATCACGATAGTGGTTATGCTTATGATGCTGACAATGGTTTAGTTAGTGCCAGTGTAGATACCGTAGACGGAAATAGTTTATCTAAGTTTATGTCTATATCTGTAGATGACTTTGCTATATTTGAAGTACCTGATGTATACATTCATTATCAGTTCCATACTACTAGAGCATTGGCTGGATACAAGATATATGCTCCGCTAGGTCTTGGTAAGCCTATAGATTGGGATCTATACACTGATTTAAATTTATTTATTCATCACGCCACTGCTAGAGTAGAAGAGTATATGTATGTCTTTACTTTTACTCAACCAGTGTACTGCAAGACATTATCTATTCACGTCATGAATGTGGAGTTACCTGAGACTATTACCACCTGGGGTATTAGATTTGAGCCTATCTTTGCTGATGTACCTGCTTATGGTATCGGTATTACAGATATGCCTTTTAAGGTATCTATACCGAACCACAGTAGTACTCAGGTATATGCGATATTGGCATCACAAGCTAATGTATTACCTACCGAATACATCAAAGATCTACCCCTTCATATTTATATGGATATGGGTAGTGGTAGTCCCGTATTCGGATATACATACATACCACCTGAATATGGTAATGTGTGTTTAGGTACTGACTTATTTAGGGATAAATTCAATACCTTAAATAAAAGCGCAAATGGAGCTTATACGCACCCTATCTTTGGTGATATCCAGATGGTAGGTGTGAATAATAAAGATGCTTTATTGCAGGTATTCAGTAGTGTGGCTAATAGTGATTATCGTAGCGACGATGGTGTGAAGCGCATCGATATCGAACATAATTTCCTTAAGCCTATTTCCATAGCTGGATATAAGTTAGAATGGAGTGATTTAGTTCGTGGTGTCATGCCCACTAGTTGGTCGTTGGAAATTACTGCTTTAGATGATGATTTGACTATAGTAAATATGGTATTGGATAGTGTAACTGTCAATAAGGATATAGTCTCTCCTTATGGGTTGACTGGTACTTCTTATTACAAGAAGTTTGATGAGAAATACAATATCTTACAGTTACGTTTGTGTATGCGTACCACTGGGGATGTAGGTATCGGTCTTACCAACTATAAACCTTTTGTAGTAGAAGACTTTTATTCTATTCCGTTAAATACCATGTATCATTTAGATAAACCTGTAAAGCGTGTTTATTTAGGTATAGCTAAGTATATCGAAATGAATACTGGTGCTGATCAGAGATTTGGATATGTAGTAGAGAATCAAGTATTGGGTAAACATTGTACTTTAAGTATGAATGATCTCTTACCCTGTACTAGATTTAAAGAGTACTATATACCAAATCCTTTTAATACTAAGGAATTGACTATCAATTTCCGTGTAGTGTATCTAGGTGGGGAAGATTATACTGAAGCTCCTACAGCTGTAGTGGAAGAGATATCTTCTAGATACATCAAAGTACGTACTTATACAGAACATAGGTTTGTATTAGACGTTATGCGTAATTGGTAACTAATCTTAGCTATTATCTTAGACTCTATATCGATACAGAGGAGTCCTCGGTGGCTCCTCTGTATCGTTTATTTAATTATGTTTAGGTGATATACATATAGGGAAATAAAGACCTATACAAAGGAGTACTAGGACCATGGCTCTTAAATCTCAGAAAAACAATAATCTTCGTAGGATGTCTTCTTTCCTTTTGGAATTCGCAAACACAGAGCATGATATCCTTAAAGAAGCAGAAGACAGAAGTGTACTTTTAAAATTAGAAGTATCTCTGGATAGATATTCTAGTACTCTTAGTTTGTGGGAATGTGGCGGTAGCGTAGGTAAAGAAGGTTGCTGTATCGCTATTTTGGATGATAGAATGCATACTCGTATTCCTATTGTTGTAGCTAAACCTGGTAATAAGTATAATCACAATCAGGCTATGATCGCTATTCATCCTGGATTCCATATCTTAGGTGCTATTTATGGAGATGGTAATCCTTATGTGGTGGGTATGTTTAGAGTACATGAGTTCGAATATGACGAAGAGAAAAAGAAAAACTACGTATCTCTTTCATTAGTACATATCTCTACCTATCCTGTCAAGGATCAGATTAAGCCTTATCTCATCGATATCGAAGCAGACGCAGATGCAGCTGATGAATACGTGAGAGATACGCATACTTGGGCACACCCTGCTACTATCGTACTCCCTAAAGTCACTGACTATATGGCCATGTATCCTCTGTTGATTAAACACTGGCATAAAGTAGTATTGAAAGATAGCGATGTGGATATTTTACAAAATCTCAATCAGGATATATCGCATAAACCTATGTTGAACATTAGTGCTTTTTATGAGGCACTTAGAAAGGATGCTCATTATCTCCGTAATAGATTTAATGTACGCCCTGGGTTATTGATTTCTATCGAGAACAAAGGACCTGATTGTATATGTATTAGTGGTAGATTAGTGAAAAGGGATAGCAAACAAGTCAAGGTATTTAAAGAGTTCAATAATGATGTTATTGAAATAAAGACTCTTTATCTTGATCCTACTAAACTTAAGAACTTCTGGTTACCGGATATGGACCCCTGGTATAACTCTGGATTACAGAAACTTAAGCATATCTTGAAAGCTCAAGATACAGCTAAGGGTAATTCTGCACTCCTAAGTAAATATCATTTATATGGATTCGTAGGATAGATAAACTACTTAATAGTATTACTACCGTAGAGATGCGGTAGTAATACTATTAGTCTATACCACCATATAGTAAGACTACGGTAAAATATTCATATACGTACGGTAAGGAGAAGTGTATATATGTCCCTATTAAATTTACATAATAGTATTTTAGAAATTCCTTTATTTAATGAAGAAGATCCTATCCATATACCTTTAGATGTATTGGCTTCTAGTGCTAAAGAATATAGTGATAGATTAGGTCTACTTCTATGTGATGAAAGATATTTAGCTGGTAATGAGGGACTTATCACTCTTACTAAGAATACCATCTATGGTATCGGTAATATCATTTCTCACGTCCTCTATAACTTTCGTACTTTATTTGTATCTTATAGAGATTTCAAAAGAAGTGAATTACGTTACTATAATGAATCTAATGTCTTTACCTATGGTAGAGTGATGAGATTGAAATATAGTGAAGTGAAGAATATCTTAGTTCCTTTCCCAAGAGGTCTTAAGGGCACTTATAAGGACGGTATACGGGCATTAAACTCTTGCTTATTAGTCGTAAATATCCTGAGCAAGGCTAGGGGTATGACCCACTTTTCTGGTAGGTTATTAAAAGAATTACATACTAATAAGAAAGTAGTAAAGGTCGTAGCTCCGGATAACTTAAACTTAAGTAATCAAGAACTTAAACGTATTAAGATAGAATACGAGAACGTAGGTAAAGTCTATACGGATCAACGTACAGGTGATGCAAAGTTCTCTACTCTATTCATGTCTATGGAAGAGTTTAAGAATAGCGGCGATAAGCTACTAGAGATGGAGAAGTACTATATCGAATTAAGTAAGGTGCATAGCTACATCAAAGACGTCGAAGATAACTTTGATAAGATTCAAAGTGCTTTAGAAAATCAAAAAGATATCTCCATCGATAGATTTAGTTTAAAGTATTTAGCGGATACCGCTAGGGTACTGGCTACTATCATTTCTATCCATGCTAGTTGTGTACAGGACTTACATCGTACCGAACACAACTACTTATTGGTCGTGAAGTCTCTTACTAGTGCAGTGAAATAAAGATACACATATACTACCGTAGTACCTAATTGGTACTACGGTAGTATATACGATATAAACTTAACTTTCTTCAGGAGTACCGAGGAGATTGAATAGATCATCACTATTTAATCCAGCACCGACTACAGGATTATCAATATAGTCCTCAATTTCATCTATTTGTTCATCCTGAGCAGCATTTACAGTATTAGACTGTATGATAAAAGTCATCATATCTCTAAGTACAGTAATGACAGGAGTCATAGTAGGATCGAATTCAGGATCGTTGATAATATCGTCGTATACAGTAGCTACTTCTTCTTCAGTAGTAGCTTCAGAGATCTTAGTCATAGAATCCCAATACAAAGCTATTCTACCTGTAGTTTCGGTATACGACCAGTAACCTTCACCGATACCCAACTCTTCTTTCAGGATATTGATATCCGCAGTATTGAGTGCGATGTCGTGATGGATATTAGAGATAACGAGTTCCTGATTCTTAGCAGCCAAGATAAACAGGGACATATCTTTAATAGTATTCAACAATGTCACCAACGCAGCACTATCCTGACATCCCACCAACATACTAGCATAGGACATCAAAATTACATTCTCATTAGGTGCGTTAACCATTGCATTCATAGCAGTGGATAAAGTAGCTACAGTACGATCTAAAGTAACTACATCATCTTCATACTGATTAAAGTAGGTACGTAACTTATTGAGCATATCAATCTCAAATTTATTGAGATCACTACGTAAGTCATTCTTCATATTCAATCTGGTGATAGTGGTATCTACTCGGATACTTACCAGATCAGCTATGACGTTACCTACGATACCCTGGATACTAGCGACAGCTTTCTCCACCGAAGTCAATCTAGACTTATTACTGTTATTGTCCAGTTCAAGTCTAGTAGCTCTAGTGGTAAGCTTAATCACTTCTTTATTCAAACCTATGATAGAAGCACGAAGCTCAGTGATAGGCTCGAAGCCATCCAAGCTATTATCAAAATAAGTAACAGTTCCTTCACCTTCAGCGACCTTAGCCCACAGCTGTTTACCTATCTTACTGACTAGGTTATTGATAAGTCCACCTAAGGTGAACATACATTTAGTCTCCGCAGTGGGAGTAGTGTCAGCTGGTAATTCTACTATCTGAATAGGTACACCACCGATACTGGATAAGTTCCAGCTAATATCAGAGGTACCTAAAGCTACCCATTCAGTACTGGAGATAGTAACAGTACTGATATGTTTATACACCATATCCATAATAGTCTCCGTTATTCTCCAGCTAAGAATGCTACGTTATTAGCAGTCAATTCAGTGGGGTAGTACCATACCTTTGATACGTATCCATTCAGATAATTCAGCCCATTATTATGACCGATATCCAGGACATTTCCTGCCTTAAATCGTACACCGATAGTATTAGTAGATTTCGGTACTATACCTGTAGCAGCTACTATCTGTGTCAGATCACTATACATCTGCACCACAGTACGTCTACGAGTAGTTCCATTCTCTAATGGGTAATCCCAAATCATACTACCGAATACATCAAACAAAGAAAACATCAAAGCAGAAGGTTCTCTATACTCAGCAGAACAAACCATCTTACCTTCAGTATCTCTGATAGCGTAAAGAGTATTAATGTGATCGTCATCAAAAGGTAAAGGAGCTCTATATTCGATTACGATAGTACCTTTGTCCATATCGAATCGACTATCGAGAGGTACACTAATGGCTACACCACGTCTAAGTGTCTTTACTCCACTAGTGTGGATGATAGGAGACATCCCATCTCCCTTTTCTACCTGCACACCAGAGATAGTACCCAATACTCTACCTCTACCACGATAAGACATACCTTCACCACTATCGATATAAGGTATAAATTCGATATCAGTAAGAGTACTATTGGTATTACGCCAAGTGATACTCATACGACAAGCACCACTGTGTAACTTTACGATATCGGCTTTAAATCTACCATCGGTACTACCTACGATACCAGTACCTTTTTCTACATTAAAATAAGCTATATCAGTAGGACTGAAAGTAGTACCTTTGACACGAATAGCAAAGTACTTAGCTTCTTCAGGTAGAAATACCACACTAGCTGTGTAAGTAGTATCTTCTTCTATCTCAAGATCTTTTAATACGGCTTTATGTTCGTGGGTACTATAATCCGTAGTTTCCACTACAGTGGTACCACGATTTAACTTATCTAAAGAGAAACCATTGGTACTACCGATTAAAAGCTTATTGCGTACCCAGCTAGCTCTTGATAAATCATTACTAAAGATACACAAGTTCTCTCTATCTTCAAAGATAGGTACCATCGGTTCACCAAAGGTATAATCGATAGGTAAGGTATTGTTGGTATTCTCATACAAGAATCCATCTCTACCTATGTAATTCCATCTATCCAATAAAGGAGATTGATACAATGCCGGAAACTGGAAATTAGCAGACATAGAAAAAGTAGGGTCTGCAAGTACCGGAACTCCAGGAATTAATCTCTCGAATAATGCACTATGGGCCGATAGACTACGGTTGTGCTCACTGATGTATTTCTTGACTACAGCGATAGTAGCCAACATGGTCTCATCCATACCGTCACGTAAATCAGTGATACCAGCTATCTGAAATACCTGGAATAATTCCTTATAGAAGAATTCAAAGGTACCAGTATTTCCTTGTTCCAAATATAACTCATATAACAGATGCATGATCTCAGTATTAAACTGAGTAAGATCTGTATTATGAGGATTCTTATTATCCCTTACATGGTTAGCTACTGTACGTGTAAGAAAGTCTACTACTGATTTGTTACAGAGAGCTTCTAATTCACGTAATCTATTGATAATCTCAGCAGCAGAGAGTGGTACTGGTTTACGTCCTTCTGGGGTATTAGAACTAGTATGGTAACCACCACCCCAACCAGACATTATAGCAGTGACTACTTCACCAGGATCTATATCTCTGGATTCTTGTTGTCTGGAAATCATATTCGTATTTCCCCTATTAATTTAATAAAAAGATCATTTCATCTTCACTTTCAGCACAGACAGGGTAGTAGATAAATTCTCTTATCCTACATTTACCTTCAGTGGCATGAAATGGTGCTGGTATATGTACGATAGTCGCATTTATATCAGCCTTGGTAACCATAGACAACATATCTCCGATAGAGTATCGAGCCATGATCTTATTACGATTATAAGCTATGACTAATTTCTTATTACCACCAGTAGGTAACTCTAAAGGAAAATCAAAGATCACTGTTTCTAAAGCTTCACCAAAACCTACTCTACTTACGTAAAGGTGGTTGTCGGTATCGATATATACGCGATAGCGTTTAGTGCCACCACGCATATCAATTAATATCTGCTTAGTAGTGACTTCTACATGAGTAAAAGCTACTACGATTGTACCAGCAAAAGGATTCCATTCTTGTTCCTTTACCATATAGATAAAAGTACCATCAGGTTGGAAATACTCTTGATAGAACTCATTGTCGATATATCTGGATAATAAAGAAATAGTAGGTGTGTGGTTAAAGGCAGCATCGGACATAAAAGACTTTAAAGCACCATAATGGCTCTCGAAATCCTTACTATGTTTTCTAAACAGTAATTGGAATTTAGGAGCATTGACGGCTTTAGTATCTTCTTCACCTTTCACTGCTTCTGCATGAGTGACGATAGGTATAGCTTGAAAGATAGCTTTATACATATCGACTATATCACCAGCTCCACCATTTAACTTATAAGCCTTATACAACTCACGAATTAACTCATCTTTAAAATAAGAGATATTGAATCCATGAGGAGCATGTTCTTTATCAGAGATGTGATCCATTAACATTTCTTGGATAGCAAAGAACCTACCGATATTACCAGTAGTAGTTAAGTTCTCTAATATCCCAGCTACGTCATTGATAAAGGTTTCTGTTATCTGAGCATGACCACCTGTGGTGGTGATATGCTGCCACCCCTCTACTCTACCTTGATTGGCATTATAATCATCTATGGGCATATCCAGCCACTCCTTAGGTGATACTTAAATATTTATCTTTTCAAACTACTATATACTTTTTAATCATTTGTATATAGAGGTATTTATGCAAAAACGTATGTCTTTCGACGAGTATTTCATGAATATGGCTAATCTGGCCAAGATGCGCTCCACTTGTATCCGTAGACAGGTAGGTGCTGTAGCTGTAAAAGACGGAAGAGTCCTAGCTACTGGTTACAATGGTGCACCTAGCGGTATGGAACATTGTGATAAAGAAAGCTGTATTCGTACTAAGCTTTCTATACCCAGTGGGGAAATGTTGGATAAGTGTTATGCTCTTCACGCTGAAGCTAACACTATTCTTCAGTCAGCTATCCATGGTGTCAGTATGGCCGGATGTACTTTGTACTGCACCTGTTCACCTTGTATCAATTGCATGAAATTACTCATCGGTGTGAAAGCTAAAAGGATAGTTTGGGAAGCTCAGTATCCTGATGAATTCTCTATCCATGTATTGGAAAGAGCAGGGTTCATTAAAGACACTAACTGTATCTATCCCAGCTATATAAAACCATAAGATTATCCCTACATTATAGCATGTGCTCTAGAGATACCCATTTCTGGGTATCTCTAGAGAGTTATATACGCTATTTATTTCTTCTTTATCTTAGATACCAATTCCAGTACATCGAAGGCACTCATGTAAGTCTTATCCTGTTTACCATATCCCCAAACACCTGTACTATTGAGGATGTCAGATACGGTAGGGTTGGTGGTATTGGACAATACCTCACCTACAGTTTCGATGGGAGTACGTACCCACTCTTCGACATTAAAGAGGCTCCAGTAGTTCTGGATATAGCAGATATGGGCCATGATTTCCAATGCCCTACAGAGTTCTTTCTCTTTACTGGTGCGATCACGAAGATTCAATCTATTGATAGACTTGTGCTCTCCGATAACAGGAGTATAATCACTACGACCACTAGCTTTCAAACCGAAGTCACCATTCTTTCTACAAAGATAGAAATTAGTGACATCATTCAATATACCTTGGTATTGAGATACTACGTAAGGTACAGCTACACCGCTGGCATTGTTCTTACCACGCAACATCACACCAGTGACTTCATTGACTTCATTCAAAGTACTATGGATGAAAGGGAACATAGTGGATTTCTTATCACTAGCATGAAGAGGAGCTACACCGGCAGTCTGAATAAGTGCAGTAGTGAGGAATTCAAATTCACTACCGACGTTCTTCATCTTATCATTACCTTTCATGTACTGCAGCTGCTTAGGAGCTTTATTGTACATATCCATATCGATCTTATTACCGACATGAGCAGTCAAGATGACGTGGATACCATATTTAGCAGCCAGAGTAGGTAGCGCTCTCAAGATACGAGTCTTTACTCCACCTTCCTGCATGTACAAAGTATTCATGGAGGAATCGTCCATCCTAGCTTTACTATTGTACATTTCATCTTCTTTACCACTACCTGCCTTAGACCAGCTATCGCACATAGCAAAAGTAGGTATCCAGATACGGTAAGGTTTCATGGTCTTAGGATCGATAAAAGGACTATCTACAGTCATATCCTTTTTATTCTTTAATTTCAATTCACCTATTTCTTTAAGATGATCATAGAAATCACCTAGATTCATAGTAGCTCTATTATTAAAGATAATGCGATCACTTACTTTCTCAGGTACGAAATCATCATAACGACTAGAGTCCTGAATAGTGAACTCAGTTTCGTACACAGTAGCTTCAGTCTCTTTATAATGATAGAGTGCTCTAGCCATTAGACTACCAGCTATACCTGATTTATAAGTCTGAGCTCTACCACTTACTCCAGTGATAAGACCCAATCCACCGTTCAATACCCATCTACCATTTACACCAGGCTGAAACTTACCTGTAGCTACATCTAAAATAGTACCGGTATTGACATAAGGTACGTAACCGATCACTGACTTGAAATTCTCCATGAGCATATTTGATCTCCTATATCGAGTGGGAATACATAATACTGAGTATATTAAATCGGTCTTTTGTATATGTATATTTGTACCATTAGTATATATGGAGTTGACCTGTATCACGATATGACTTTTATATAGAGAAACCCTCAACCATATTTAATAGGAGCTTTATAATGTCCGATACTTTAACCAGTCATCAGTTAGTATTAGAGCAGCTGCAATTGGCAGCTGATAAAATCACTGCTACCTCTGTAAAACTTGAACAACAGTCCGAATTGGTATCCAACCACAACTCTGATGAAGGAGCTCATCTTTACATTCAGCAGATGATCCAGAATATCACTGCTGTATCTCCGACTAATCTCAGTACCGCTATTTCTAATCACAATGTATCTGTATCCGCACATGCTGATATCCGTGCTGCTATCACAGCTCTGTCTGCTGGTACAGCTGGTATCGAACAGCACAACACTAACAATCAGGCTCACCCTGATGTCAGGAACTTGATCACCGCTCTTAGTACTGAATTTCAGATCGTACGTGAGAACTCTGAGAATATCAGTAATCTGGATTCCGTATACGAATCCCTCGGTATGGGTAGCGGTAGTATCAGTGGTGCTATTCAGGATTTGGAAGATGGTCTGGCTGCTACTGATGTTCAGGTTCAGATCAATAAGAATGATATCGCTGCCCTACAGGTCGCAGTAGGACAGAACACCACTCTTCTTGGTACTCATGTGACTACATTAGCCGATCTCAGTAGTCGTTTGGTGGCTGCTGAATTAGAAGTAGAATCACTGAAGGCTAATGGTGGCGGTACACTTACTGACGGTATTGATCTGTCTGCTATGGTTTGTAGTATCCCTATGATCGTAGCTGTAGATCAGACCTACACTTTCACTATTGAAAATGTACCTGTCATCGATGGTGAGACTCTTTCTTTTGAAATCAAACCCCATCTCAGTGGATTTGTATTCAGTAAGACTGAAGGTATCGTACTCGGTGAAGAACTTGAAGTATTGGTACCTGCAGATGCTATGCCTGGTGCTATTAAGCAGTTTACTATTACTGCCAAGTATGCAGTATCGGAAGCTGTTAACACTAAGGTCATGGTCACCAAGATCAATAGTCTCCCTGTAATCGATAACATGCTGATTAATCTCCCGATGATGGTAGAACCTAATCATTTCTACACAGTAAAGATTTCTGGTGCCACCGATATCGATGGTCAGGTCATTACTTATGTTATTGACGATATGGGTTGTGGATTGGTTTTCAGTAAGGTGGACAGTATTACTGAAAATGAAGAGTTTACAGTTGCTGTACCTGGTGATGCTGCTCGTGGTCATGTATATACTTTTAAGGTTAAGGCCTATGACAGCGTAGGTACTTTCCGTGAGAAAGAATACACTGGCTTCACTGTGAATATCTTGCCTGATATGAGCGCCTTTACCCACACTGTACCTACTTTGGTGAAGCCCGGTAGTACTTATGCGGTGAAGTTCAATGGCGCCACTTCTTCTGATGGTAGCGCTATCACTTACAGTGTAGCTTCTCCTGAAGGTAGTCCTATCACTTTCGCTAAGACTAGTGGTATCGCACATAACGAAAGTGTGCTTATGTTTGCTGATACCAACAATCCTCAGCGTGGTACGACATTCCCGATCACTATTACTGCAGTAGATGCTCATGGTGCTAGTTCTGAGTACACGGCTAATGTTCGTATTAACTCGTTACCCACACCTAATAGCATTTACACTACTATGCCGAATAACATCGCTGGTGGATCTTCGATGTTGATGCAGATCTATGGTGGTGACGATGCTGAACGTAGTTCTCTGAAGTACAACATCGTTGGTAACGTAGGATTGACATTCAGTAAGATGTCCAACATCCTCAGTACCGATATCGTGACTGTAACCGTACCTACGGTAGCTATCAATACCACTTATAGTTTCTCTATCGAAGCTATCGATGCTCTGGATGAAAAGTCTGCTGTAGCTAAGGTGATCACCGTATTGGTGACTAACGATGAAGCTACCACGTATACCGGTACTCCTCAGATTACCTATCCTATCCATGGTGATATGGAAGTACCTGCTACTGGATTCACTCTTACACTGACTCCTTACGAACAGGTAGTGGTACAGCAGATCGTTACTGCTGCTCCTCAGATCGTGTATCCTCAGGATGGTAATAATGAAGTAGCACCTGATTTTGACGTGGTACTGACTTCTTATACCACTGAACTTAAGTAAATAGGTCCTCCTCCTGATTCACCTACTACAGTAGCTACCTTTATATGGGTAGCTACTGTAGTAGGTATTTATGCTTTTTAAACATATAGTACTAAATGATAAATATATTTCCCTTATGGAGGATAAGATCATGACTAATGGTAAACAGTGGTATGTGCATAAAGAACAGAAATCTATGGGTGATGAAGAAATGCTTTCTAAATTAGGTATTTCTATTTTAGATGACCATATCTATCAAATCACTGATATAGTATCTAATTTTGACCCTATGACTCACACTATCACGTTCGGAAATCCTGAATTTGATGAGGTGAATAAGACTGTACAGGTATTTCCTAAATTGGAAGAGATACCTGAAGAAGTAAAAATAAAGAACTTAGCTATCTATAAAGAGACTAAATATACAGATCTCTTAAAGAAGATGAATAATCCTAGTGATAGTTTTGTATTCACCTTACCTAGAGAATTGATAGATAATATAGAAGGTGATACCTATAAAAGTCTATTAGACTTAGAAGGTGTATTTTTACGTAATGGTATCATGGATGTATTTAGGCTATATAGAGAAGGTAATGATGCTGAATTAGTGCGATACCTTTGTTGTATAGAGATTACCATCCCTATTTATAATCTGAATAAGAATACTGTACATATGTATAAGTTTGATTCTAGAGATTTATACATACTAATTAAACTGTATGTATCACATCTCAATAAGATACAGTATTCGACAGAAGAAGAGTGGGCTAAAGTGGATACTGTTGATTATCGTGAAGCTATGGAGATACTTAAATCTGGCATGGTCGGTGACTAATATAAAAGTATATACTACCGTAGTACTACTGAGGTACTACGGTAGTATATATGTATTACTTAAGCTTCACTATTAGGAAAGGATCTACCTGTACCCCAAATGATATTTACAGCTCCACCTGAGCCTACTCGTACTGGTATAGTACTACCAGGTGTGACAGGTATGGCGTTACGCCATGCAGCTATACCACCTGAGTAAGTACCGATATCGGCAGCTACAGGTGATAAGGTAAAGTTATCACCTAATAGGCTACCTATAGCTTGCTCAGCATATGCACTATAAGAGTAGCTGAGTGTACCACCAGAGGCTATAGTAGCTGAGATAGTAGCTCCTACTACTGGATTTACAGGTACTGTATGGGTAGTCACTGCTGCAGCTCCACCTACTCCACCCGGGAAAGTATAAGTAGTACCATTTACTATAGCTGTAGTAGATGCACCTGTAGTAGTGGATACTGATTTGTTATAATGGATATATCCAGTTGTCACGCCACCAACCACAGAATAAACGGTAGCGGAATACGATACAGTACTACTGTTGTTAGTAGCTAAATTGAATCTTGTATTTGTAAGTACAGTACTATCTCCGGATTTATGATATGCCATGGCATATATATATGAAGGAATCGACGATAATGTTTTAGGTATCGTATCTGCATCTATATACATGGTACATGTGGTATATGTAAGTGTGGTACTACTAGTACCAGCAGCTCCCTTACCACTCAGTTCGATACTGTCTATACCTACAGGTACGGTATTATTACCAGCTACACAGGCTACGGTTTTACCGGTGTAAGCTTTCAGCAGCTCTCCAGCTGAGCTGTAGTCTACTCCAGGAGTAGCTGCGATACATATTTCAGTGACACCCTCTGGTACTGTAAAGGTAAAATCACCTGCAGTATAGTACAGCTCATTAGCATAAGGTGTCATCACTTTAAACTGATGCACTGTAGACCATGGGCTATCACCTGTATCAGGATGACCGTGCATGCCTCTGATATACAAATTACTACCCACAGGTAATTCAGCACTAGCTAATGCTAATACTGTCTTATAGTCACCTACTTCATCTACTATGATGTTACTAAAGCTACTATCAGTAGCTACCTGTACTCTAGTCTTATTTGGTACACTCATGTTAATGATTCCTTCTTATAAGTTAAATTAAAAGACTCTATAAAATAGTACGTACTACAGTAGCTACCATAGCTACTGTAGTACGTACTTAACTTATACAGTACCTTCCGGTTCTGGTTCTAAAAAGATAGATAGTCCTGATTGAAATACATAGAAAGGTTCATTAGAAGCATTATTCTCTGTTCTATTCAATTTATGGATTACTCCACAAAGGATACCTTTCTGTGTAACATAGGTACTGTCTTTATCGTCGTAATGTACGACTACTTTCATACCTGGGGGTAGGTCTATTAGGCCAGCCGATTTCCAGCTACAGCTAAAGATAATACCCTGATATTCAGCCATTTTACTAGCCGATATAAAAGGATTGGTACTAGTACCTCTATAATTGATATTCATCATATCAGTCTTAGCTGCTCTATCACTACCTATATTTAACATAGTCATATTACTATCGGATACTTTTAGAGTACCATCAGCATTTACTTTAGCGAAATGGTCTATAACCTTATCACCTTGTACTTCTACTTGTAGATTACCTAAGTTCTCTACACCACCTTCCATACGGTTAGTAGTGTTGATTTCGGATAGAGTGACTAATTTCACATCACCTTCAGGAGTGACATAATGATAGCACTCTAATCCTTCCAAGGTATTCTTAGGTGCGATAAATATATGTAAAGTGTGAGGTGTTTCTACCTCGGTATCGTACAACTTCCAAACATAGAAAGTATCGTTGTAAAAGAAATGACCTAATCCTTTTTCATAGATACCGTATTGATTCTGTAGATAACCAAATACGCTATCTATCCCATGTACAGGGGGAATGGTCATGTTGTTAAAAGCTTGAGTATTCTTACTAGGAATTACTTCAGCTTTTTCTATCTCAAATGAATTCAATACCCAATGCATGGCTGCATCCAATGTAGTGCCTGGACCAAAGACAGTATTTACCTTCTTTAGTCTAGTCTTATATTCTACTTCAGTAAATAGCTGTAAGCGTAAAGGGGCTTTTATATCTAAATGGTACTGCTCTAGAGATTTACCTTCTACTGGTTTATAGCTATCCACTGCATATTGTTTCATGATGTCTTCTGGATTCTCTAAGATAGCTATGTATTCTAACACAGTAGTATTTTCTTCTAGAGTAGGAAGCAAAGTTTTCCAGCTATGTGGTTCAAATATCAATGTACACCGTAAGTCTTTAGCTCTCTTACAGATATTTATAATCTGTAAAGGATGTAACTCTAGACCTATAGACACATCATTCATAAAAGAACCAGCATAATCTGACACTATATTTAGACCAGTGATATATTCTGGTTTGAACGACCAATTACTTTCGGCATGGGTTAATATGGTTTTTACTTTATAGAAACAAGGAGTAGTTCTAGCTTTCACTAGAGTCTCCAAGATAGCATGCTCTAAGTGTTTACTAGCTTTTAAAAACATAGTAGGTTACCTTTTGTAGAATAGACGTCTCAGTAGACCAGTGATAGTTTTCTCTGCAGGATCTTCGATACCACTAGTTTTGAATACCCTCATCTTTTCTTTTTCGATAGCTTGATGTAAAGCCATAGCTTTTTCTATAAAGTTCTTTACTTCTCTATCAGTTATTACTACACTGTGGGCTTGTTTGATATACCTAGCCAATACTTGATCCACATCCAATATATCTCTATCATCACAAAAAACGAAAGTATATTTATTAGCGTACATATCGATCATTTGTGCGATAGTAGCCACACCTGTAGCCATGGGACCTTGGCTATTTGGATCGTGTTCGTATAAAGGAGCTACATTAAATTCAGTATAATAACCAGATACCGGTGCATAGTTTTCAGATAGCATCACTTTATATTGAGCGTTATTGATATGATCTACTGTATCTACATATCTAGGTCTAGCCATATGGATATCCTCTGGTGGTAAATTAGCTATGGTATCTTAATTGGGTGAAAGATACCATAACTATCGATTATATCTAATCCTTGATGCAATATAAACCACGGTCTATCAGGTATATAGCCAATGGGATATCATAGAAAGCTTTTTCTTTATCCCATTTCATATATCCTTTGACTTGTTCGTAGATCACTTTAGGATCTACTTCGCTAATTATGCTACTATAAATGATATTTTCCCAATTATTCATACGAGGTAAATCACCATCATAGAAAGCTTGAGATAAATTAGCATAAGTAGTATCTTCAGGATGATCGGCTATAGAAGTATAATCAGGTGATTCGGTATTCTTTCTATCTGGTTCCTTACCTATACCTACAAAGTCTCTACCTACTAGACTGGTGATATCTGCATTCCAGAAACTAGGTTGGAAATGACGTTTGCGCCAGCCACTTTTGATCTGATCTAGATTAGGTCTTTGTCCTGTAGTCAGTACATACCAAATACTGTATTCGTAATCATACAATCTAGCATATAACTGTTTAGGACGAATACGATGATCCAATACACTGATCTTGTGTTGTAAATATGAAATCAAATATGGATCGTATAATCCATCGTGATTCAATATCGTAGCTGTAGTTTGATCATAGTACGATCGGAGATAATAAGAAATCATCTCTTTACGTAACTGATTAAACTGCTGTAACAACACATAAGATTCATGTTTCAACAAAGTGAATTGCTGAGTAAAGAACTTTATCTTATCGAAGTAAGCTGTATTAGTTACTTGAGCTTCGATATACTCTTGTCTAGCAGGAGTAAGGTATTCCTGTAACTCAAAAGTAATGCGATGTAGAGTACCAGAAGAGATAGATAATCTCTGTACTCCACGTACAGCCATTACACCCCATTGACCATCATTCAGTAGATAGTAGAAGATATCACCTTTCTGGGGTTTCATACCTGGATAGATGATAGCTTCACCTTCTACCGTCATATGTCCATCTTCTTCCTGATAGACCATATCCAGTGCTTTCTCTAAACGCATCTCAAAGTTCACTATCTTTAAATAGTTAACATGAGAACTATGTTTATGTCCGGTACTGACATCGGTAGGATTGGCTCTACCTAATAATGCAGGATTCTCTACATTGAAATAGGTAACCTTTATAGGAAAGCCATCGCCATAAGCAAAGGTCAATCCCAGAGCATCTGGAAATCTATCTACATTGTAAGCAGTAGCGTGAGTGAATACATTCTTCTGTATCTGTTCATTGGCAAAACTACCATCACTAGGTAATACATATCTATTACTATCTACTAATGTGGTGCTATTCTCAGGCAATAACTTAGTTTCGACATTATCTTTTTGCTGTGATGAAGTTTGCCCTGAGGACCCGCGAGACGAAACAATTCCCATGACTAGTCTCCGATGAATTTACTAGTTTACCTGTATGTACTGTACCATCTGCTTCTGTCCAAGATCCGGTACTATCGATTTTACCTAGCCATTTACCAGTACGTACGTCATACACATTACCATCTGCATCTATCCAATAGTAATCATTTTCATTTCTACTACTGATAAATTCAAAACCTTTACCTTGATCCACTAAATACCACATCTGTTTTATGATAGTAGCATTTAAGAATTTATGAAATTCTACTAAGATAGGATAGTAGATGGGATTTAGTTTACGGATATCTGTAATTTCAGATATAGCTAAATGATACACTAAGTTAAGTTTTCTACCTTTATAACGCATCACTAGATCTTCCATAGAGAAAGAATTACTAGGTATAGCTTCATCTCCGTAATATACAGAGATATTGAATATACAATCTGGATCAAAAGTACCGTGTTTCTTAATTTCTTCTTGTCTCCTAATCATAGCCTGTATGATCGTAGGTAACATGAAATCTTCACCTAAGGTATCTTTGAAATCTATACTGTTATATTCTTCAGCTTCGTCTATAGTACAAGCTGCTATAAAGAAAGGATGTTGTGTGTATTCTCTAGCAGTACATACTGGTGGGACGATCCAATCGTCGTAATAAGGTAACTGTACGTATTCAGTATGCACTTGTTTATAAGCCTGAAAATAATCATCTAGTCCACTATCCGGCATACTAGCATAAGTGATCTTATCCTTTATAGACATAGGAATAGGCATAGCTTCGATAGGAAGCAATTTATTTTCTATAAGTATCGGATATACTAAAATGCTAGTATTGGGCATATTGAACTGTACTGTCATAACAAACGATACAGTAAAGCTATTTGGTGATGCATCTGTGGTCTCTGCACCTGGTTCATCATCTGCATATTCTACAGAAGTAAGACATTCTGCAGTGTGTTTCTTTACTACTAATTCTGGTCTATCCGTATATCTACTTTTATTCATAGATATCTTATTTCCAGACCAGTATTGTAGATACTGATAGAAAGTCTCAAATTGTTTAGTGTATTGTTTCTTATTGTAGATTTCACCTAATACATAAATAATTTCATTAGGTAACTTGTAATCATACATAAGATCTGTTACTTGGAATACACTACCTTCTCTATAGGTATTGAACAATTTCAACGGTACGCTATAGGCCAAAGACTTATCCATGAAATGCATAGTACATTGCATCATTAAACTACATGGTGCAGCTTGTTCGTATAAGCCTATACCGAATTCCTTATCGTTAAAGATAGGGTAGTTTCTATTGATGTTATTACCTACTCCATAAGCTGGAGTATGACTAAATGTAGTGACATCCCATTTAGTATTGGTAGGGTGCTGCTGGATAGTGACATCCATGACAAATCTAGACTCTCTTAGCCTAGCATTCATATTGTCATCAGTCGTATCTGAGATACTACTATACTTAGTTTTGATTACTATGTTGTCATTAAAGACATTTTGTAAATTTAATGTGTGGATCATACGTTGTGCCACTTGACGCAAAATAGGATCTATGATGTGATCATTTAGCTCTTGTATGTCTGATGTAAGTCTAGGCATGTAATCTATACCCCTATATCTTTTATATATTTAAAGAGGTCCTTATGTCTAAGAAAGAAATTTTGTTGGATGTTCCTAGTTTTAACGGTAAACCTTCCTTGGTAGCGGTGAAGGATAGAATTCTACCTGTTATTACTGCTATGTGTGATAGCTTTGAATTCGGTAGAGTAAAGTATCACGCTTATAGCTGGCAGAGTTGTCCTAGAGATTCCTTTGCTACGCCTGCTATTAATTTAGATGCTATGCATCGTCATCTGACTCTTTTTAAGGCAGGATATGACAGAGACATAGAAGGATATCCTCATGTTTACTTCATAGCATGTAGGGCAGCTATGGTTTTGGGTGTATGGTATCACATGTTTATCCATGATGAAATGGATAATTATAGAAAAGATAATTTCAAATTAGTAGGTGAAACTTTAGCTACTCAGCAGTCTTTTATGCCTTTAGAGCATGATACTGTTACCGATATGGATCTCTGGTCTAAAGTGAGAAAGCTACAGGTATCTCCTTACCATACTCTTTCTATCTCTAAGACTTATGGTGATCCTAAGTTCATAGCCGAAATGGATAAGCACGTACCCAAGATAACCACTACTACTGAAAAGAAGAAGTCTAAGAAAGCAGAAGTGGTAGATAAAGAAGTAGTGACTCCTCAGACTATTATGGATTATCATACCGATATGGTCCAGATGCTTTGGTGGGAAGTCATGAGTAGATACGATGAAAATGATCCTACTGCTCTATTGCCTGCTCATATAGTGAAGGGAAAAAGTACAGTAGGATTGGCTGATCTCCTTGTTAAGGAGATCACTTATCTCGATCTGTTGTTCTATCACGCCTTAGAAGTAGTACGTACCGCTGCTACTTACCCCGAGTTTAAACACATCTATATGGATACGAAAACCACTTATGAATTGTTAGATAGATACGCTAATGCTAAGTAGTCATTAGTCGATATAAGGCCACGGAGTATATTAGCTCAATATCGTATAGTCTGTGGCCTTATTATGATTATCTCTATAATTTATACAACTTTCATATCTATTAAGGGAAGGTACCTATCATGCAATCTGCTGACATTATGGATAATGCATCTCAATCAGTAATTGACTTTGAAAATCAGTGTATCAGGGCTCATCAAAGTAAGCAAGCTATCTATAGTGATACTGCTGAATCTGTACTTTATTGTGTGGATTGTGATGTGAAGATACCTGAAAGAAGAAAGCAAGTATTACCTAAGGCTATTCGATGTGTCCGATGTCAGGAAATATACGATCAAGGTAACTAACCTATGCACCATAAATAAACTTTTATAAATATCATTTGGGGTACTGAATATGGGCGATAACCCTAGACTGTACCCAGAGTCTCCTAGTGAAGTCGATCTTGTAGATGAAATGTATATACTTCATAAACAAGTAGCTGATACTAGTCAGAACTGGGCACTTAACAATGTAGAGATCCCGAGTCATGTACTCGCGATTGATACTGATAAGCGTATCATTAAAATAGGTGAAGGTAGGCCTTGGTCCGATACCAAGAACCATAGCCACGACGATCAGTACAGCGGTATCGCCCACAGTCATTATTTTGGATATAGTGAGAAATGGTTTAGGGCTTGTCCTAGATTGTGGTATACCTCTGATTTAGAACATCATCCAGAACTCATACCTCTGAATGGTCAAGAGTTATCGGAAGAATTAGCTTTCTATCTAAGTGAAATTTACACTAGTGTGGTACCCATACATCCTTTAGCCACTGCTCTGGATACTGAAGAATATCAGGTATCTATGTCCAATGCTAATTCATTGTGTTTAGGTTATAAAGCTTTTGGTCCTAATATCACTATGGATAATCTGTTAAATACTACAGATCAATGGACCACTGGTACTACAACTGCATCGGTTGATCCTGAGTGGTTAGCTTTGGATCTGAAAGGTGATATCTCTTTTACTTTACATACGTATGCTCTTGTAGCTCGTAGTGGTAGTCCTACTGCACCATTCGCTGAAAGTCCTAGTCCTAAGTCTTGGACAGTGGAAGTAGCTTTGGATGATGGTAGTTGGGAAGTAGTCGACACTAGAACCAATGTAGAGAAATGGGCTCCTAATGAAGTACGTTATTTCTATTTAGAAGCTATCTCTAATCCTGCTAATAAGTTCAGATTGACTGTACAGGAGTGGTGGGTACCAGAAGGACCTGATGCTATATTAGAACTAGGTATCCGTAGATGGTACTTGGGTGGTAAGAAGATCGGTAGCTTTATCATGCCTAAAGTCGTATCTCCACATTCTGACTTTACATACGTCGTACCTGTTAATGATTTAGGTATCGGTATGAAGCATGAAGAGATCGGTGATGTGGGTTATTCTGTTACTAGATTACCTCTTATTCCCAGTAACCGTATCATCTTAGATGGTCGTACTGTAGAAGTAGAAGCAGAACCTGAACTCTATGCTGTCTGTGGTCAGAAGTATGCAGATAGTGTATCTCCTGTTACTGGTGACAGCATTGTACTGGCCTCAGGTATAGGTAGTGACCATACTCCTTATACTCACGATATCACTTTTAGTGAGTCTGTAGTCATTGGTCAGTATTCTATCGGTACTGTAAATGGTGTATATCCCGATAGTTGGTCTTTAGAAGCTTTAGTGGATGGTATTTGGTATGACGTAGAAAGAGTAGTTGATGATTTCACTACTACTTTTAAAGTAAGAGATGTCTACATCAATAATCATGCTTCTGATACTTATCGCTTAGTAATCACTAAGTGGACAGAAAACGTATTACCGATCGGTACTATTTCTTTATCATTTAAAGGCAGTACCGCTGGTACTTTTAAAGTCCCGAATAAGCTAGAAGAAGCACCTTCAGATATGGTCCCCTACGTAGTCTCTAAAGTACGTACAGAAGATATCAACTCTTCAGTCGTATTAGAATTACAGAATGCTCTTTTATCCACTCAGCAGCAATTAGCTATCATCATGGATAGGTTGATTCAGAATGAAACTGAGTTAACTAATTTAAGAGCTCAAGTCAATACTCCTTAAATCACAAGAGGTCATACTCATATGTCTGGTCCCGTAACTAATCCCACTGAAGGGATCTTAGAGCAATCTGTAGTAGAGAAACTGGAAGAGGCACTCGCAGCACTACAAGCTGCACAGGCTCTCTTTACCGACACTATGGCTGCTTTAGCTTCCCATGATGCAAATGAAGAATCTCATTTAGATATCCGTCATGAAATCATGGCTATCACTGTAGGTACTGGTTTTATTACTTCTGAACAAGCTACACAGCAAATCGATAGTACACTTGATATCCACAATGCTAGTGTATCTGCCCATGCCAATATCTTGACAGCTATCGATGGTCTGTTGACTAGATTGGCTGCTTTGGAAGCTCGCGTAGATGCTATCGAACCTATCGATGAAGATGACGATCTGACTGAGTTGGAACGTAGATTGAAAGCTATCGATGATTACTACGATCCTACTTTAGCTTCATTATTAAATGCTTGGCAGGTAGCTAGTATGGCTGGTCTTTCTACAGCTGATGCTATCGCTAATGAATACCAGGCACTGCTCAATGAAAAGGCTCAGGCTAGAGCTGACGTGTTGAGAGAATTCGATTACGCTTAATAAGGAAAGGTAATTCATATGTCTACTGTACCTAAGGTCTCTACTAGTAAGACTTTGACTGGTACTGCTCCTCTTAACTGGTGTCCTCAGTGTGGACATAAGCTGGAGAGTACTCAGATCAAGTTGAAAGATAACCAGTCTATCGATGGTAAGAAATGCAAGTATTGTCATTTCATCCATACTGGTAAATAGATAAGAAATAGACTATATACTACTACAGTACCTGTGATAGGTACTGTAGTAGTATATAGCTTTATCTTCACATACCGTAGACTTCACTAAATAAGAACTTAGTCTTATTATTAGCTCCTAAGGACACACCTAATGATTTCATAAATAAGTACAGAGGACTACAGTTATCTGCCACTATCTGATTAGTAGCGATAATGGGAATCAATTCCTCTGGTACGTTATCTAGAAATGGATTTATGGGTATCCGTGATACGTCCTTCTTAATACCTTCTAAAGTCTTTACTAGCTTATCATGGATGTCCTTATCCTTACCTTTTAACCACTCTAAATACTTAGGGTTAGTTAAATCAGTTAAAGGTACGATGTAGCATTTAGTAGGTATTTCGATATTACCATATTTCTCAGCAAAGACAGATTCCCAAATCTTGTAGTTGAAATATAAGGATATTCCACTGTCCTTATAATCATTTTCATTCTTTACTGGTTGAATAGGTAGATATTTAGTTTCACCAGAAGTCAAGGAATCATAGACCTGTTTCTCAAAAGCTATCACTTTAGATATACAGTCTGTAGCAGAGATCTGTCCGTCTTTGACGATAGTCTCGTGAGTGCCATCTATGAATCCCTTGACAAATTCCAAAGTCTCATTACAGAGCTTACTACCTTTAAACTGTACACCTTTTATGTCAGACTTCATCTTGGGTAAGATAACTCCTTCCTGGATAGTGTACATACCAGCATAATGCTTCTTTAAATTACTCAGAGTCATGACAGGATAGTAGAATTCATTCTTCATAGCTATCCCTTTTATGTCCTCTCCCAATGCTCCCTTATGGTGACTGATCGTATCCATAAGATATGTATTTGACTTACTTAACCAATAAACCACTAAGCAGTTTACTTGATAAGCTCGTTCATTGATACGTAAATCGCCATTATACCACTGAAGCCAATTCTTAGTGGTAAAGATGATACTATCGGTATCACTACCGATAACGCAGTTACGATACATATACTTATGATTCACCACGTTACTGATAACAGTCTTGTGTTCTAGGAACAACTTCATACTCTTATCTATATTAGATAACTTGTCTGACATGCTTTTACCCACACAGACAAATCTCTTAGCTAATTCAGGATGCTTTTCTACTGTATCATAGATATTGACTTTCTTACCATCTTCAATAGGTAACCATTCACTGAAGATAGTAGACAACACAATCACTAGATCACCATCTATCTTAAATAGTTCTTTAGGTGATACTTCCTGATTAAAGTCTATCTTACTGATATCGTAAAAGTCAGATATCCAATTCATCCAGCTAGTAGTATTAGACTGCATGATATTCTTAAGATTATTACAATAGTAGATATAATCCAACAGTTTACCACTACAGTTACACAACCACTGATACACCCAGACAGGTAGTGGATCACTACTATACTTACTATAGTTCTCTTCTAAGAAACCTAATACGTCATCTACATCAGCATGTTTAAGTCCTAGATTATCGATAGCGTTATCCACAGCCATTTTGGGTGGACATGTACGAGCCATCAATACCAAGTAGTTCCATACTGTTTCTATGTTAGGAAAATAGAAGTTACCTTCTAACAATCTCTCACAGTTAGCATATGAACTCATAATAAAATAACGACCAGTACTAGTGATACTATTGAATCCAGCTATATCACTGATAAAGCTGTACTTACTACCCATAGCACCAGGAATACTATTCATGGAAATCTTCTGTAATGCCTGGTCGCTGTTGTAATAGTTAGCTAAAGTAGTATTACCTTCAGCTTTATATTTTAGCATCAAAGCTTTAGAAGACTTACGTCTAGCTTTCTGTTCAGTGATCTGGTCTTTCAGGAAAGATACGATTTCAGTAGCTGGCTTATATACACTACCGAAAGGTAAGATGATCCTATCCTTTATATTCTGGCTATGTTCATATAGGTCTAGTTCAGCTGCTTCGGCATCACCGTATTTCTTATGTACTACGCATTTGACTTTAGGACGTTTCATAGTCTTTTCGACTACATGATTTACAAATCTCACCACGTCCTGTTTAGTAAAGCTACCATTTAAGTGTTTATTAGCTACAGTCAAATAGGTACCTACGTTAGCCAAATAGCTCTGAAGTAAGTCAGGTCTAGTAATTTTATCTGTATCTCTATAAGTAGCTGGGTGTGCCATAAGTATACCTTTATATTTAAATGTGGGTCTATTGATGCATTCCATGGTCCTATCTGGTAAAAATATAGTATTACTACTACCACATTCTATGATATAGAGACTATAAGGACTTTTATACCTATCACTTATATAAGGAATTTAATTATGAAACTTTCTAATTTAAGAGAGACTAGGACTCATTCTATTGCTCCTGGTAAACTTCAGTCTGCTGGTAATAAGCTCAATAGCATGCTCGAATACGATGCTATGGTGTTACGTAAGCAGATGTTTCACGCTCTGTTGTCTACCTTTGTAGATAAACTGGCAGATGAAGACAAGAAGGATTTCACTGAAACAGCTAAAGAACTGGATAAGGTATTGGACAAGGCTGTAGATGACGATATCATCTTGGTGAAAGATGCTGAAGCCATGAAGGGAGAAATTCTTTCTGCTAAGTTTAAGATCCTGGATCTTCAGAATGTATTCCTTGGTAAGGCTATGTGTAATTACACTAAGATCAAGCCCAATAAGAATACTGATCCTAAATTGGTTATGGCTATGGAAGATATCTCTAAGTCTACTAAGGTCATCGATGAAAGTGGTGATCTTATTGTGGAAGAGATCGTCTGTGCTGCAGCTAAACAGTGTATCGATACTTGTAGTAAGTATTTTCCTGCTGATTTCACTACTAGATTACGTTAATATATCTTTACTATACAGAGTAGTCCTATAACGGGACTACTCTGTATATGTTTAAAATTCTATTTCTATTGACCATTCATTGTGATGATAAACACCCACATTTAAAGGAGTATCTATATGTCTAAGCCTTCTGCACGTGCACGTAAGACCGCTAAAAGAGATAAGTTGAGAAAGGCAGCTAAAGCTGGTAATCAATATAAGAAGTCTTCAGTCACTGAAGCTCAGCGTATGTTGGATATGGAACTGGCTAAAGCTACCAATAAAGAACATGGTGATGGTGTGGCTTACGTCGAAAAGATGCTGATCGACATCATTACTTACTTGGGTAGATCTTCCGGTACTTTGAATAGACTGCGTGCTGAACTGCTCACTGGTAAAATCGTTACTAGGGGTACCGCCAGTGTAGACGAAATGATCCTAGCTATCGATGAAGAAATCCAGAAGATGGGTATCTTTAAAGAAACCAAGCTCAGACCTATGGTCAATGAAATGGCTAAACTGAAAGGCATGCAGGATCGTGCTGAACAGTTCTTGGCTCTTGCTGAGTTCATGGAGACACTGACTAAGTTCCAGGAATCCATGAATGAAGATATGGGAGCTACGGCTAAAGTACTGGAAACTTTGGATCTAATTGATAATTCTGAAGCTACCCCTACTGAAGAAAAAGAAGAACTACCTTCAGTACCTGAAACTGTAGAAGTACCTACAGAAGAGCAGGTACAGTAATATAAATAAGACAGAGGAAAAGTATGCTTAGTGACGACGATATCAATGATGATCTTCTAGAAGAAGACGATGATGACGAGCAACTAGATATGAACGATGAAGCGTGTTTCATATCTAAAAAAGAAATGGCACGCATCAGTACTGATAAACGTAAGAAATTGGAATTGAATAAAGAGATAAAAGCTTTTGTCAATTTCATTAAGATGTACTTTTCCTCTTATAGTGCACGTAGGTCTCCTTATGTCTTTTTTAATATCGTAGAAGATCCTAATGTATTAATCATGTCCAATACAGATGGTAGTCTCTTTACTCAAGCTAATAGTGGTGAGTTGGGATTCCATGTCGTAGAGTTCAAAGAGCCATTGCAGGGGTATCTCTCTCAGCTTAAAGAAACTCTATTATTAGACAATACCAATTGCCCGTATGTCGTCAATATTTCACAGTATTTATCCGTATTGAATAAATATAAGAAAGAAGGAGTAGATGTATGGGCACTAGAAAATGGATCTATAGTAGCCAATGTAGCTGGAGATACAAAGCATACCGATAAAGATATCTTTGCCTCTCCTATTAAAAATTTCAATGTAGTGGGTTCTATCAAGTATTGGTATGAATATGCTACTAAGTTAAGATTGGCTATAATGTCTTATCCTAATATCGATATGGATTTAGATCCTGATGTCGCTATGGAGAAAGCTTACATTAAAGCTGAATTAGACATCACTGAATTTAAGAATGCCGATGGCGTATTGGTATTTCCTAATCATAAACCTACTATGACACCACTTTTATTCGATGGAGTCAGTACTCCTTCATTAAAAGAGTTCATCAGAAAAAAGAAAGAAGATGAACAATACAAGTACACTCTAAATACCTGGGTGGAACGTGATGAGTATTTTAGGTTAATGACTCAATACGAAGATGAGTATATCTACGCTATTAGCATGAAACCAAACGTGTGTTATTATCCATTACCTATCCGTAAGTAATATATCCTACTTGGAGATATACAGATGACAAACGAACAGAACGATAACGATATTCCTATCATTGAAGATGTAAACTTGGATGATATGGAGACCGATACTCCTATTCAGGCTCCTAGGATTATCTCTCAGCCTATCCAGAGAGCAGCAGAAGAAGCTAACGTGCCTGATTGGATCAAACACGATACCACTCAGGAACTGGATAAGTTCACTGAACAGCAGGAAGAAATCACTACTGCTCCAGTAGAAGAAGCTACTACTGAAGATACCGAAGTAGAACAGGAAGTAACCGATTTCCTTCAGGACTCCACTTTTGTACATGAAGATAAGAAAGTGGATTATAAAGCATTGGAAGAATCTGAGACTATTCTCAATTCTATTCTTATCGATGCTATCAGTAATTCCAAACAGAAGAATATCGAATTCCTCAATGAACGCAAAGAGATCAAGATCGTAGTACCTATCTCTAATGCAGATGACATTGCCGATAAGTTGATGGATCTTGGTACTAAGATGGGTACAGATAACTTCAAAGAAGCTTTCACAGATCCTAATAGTTTACCTGCTACTTGTCGTGATGCCTTTGAACACTTCTCTTCTCAGACTAAATTGTCTGTAGAGATGTTTGAAGGTATGAAGAAGGCTATCGAAGAGCAGTCTGAATCTACTCGTACTTTAGCTGATGTATTGCAGCGTAATGTAGAGAACATAGGTGTTACTACCACTAGAGGTACTCCTTCTTCCCTTGGCAAGAAGAAACATCTCTCTGGTAAGGAAGCTGTAGTCACTGTAGCTAGTATGATGCAGGGTATCAAACGTATCCCCTTGTGGAACTCTGGTATCTATATCACACTGCGTGCTCTTTCTCTGAAAGAACTGACTGCTTTCTTCAATAGTGTCAATACCTCTGGTTACGATTACGGTCGTGAACTGGGTGGTTACTACTTCATGTATGTGGATCATGTCATTAAGAAGATGGTACTTGAGCAGTTACTTCCTAAGGCTTTGCAGGATTGTAACTATAAGAACTGGCGTAACACCAATAAGCTCCTGAAGGTATTGTCCGTACATGACTACGATGTTATCCTCTGGGCATTCGCTTCGATGATGTATCGTGAAGGTGTACCGATCAAGATCCTCTGCACCAATGAAGAATGTATGAGTGTAGAAGAAATCACTGCAGATCTTACCAAAATGAGATTTGTAGATACCTCTAAGCTCACTACTGAAGCTATCTTGATGATGAAAGATACTGGTGTAAAGACAGATCTGGATTTGGTCAAGTATCATAAGGCATTGGGTCTGGATGATGTATTTGCCTACAAGGTAGATAACGTCGCTACTGATACCACTACGTATTGGCATTTCAAGATGGCTACTGCTAACTGTGCAGACTATCTGGAATGTGGTGCTGCTTTTAATGCTGAGTTGTTTGATTTCGCTCATCAGCCTACCAAGGAAGAAGTAACGGAATTCTTGACACTCAACTACTATAAAGCATTCTTGCCTTGGATTTCTTCATTGGAATGTGTCACTGAAGAAGGATTTGGTAAGAGTAAGGTACCGGACGATGAAGTCTTGGCTATTATCGATAATAGCTCTGAAGATAACCGTGAAGCATTTAATGCTATCTTGGATATCAGTCAGATGGAGACTCAAGACTTTGGTGTCTATGCTACGGAATACATCAAACGTACCAAACTTACTCACTTGGCACTGCAGTATGATAAATGTCATAAATGCGATACGATACCTGAGACTGCTGTAGATGGTTTCATACCTTACGATATGCAGGCTCATTTTTTTACGATGTGTCTCATGCGTATGTTGAAAGTTGCATAGCACCAGAGGCATATAGTGATTATATAAATGCTTTTACTAAGCTAATGACTTCGTTATCAGGAGTAACGGGTATATTCCGTTATTTCCTGATAGCGCAGTTTAATATATCCTTTTTAAATCCACAATTCTACGGTAACTGTAAGACTCCTAATTTGATGCACTCTATGTTTGAAGACAATAGAGCTGCTACTAAAGGACAGATCATCGTAGAGGATATATTACGTTTTATGTTTTCGACAGAGCTTCATGCACTTTCAGGTCTTTCTTTCTTGGACATAATGGAGCTAGATAGCTACACATATAGCTTAGTAAAGAAGATCTATGAAGAAGTGGAGAAACCTAAACGAGAAGCTATAAGTAAATTACAGCAGGATATGAGTAAACAACAACTCCAACACACGACTAATTTCTCTAGATCTAATCTAAATAACGAGAGAGTGAATAATGAACGTAAACACTTACGGTCGCGCAAGTGATATAGATAGGATGGATGCTGCTAACACTAGTCGTATCGTACTGGATAGTAATGTAGGTATCACTAACGTAGCTGCAGCTGATACATTGAAGCAATACATCATCGATACTTTTGCAGATATTAGTCAGCTATTGGCTGCTCACTGTGGACCTAAATCGGCATATGCCATGATCGTTACTGGTTTGGGTAATAGTGATTTTGAACCTAACATCTTTACTAAAGATGGAATCAAGATCTTGTCGTTTATCGAATACACTGCTCCTATTCAGGCCTACATGAAAGAAGCATTGGCTTATATCGGTAAACGTGTGGATAATGTAGCCAAAGATGGTACCACCACCTCTATCTTGTTTGCTGCTCAGTTCCTGAAAAGCATGCTGGAACATAGTGATAGATTCGATGATCTGACCACTACTGCTAGAGAAGAGATCTTTAAGACTATCTCTAAAGATGTACATGAGATGCTGGTGAAACAGTCTTACTGTGTAGCTGATCTACCTCATCGAGATGAAGTAGCTGCTGGTATGGTAGGCTTCATGCAGTCTATGTCATCCTCTGGTGGTAATACTGTCCTGTCTAAAGTCATCTATGAGATTTTTGCTAATTCTCCTAAGGAAGCTTGGGATCGTATGTTGACTACTCAGTCTACTATGGAATCTGAGACTCCTTTTGAAGTACGATATCAGGATGCTGGTTATAGCTTGTTTTCCAATATGGTGAATGATCAGCTTCGTAATACTGATTTGAATACCAGATATGTGGAAGAAGATGTATTGGTCTTCGCCTATCCTGATGATATCCATATGGGTACTACTGTCATGGATAGAGTAGGAGATTGGTTGGAAGCTCTTCCTGAAGATAAAGCTGCAGCTATCCTTGCTCAGGAAATCGATGGTAAGCTCGTACAGTACGTCACCAATAAGAACAAGACTAGAGTGAAACCTATCTCTATGTTCTGTAACTTGGAACGTGATAAGTACAGTAAGACTTCTTGGGATATCCTGGCTATCCTTTCTATGGCTGGTAAAAAGAGCTATGCCGAGAAGGTAGAATCTGTAGGACCTATTAGTGAAGCACATACCTTTAATGCTACTCGTATTGAGTTTAATGGTACTCATCTGGAGATATTTGATTTTTATGAGGTAGATCCGGAAAGTAATCTTCATCCTTACTACTCTAATCCTGAAGCTTTTAAGCCTTATACGGAACTGTTGAACAATATCAATAAGGTCATTGAATTCAGTAGAGATGGTCATGTCAAAGATGGTAGGATGATCGAGTCTGCTTATCGTATCTTTAAGCAGATGGTCTGTGTGAAAAGTCCTAACCTCTGGATCGGTGGTACTACTCATGAGAATATCTCTAATCTGGCAGTAGTACAAGATGCCATGGGTGCTAGTATGGCTAGTACCACTACGAGATTCCTGATAAATGGTCTGTTGAGTTTTAATACCGCATTGCATGAATTACTTGATGTTTACAGTAAAGACATTAGCGATCCTATAGGAGGCTACAAGAAAAACATCATTAATATCATGATCCATTCACTTTCACATGTCATTCGTACTGTGTATAGTGAAATCCCTACAGCTGTAACTGATGGGACATTGACTAAAGACGATTATTGCAATGCTCTTTATGAAGAGAGCACTATTAATCCTCTGTCTTTTATGGATTATGTGGAGAGTATTCCTCGTGTAATCGCTGGTACTGAAACTAAAATCCCTCATGGTGTATCTTATCCTGTACTTCAGCCTATCGGTATTTACGATGAGCTGTTAGCTCGTACCAATGAACTGTTGGTGCGTTTGTTAGCTACGGATAAGTTTATTGCACCCGGTGGGGCATTCCTTCGCTCTAGTAGTGAAAAGGAGTAATTTATCATGGCTATTGTAGAACCCGGTAGTATCGTCATCAAACAGGACATTAAGTTTAAGTCCTTGAGTGATCACGATACCGTAGCTTGGGAAGGTACTGTCGCTGGATTCTTGACTTACGATACAGCTAAGACTATGGAAGATATCCTACCTTACTATCGTGAAGCCAAGAAAGCTATTACCGACTTACCTCCTATCGAAGAGTTGACCTTCTTTATCCTTAAGTTGGATGAGAATACAGCTGTGACTAAGTATCGTGTCTTTGCATTGGAATATATTGATCCCAGTACATTGAGGATACAGGACGTGCATAGTGATCTATACTTTAAGGTATACGCTACTCCTGAATCTGAAGTAGCTACGATCATTACGTTGTTGAAGTCACACGGTTACAACTGTTCACAGGTCACGAGTATCTCATAAGCTAGTATACCTACACCACAGTCCCGTAGTGTAGGTATACTTTTTATAAATCACCACCTGGAGAAAGCTATGTTGTCTTTCATTAAAAAAGAAATATCAACTATCGTCAACCCAACGATATTGAATTCTAGCTTTGAGATTACATTCCCTATACCTGATAACAATGGTGCTTTTAGAGGATTCAACTTTATCAGTTTGAATACACCGGATCATCTTACAGATAAGCTGGAATGTGTTTTCGATAAGACCAAACATATCGGTTGTTTGTATTACTATCAAGTAAATACTTCTACTTATAAGCTCACCTTATTCACTAAAGAGCTTCCGATCGAAGAAGGTAAACGATTGAGTGCATATCTCAACCATCTTGCTTTAGATCCCAATATCGTACCTGGAATACATAAGTTGGTAGATCGTAAAGTAGTAGATGGTGATTCTGTAATAGTTTACGCTAGTATTTTTGTAACTAAGCCAGTATGGGATAAGCAAACAGATCCTACTCTACTCGATCAACTGAATACTGCTTTTAATAAATAAATCACCCAAATACACTAGGAGTGTAGATATGTCTGATGAAGTCAAGGATCTCGGAGAAGTTATCGAACCTGAAGTAATGGAAGAGACTCCTGTAGATCCTGAAAAGGTCATTCCTTTTGGCGAGATCCCTTTCGGTGAAGGTATCCCTAATTTCGAATCGCAGAGCTTTACTAATAAAGCAGCTGATCGTCCTATGCCGGTATCCGACGGTACCCATTATGTTATTAAGGTAGAGAACACACCTATCTTTAATGCTACTGCAGCTTATCTGTACTGGGCTATCATCTTCTTTCGTAATATCCCCCAGAGTGAAGTCTTCCTGTTGAAAGCACATGAAGGAGATGAGGGTCACCACCCTGAAGGTAGTCATTTCTACTTTATCGGTAACTTTAAAGTGCCGGATATCCAGGGTAATAAAGATGAATATGCGTACTTCAATCATCCTTTCGAAGTATGGTCCTACGTCATCGCTCCTATGTCCAATTACCCTTACTGTGAAGTCATGATGAATCTTTACGGTGATGGTACTGGTCAGGGTATCAATGAAGAATATCGTAAGAACTATCTGGAAGGTCAGACTCTGTTCGATACTTCACCAACTAATATGCTCTATTGGGGTAATCTCTTTGAAGAAGAGAAATACTTCATGGATGAAGTCATCGTGGAAGAACCCACTCGTAAGTTCGATAAGTTCAAGAGTAAGTCTAGTAAGAAGAAGCAAGCTGAAGCTAATGCTAAGAAGAAAGACAATAGTCAGAAGCCTGCTCGTTACTTCAGACAAGAAGTACATAACTCTGGTCTGGTGTTGAATACCAAGCAGGAAGCTTATGAGCGTTATCTTGCTTTCAATACTAGCTTTGAACTTCTCTTTCCTGTAGAGAAAGAAGATGGTACGGAACTCCGTCTGAACTTCATTAGCTTGAATACTCCTGAATGTAGACTGTCTGCACTTGATCCGGTATTCGATCCTAATGTCCATGATGGATGTCTGTATTACCATCAGATCAATCCTTCTACTTATAAGCTCACTTTGTTCACTAAAGCCCTGGAGAACGATATCACTCTGGCTTTGGAGGACACTTTGCTTAATATGGGTAACGATCCTGATCCTGAGATGGATATTCATCGTGCAATTAAGACTAAGGTGCTTGGTGAAACCACTAGTATGATTTCATCTATCATCTTTGTATCTCGTGCTATTTGGGATGGTATCATGAATCTTCAAGTAGCACCTACTCCTACTATGGAAGAATCCGGTAGTATCCATTAATATGAATTATATAGATACCTATACAGTACCACCACAGGTACTGTATAGGTATCTACTATTTTATAGAGTATTTAAACTATAAACTATAAGAGGTATATTTATATGAGTCAGCCTAACAAGACTAGAGTACAAGTGGCTACTGATCCTGCTTTTTCTAATATAGTACATGATGTAGAAGGTGCTTATACTACAGCTTTACAGATAGCTGAAGCAGTACTACCACAGGGAGTAAACTTATATGCTCGTGGTATGCACGGTCACCCTACCACAGGTGATAGTAGCTGGTCTACCACAGTACAGTTTCAGATCAAATTAGCATGGAGTGATTGGGATGGTAGTGCCAATGGTATCGAGCATAGTTTGAATAGTACCAATAGTCTATATGTCTCAGCGGTGGCATTATCCGATACCAAAGTACTAGTGTGTTACAGTAATGGTAGTTACAATAGTTACAAATATGCTATAGTGTTGACTATTAGTGGTAGTGGTATATCTGCAGGAGTACCGGTTCTGTGCCATGATACCACCGGTTATTTTAACTCGGCTGTAGTACTATCTGATACTAAAGTACTGGTGAGCTATAGTAACGACAGTCATAATAGTTATTTGTATGCCGTGATACTAACAATCGACGGTACAAACATCACTGCTAGTACTCCGGTACAATGTAATAGTACCGATAGCGAATATATATCAGCGGTGGTTCTATCTGATACTAAAGTACTGATAACTTATCGCAATCAGAATCATAATAATTATCTATATACCGCAATATTGACTATTGACGGTATTAGTATATCTGCTGGTATTCCAGTACAATGTAATAGTTCTAACAATATATATGTTTCAGCTGCAGTACTATCCGATACTAAGGTATTGGTCAGTTATCGTAACGATAGTCATAGTGGGTATCTATACGCTGTTGTATTGACAGTAAATGGTACAAACATCACTGCTAGTACTCCGGTACAATGTAATAGTGCCAATAGCCGACACTTATCGGCTGTCGCATTATCCGACACTAAAGTAGTAGTGTGCTACCGTAACGACAGTAACGGTTATCACTTATATGCAACGGTATTGATTATAGACGGAACCGATATCACTGCAGTTGCGCCAGTATCGTGTAACGATACCCACATTGCTTATACGTCGGTTGTGGTGTTATCGGACATTACTGTGTGGGTGTGTTATCGCAATGAAAGTCATAATAATTATTTATATGCCGTGGTACTAACTATCCGTGGCGATGTGATCACTGCCGGTACTCCTGTACAGTGCAATACTAGTACTACCGGTGGATGGAGTGAATACGATATATCAGCTACTAAAGTGGGTGATAGTGTATTTGTGTCCTATAATAAAGGCATCAACACCGCTCTTTATGGTAAAGTATTAATGGATAATTAATTTAATCTATACACTACTGTAGCACCACTAAGGTACTACAGTAGTGTATATATGGTATCATAAACCTAAATGTAATCTACCGTAATTCAATACCTTATCCTCAATAGTATTAGCTAAGTCGCTATTCATACATCGATTCCAAGGTCTTCTATTCAATAACCTAAAGTATTGACGTTTAGCTTCTATCATCAGACGTTTGTAAGTATTCAACTGAGGATTTAGAGCATGGATACCGACTACAGCTTTTAATAACTCTAAGTCCTTCATAATGTCCAAGTATTCAAACTGACGTAATCCACTTAATGACCACTTATAAAGACTTTCATTACAACGATCAGTGATACTGCTATTTAGTAACAAAGGACTATTCAAGAATACATTAGGATAGAGTCTATTCTCTTTGATGTTATTCAATTCTACCGATAGGGACTTCATACCATCACTGTAACGTAAGCCTACCTGACCATACTGACTATTGGTAACTACATCATTATAACTACGATGTACATACTCACTATCGTAGCTATGATCGATCATATCCACTATCTGACGTAATAACCAAATATCTACTAAATCATACATCATAGGACAGATGACATGTTTATGAATAAAGAACTGACCAGTCAAAGTATCTTTATCTCTAAACTCTTCATTTATCCCGTATCTCTTCCATTTATAGTACTTCATACACAGAGCCACAGTGTCTACTAATACTACGCAGTAGGTAGGGGCTGCTTCAGTAAAATTGACTCTATCGTGCATGATATTTAGCGTGAATTCCGGGCTATCGTGGTACCAAATCTTCACAGGGTTCACATGTTGCCATTTGTCCCACTTAGCACCAAAAGGTAAACGACTAAAGCTACTGACATCTTCCACCGGTACGATGAACTCATTACATTCACCTAATCTCTTACTAATGAAATGATTCTTAAAGTTCCTACCAGTAGCTACCCTAGAGAATACATTATCTAAGTCAGTCTTGATATATCGTAAATGATGCTGATAGATATCGATGTCGTCATTAGTCTTCATCATCCATTCATAATCAGCATTGTTCATGACCTGACGTAGCATAGCTACCGCTTTATTCTCATGTCCGTACTGTAAACGAAATCTATCATAGTGACGTATGAAGAAGTTATGTAAAGTTTCTATGTATGTCCTATACCTAGGAAACATACGACCAGGTACAATCCTGAAATGATCGGATAAAGGTAATAGTAACATATATTTAGTATTTCCTATATATTGAAATGTATAATAGTCATAGATACATACCATCGTGACAGTAAGTATAGGGATACCGAGAAAATAGATATCCGTGTATTTCATTACATACCTGTAATACTATATGAGCACACAAGTAGAAGCATAGTCTTCTATTTGATGGGGTATGGGTTTTATATCTATATTTTCCATCCCTGTTACGCATATATATTACGTTAGTGAATCTACCCCAGTAAAAAAGTAAATCACCATTACTTATTATACTGAGCGGTAACACCCACCACCTTTATCCACCATAAGCAAAGGAGTTTTCATCATGGCAGTAGGCAGTATTAAGACCGGTGGCGAAGAAGCACAGCAGGCACCCAAAGTCATCGAAGAACGTCCCACAGCTAAGGCAGCCCAGCCTCAGGAACAGGTACGTCAGGCACCCACTAACCCCCAAGCAACCAAGGAGAATCCCCAGATGTCTCAGCAGTTCACTGACAACTCTGAAAGAGTAGTCGCACCCAAGTTGATGTCTCTCATTAACCTGGTCGGCTCCGTGTCTTCCCTTTCCGATAAAGGTCGTAAGTATTTCGATCGTATCAAGGAAGAACTTACTTCCGTATCCAATCAGAACAAGCTCAATATCAAGATCCATACACTGACCTCTCCTGAAAACACGATGGCTCTGGAATGCGCCGGTAAGTTCATCCTGCTCACGCCTTCCGAGACCCTGGTCAACCTGCCCGAAGGCCTGCCCCGTACCGTAGTGCTGAAGGATGCAGTGAGTACCTATCACACCGCAGTATCCGGCACCCATGAACTTCTGGAATTCCTGATCGTCACTCCTGCTGACTACGAGTGCGTAGAAAAGATGATCACTGCCATTCAGAACATGTTCCTGGTCGCTACTCGTGCAGAATTCCAGTCCATGACTGCAGATATGCTGAAGAGCGATGACAGCATCTTCGTTATCTCTACCAACGTCTCTGACGTCCAGGCTTTCATGACCAAGATCTATCCGCATGCCGTATCTCCTCGTGCTGATATGGGCTTCGTGCTGTACCAGAAGGGTCGTAACCGTCAGGGTGGCTACGGTGTCAATCCCGGCAGTTACTTTGATCAGGGTGCTCAGGAAAATGTGCCGATCGCTTGTGTCACCGCATTCACCGAACCTGTGCAGCTGACCGGTGCCATGATCAACAGCGTACCGAAGTTCGTGCCGCTGATCCACATCACCAGCATGATCTCCGTTATCCCTGCTCTTGAACTGACCACTCTGCTTCTGCCCCTGGCCACCGACGTATTCATCCGCAGTGGTCTGTGGAAGACTCAGTTCTCCCAGTTCTCCAAGGAACAGCCGAACATCGGTAAGCTCTTCCGTGATCCCAATACCAATATGCCTGGCTTTGCCGAGAATCCGACTCAGCGTGAGCAGATCCTCGCTACGACCTTCGAAAAGCCCGCTCTGGTCCTGGACGTCGTCGAAGGCACCTACCGTATCCCCGGCCTGGAGAAGTACGGCATCGCAGAGCGTAACAGCGATGTGACCGCCATGTACGGTCGTTTCCTCGGTGCCAACATCCTCGATACCGTAGCCTCTGGCTTCAAGTATCACGAGTATGTCGGTGTCATCACTCACAATGGTCGTCAGGCAGATAGCCGTTGGGCTGACTACCTGAACACCATCATCCACTTCGAATCCGAAGTGAATACCGTATACCAGCTGCTGGTCCGCAACACCGATCCCAAGGTCCGTGTCGAGCAGATCAAGCGCTTCTATCCGTCCTTTGAAGTCATGTACTCCAACATCGTCTGCGAGATCAATCTCAATTTCATGATGACCGTACAGAACCTCATCCGGGACAAGATTCAGATCTCTCAGAACTCTGTGCTCGGTGCTCAGAACCTGGTCGACCTGTCTTCTCTTATCGCAAATGCCCAGGCCTTCAATCAGAATGCCAATGCGGGCTTTAACTATGGCGGTGGTGGTGGAGTCTTCATGAACCCCTTCGGTCGCGTGTATTAAGCATCTGACTGTTTGGGTTTAGTTATGTAGACGTATCTAGAGAGGAGCTGTGGTGGCTCCTCTCTAGATATATACTTTATACCGACATCTCTATTTTTTCTATGATATAAATTTATAGAAAGAGATAATAGTGTGTAAGCCGTATCCACACATATCACCATAGGGGGCATATGGAATGATGATCAACGATAAGCTACATTACGATAAGTATCCTCAACAGATAGGACTTATGAATCGTAAGCAAGATGATTACGTACCTATAGACGCAAATAAGGTAAAGACTCATCTACTTTCGAATATCCTAGGCCCTATAGATCTGGAGGACTTATTCAGACGTAGTCCCGGTGCTCGTATCGTTAATAATGAAACTATGACTTCTATGGATCTATCTAAGGAATTCTGTAATGCCATCTACAATAGGAATGATGGTGATATAGGATTCACTGCCTCATGTGAGTGCGGTAAGATCTATGGTCGTAGTTACGAAGGTATGCTCTGTCCAGAATGTCGTACTGAAGTCACTACTGCATTTGTAGATAAATTGACACATACGGCATGGGTAGGCACTCCTCCTGAACTACCTCCTTTCGTACACCCAGTCTGGTATTTCGTATTAAAGACCTGGACCGGTATAGCTAAAGGTGGTGCTAGTGTCATCGATCTCCTATTAGATCCTGATAAAGAGCTACCTGATCATTTGAAAGGAGTAATCGAAGAACAAAGCTTTGATTACTTCCATAAGAACTATGAAAGGATATTTGATTACCTATTCAATGCTTGTCCGATGACTGCAGCTTCGAGACGTAGTATGGAATGGGTGAAGTTGTTCTATGAGCAATATAAAGGTATCCTGTTCACTACAAAGTTACCTATCCTACACAGTAGCTTACATCCACTTATCAAAAGCAGTGGTAGTCTAAAACTAGCAGATAAATCATCCAAGGATATCTTAGAAGCTATCTTCAACTTATCCACGGTATCGTTCTCTGTTAAGAATACTATTACCACTAAGAAGCATACACATAAGACCCTCTATAGCGTATACAGTAAGCTTATCACTTACTATCAGTCACTGATCAAAGAAAAGGTCGGTGCTAAAGTAGCTATCATGCGTCAGCACAACCTCAAAGAGAAGAAGACGGGGCTTTCATAGAGTGATCTATGATCGAAAGGTACTTAATTGCTGGGACATCCTCAAGCTCTATCCCTACAACGTAGCTCTGAAATATAGGCAAGCGTGACAGGTATAAAAAGTATAGAGATATGTGGGTAATCAGCAGCTATATCTCGAATAGGGATATCAGTTCGACGGCTATGGGTGAAACTCCCAGTAGGGTCAAGTGACTCCGAAACAGTACCACCTCTAGAAATAGAGGACTGATATAGCCTGGACATCTAGGGAAAGCCTAGAGCTGCACGTAGTGGTGCGGGTATAGATTAACGACCTATACTGAACATATCGCGGGACGCGTTGCCATTGGTCTTATCGTGCTGTGTGTACACCTATCACTGGTCCACATATCGCAGATGAATTGTATATGCCGTGGAAGCTCATGGTAAATGCACTTAAGCTGCAGATCATCAATGTACTGGTGCACAGGAAGAAGTACAATATCAATGATGCTTTGTATAAGCATTTTAAAGCATTAGTAGTTTATGATGAAGATATCTATCAGATCATGATGGATCTGATGAGAGAGTGTCCATGGAAAGGAATACCGTGCTTGTTAGGTCGAAATCCTTATAATGTAGGGCTCCAGTAGAGTGATCTATTGGGTGCGTAACTTGCTTAATTCGGCGAAAGCCTAAGTCACTATGTGATATGGTAACGCCGAGCCAGCAGAGTATGTAACGTACTCGGGCGTGTGTAACGACTATCCCGTGAGGGAGTACACTAGAAGCGATTGCTAGTGGAAAGAGCAAGCATCTCACTGAGATGGAAACATAGTCTATTCCCTATGGAAACATAGGTGGCATACCGTATATTTCTTATACGGTATACGGGTACGGAGTAGCGTCTGTATCGGTAGTAAAGACATTAAAAATGCACGCTATTCAGCTATTGTTCGTGACGAAGATTAAGACAGATATCCACGATGAGACATTGGAGCTGAGTCCTTTGATTCTCACTGCACCAAATGCTAAATTACATTGGCCACTCTATTAGTGATAATAGTTTGCATCTCCTTGAATTGCGGGAAAGTCCTAAAGCTCCATTACCACAGCATAAAGATGAGATAAGCTTAAGTGCGACGGTTATAAAAAGTATGGAGATATATGGATAATCTGCAGCTAAGACCTGATGAGGGTAAAGTTCAGAGACTATATGGGTACAAGTGTTTGGTACTCTAGCGGGGAGCATCTGTATAAATGGGATATAGATGAAGATATAGTCCGTACTATATGGAAACATATAGCAGGTAGTACATACCGGGTAAATAGTAGCGCATTTACTGGACAACTAGGATTTTGACGGTAAACACGTTGCCGTCGTTAAACCGATAGAAGAACTGGAAAGCTCAATCATAGGAGCTAATCAGAGCGGAAGTCTCATGGTAATACATCTGACACGCGCAGAGCATAGAAGCTGAACCTTACTCATATGTAAGAATACAATGCTTCCACGAGCTATCGGGACTTATGGTTACATGAACACTATAAGTTAAAAGGTATGCCAAACTACCCGTGAGGGATAGAGGATAGGATAAAAAGCCTATCG